TGCAGATAATGCATCCCCAAAGTTTGATGGCACAGTTAGAAGTGCAATGTTATATAAACAATCCTCTTCTTATGCTATGCCTCCATCTGTGTCATTGAATGGTTTTACTGGTACATCAACTTTAACACTGGAACATCCAGATTATAAGGATACTTACGTTACAGCTGATGAAATGCCTTATGGTAGTACACTTGTGGGGACAGATTTTGGTGGGAAGCCAGTTCTACTCAACCCTCGTCGTCCTATTGCAACAAGTATTACTTCAAGTTCAACAAATAGACAATATGCAGGAGCGAAAGCAGTATATGATTATGTAAATGATAAAATACCTAATAACTCCAACATAGTTAATGGCAAGACTACAGGGTCTTTAGTAATGATCAACGCTAGTGATGGCGACATAATGTTTAGTCCAGGTAAAAACTCTTTTTCTGGAGGTGAAGGCACATTAGCAAGTGGTTCAGCGTCGCATACTGAAGGCTATTATACTTCAGCACAAGGAGATTATTCTCATGCTGAAGGCAGTACTAGTATTGCTAGTGGAGAAGCAGCTCATGCTGAAGGCGGTGGTTCAGTTGCTGTTGGGAAGAATTCTCATGCAGAAGGAACTAATTGTCGCGCATCTGGCGAAGCCTCGCACGCTGAAGGTAAGGGGACGGATGCTAATTCTGGACAGCACGTACAAGGGAAGTACAATGTTGAAGATAGATTAGGAAAATACGCTCATATTGTAGGCAATGGTACAAATACTGATACGCAGTCCAATGCCCATACTCTTGATTGGTCGGGTAATGCTTGGTTTGCAGGAGATGTTTATGTTGGTTCTACTTCTGGAACCAATAAAGATGATGGTTCAAAGAAGTTAGCAACAGAAGAGTATGTTGACGGTCAGATGACCACCATCAATAACCAACTTGGTGGCCTAACAGGCGCAATGCACTTTATTGGTAAAGCTGCTGTTGATATTACCGACGGCTCAACAACTGACCCTCAAATCGCAAATTATACCACAAAAGAAAAAGGTGATGTAATTCTTGGTAAGGATGACCATAAAGAATTCGTTTGGAATGGTGCTATTTGGGAAGAACTTGGCGATGAAGGCTCTTACGCTCTAAAGACTACAACCATTAACGGCAAAGCCCTGTCAGATAATATCACATTAACTGCAAGTGACGTTGGAGCCGCTTCTGCTTCTACTATTGAAACAATGCAAGCAGCTATCGATAGTAAGCCTTCAGCTGCCGACGCAGTATATACTGCAACAGCGGAAAGTACTGATGGAGTTGCATACACTGCCACAGTTTCTGGTATTGATTCATTGACTGTTGGCGCAAGCTTTATTATGATTCCAAATAAAGCAAGTACAAGTAAAGCACCAACATTAAATGTTAACGGGCTAGGCGCTAAGCCAATTAGACGCAGACTAAGCTCTCTAACAACTAGCTTACAGCAAGGATATAGCACCAACTGGATTGCTCTCAATAAGCCGTTTACTGTGGTTTATGATGGCACAGCATGGGTTATTGAAGGTCTGACAAAAACTGATGGTGCAGATGTGTATGGAGCAGTTGCACAAGCTACGGCAGATGCGAATGGAAACAACATCGCAGATACATATGCTACGATTGCCATGCTGCAAAGTCTGTTGCCAAAGGTCACAACAATCACACTGACATCTAATTGGGTTGGAGACGCAAGCCCATATTATCAGGATATTGCACTAAGTTGTGTAACAGAGACAAGCATTGTTGATTTGCAACCGACGCCAGAGCAGCTTAACTCTTGGCAGGATGACGGGCTTGCATTTACAACTTTGAGCGGAAATGGTACTGTGCGTGTTTATGTAGCTGGCGGTAAGCCAAGCAGCGCAATTTCAGTACAAGTTAGAGTACAGGAGGTGACAGTTATATGAGTGGTTTATACGGAAATGTATGCGGAGGATTCGGTAATCCAAAGACCTATGTTTTAACAGATAAAAACGGAAAAGAAATCACTGGTGTTCTAGTTGATAATTTAACTGTCTTTACCGCTACCCCTGAAGATGTTCGTTCTGGTAAGGTCTTCGCCGGAGATGAAGGCGTAAAGACTGGAACGAATACATCAATTTAATAAATCGTTGAACTAATGATAAAGCTTTATTTTAAGGGAGGAATTTTCTATGCCAAATGGTGACTTTGAGCCTATGTATTCTACTAATAACATATGGTACGATACTTATACAGCGCAGTGCCTCACAAATCATCTTGAAGATATGGGAGCAGATATTGATACTTTACAAACCGGTAAAGCAAATGTAAATCATACGCATAACGAATATTCTCCAATTAACCATGAGCATTCTGAATATGCTCTGGTAAATCATTCTCATACTGGGTATGCTCTTATTGGACATACCCATAGTTATAATGACTTAGAAGATAAGCCAGTTATTCCGACTGCTCTTCCTGCGAATGGCGGCAATTCTGATACTGTAGATGGCAAACACGCCGCAGATTTTGCGACTGTGGAATCAGTAGATATGCTTCAAACCCTTGTTGGAAGTACTAGTGTCCAGTCTCAGATATCAACTGCGGTTAGCGCTATAACTCCGACCAGTATTGGCGCAGCAGAGGAAGATCATGTTCATAATTATAACGATTTAACGAATAAGCCAACTTCGCTCCCAGCTAATGGTGGAAATGCAGACACCGTGGATGGTAAACACGCAAATGACTTTGCCACCGCCGAATCAATGAGTGCCATGGAAACTTTGGTTGGCAGCACAAGTGTACAATCGCAGATATCTAACGCAATTGATAATCATACACATAGTTATAATAATCTGACAGATAAACCAACGTCATTGCCAGCAAATGGCGGTAACGCTGATACTGTTGACAATAAGCATGCTAGTGACTTTGCTACAGTTGAAAGTGTGGATATGTTGCAGACCCTTGTTGGTACTACAAGTGTGCAATCTCAAATTACTACTGCTATGTTAAGTCAACAGCCAAATTGGAATCAAAATAATAGTTCTCAAATAGGATACATTAATAATAGGCCATTTTATTCAGAAGATGCTAGTTTTACTGAAATTCTTTCTAGCAGAACTTTAACATTTAGTGATGATTATCTTGAGAACCCGTTTGATCTTGATTTGGTGCTCGGAGATTTATACATTGTTATATGGGATAATACTCCATATACTTGCAGAGCATATTCTAATTCTAGATACACATATTTAGGCAATGCGTCGTTAGAGACTTCGGAGATGGAAGATACGGGGGAACCGTTTTACATTGATATTTATTGTGCCCCAGAGCCTACCGCTGCAAGTTATTCTAATACTAGCAATACAGTTTATGTGAAGACTGAGAATAGTGGAGGAACGCATAGTATACAAATTAATAAAGATACTACCATTATTCATACAATCGATAGCAAGTATATCCCAAATGATATTCTCAGGACTACTCAACAGGTACTGACACAGATGCAACAAGCGCAAGTAAGATATAATATAGGAGCCAGTGATTTTGACGGTAATTATAACAATTTATATAACAAGCCAAATTTAATTGGTAAATCTGGTAGTGGTCAACATTCTGAGATTTTTAATGATTATACAACTAATTCTGCAATTGGTAAGTATTCACATGTAGAAGGATATAAAAGTAAAGCTGGTAATTATGTTTCTCACGCAGAGGGATTTACTACGCAAGCAAATGGGCAATATTCACATGCTGAGGGATATCAGTCAATTGCACAAGAAGGGTGCTCGCACGCTGAAGGTTCGGTTACAATAGCGTCAGGAAACGCTTCTCACGCAGAGGGACAAGGCAGTATAGCTAGTGGGCAGACTGCACATGCTGAAGGATATAGTACCAACGCTATGGGTCACTCTTCACATGCGGAAGGAAGAGGATCAAATGATATTCCTTCTTCTATTACAACCTCGACTAACAAGGATACGATTATTACTACTTGGGAAACTACGAAGTTTAATCTTGCTAAATATGATCAATGCCATACAGAGGGCGACGACACTTTGGCTCTAGATAGTTGTGCTCATGCAGAAGGATATGAAACAATTGCTGCTGGTGGTTATTCCCATAGTGAAGGTTATAAAACAAGAGCAATGGGAACTTTCACTCATACAGAAGGAGAAGGCACTATTGCATCAAGTGCCAATCAGCATGTTCAGGGTAGATATAATATTGAAGATTCTAACTCTAAATATCTACACATTGTAGGCAATGGAAATTCTAATACGAATCGTTCAAATGCTCATACCGTTGACAACAATGGCAATGGTTGGTTTGCAGGAACTATTGAAGGAACTGCATTGATTTTAAAATCTTCAACGCCTAATAGTACGAAACGTTTTAGGATTACCGTTGACGATAGCGGTACTATTAGTGCAACAGCAATAAACTAAATATATGGCGCAGGGCCAGCATCCTTGCGCCATTATAAATATTAAAAATAAGGAGGAGGATGTAAGAATGTCAACTAAAAAATTACAAATTGTGACTCCTATTGTTACATCGGTTAATGGTAAGACCGGTGATGTAACTACATCTCCATTTGTTGATTGGACTCCGCAGTATACTAAGATGCTTGAAAATGGCGGGGATGCAGCGAATACCTCACAATATTGGGGATTTATGCTTAATCCTGATGGTACATATCTAATGGATGATGGTATGTATTACATTGATTTGGCAGGGGGTTACAATTCTAGAGAATACTTAACTATTACAACGTCAAATTGCAATGGCAGTACTGTCAGACAAGTAATTCGTGAGTATGTGTCGGACGATCCATTCTGGTATAAAGAAATTTGGGTTAAACCACTTGAAGCGGCAGACCCAACTCTAGCAGCATATTTTTCTAGCGAGGAAGGATTTTCTTATGGAAATACTGCTCTGCTTGAAAAAACGGCGTCACAAGCAGATAATGGAAAGTTCATGAGGGTTGTAAATGGGTATTGGCGAGCAGTTGCAGTTCCTAGTGCGGAAGGAGTGAATTTCTAATGGCGGTAGCAGATGAATATTTAATTAAAGGTACAACTATGACTACTATTGCAGATGCTATACGCATAAAGTCCGGTAGTACAGGAGAATTATCATGTCCAACTGGCATGGTAACAGCAATTAATAGCATCAAGGAACCATATCCTAATGGGACAAAATGGACAAAGAGCGCCGCTACTACTGCGGTGTCTTTTGCTGATGTTTGTTATGGTAATGGTATTTGGGTTGCGGCATCTTCTGGTGACAAAAGTTTGTTTTGGTCAACAGATGGTAAGAACTGGACGAGTGCAGGGCTAACAATTCCTTTTGCCGTTGTTGCCTATGCCGATGGCCTTTGGCTTGCTGGTAGCTACGGTAATGGCATATATTATTCAGAAGATGGTAAAACATGGACTCAGTCTAGCCTTACTACAAATAATTGTATTTTATTATATAAATCTGGAACATATTGGATTGCTGGGCTTGCAGACAATGGTATTTATTATTCTAATAGCCCAAAAACAAAATGGAGGAAAAGTACAGCATTAACATCCAGTACTATCTTTTCTGTTTATTGTGCAGATGGAATTTGGGTTACGGCAAGCGGGGGCCAAGGGTTATGGTACTCCACCGATGGGTACACATGGTCGAGCGGAACTGTGTCTGGGGGATCTTGGTGGGATGTTTATTTTGCAGATGGATTATGGATTGCTTGTGGTAATGCAGGTATATACCGTTCTGCAAACGGCAGAGTATGGGTAGCGTCGAATATTACTTCTGCATGTAGTTGTGTTTGCCGCAACAATGGCATATGGGTTGCAGGAGGTAATGGTGGTAACGGACTATACTATTCTTCTGATGGAACAACATGGACTGCAAGTAATATAACAACTGGTTCATTTAATTACCTTTATTATTCTAATGGTGTCTGGATAGCATGTGGGAAAAGTTCATCAAATGGTCTATATTATTCTACAGATGGGCAAACATGGACGCAATGCACAGAGGTAACTATGGCAGTTAATAAGGTGTGTAATGAGAATGGTATTTGGGTCGCTGCTGGTGGTTTAAAGTCTCTTTATTATTCTATTACTTGGGAACCTTAACTATTTTATGGATAAAAGGGAGGAAATATTATTATGAAGTTATATCAATGTTTATTAGAACAAAATGACTGTTATAAGAGAGGGGTAAAAATTACTCCGACAAAAATTGTAGTACATAGTACTGGTGCAAATAACAACACAGTAAAACGTTATGTTCAGCCATATTCTGGGCAGACTAGCGGCATGGAAGAGTATTTACCGCAAAGAAAAACATTTTCTCGTACAGAGATGTTATCTATTCTTGGCACAAATAATTATAGAAATGATTGGAATAGAGGCGGTTTACAGGTCTGTGTACATGCATTTCTAGGCAAGATATCCGATGGCTCATTGGCAGTAGTACAAACTCTACCATGGGAAATGCGCTGCTGGGGCGTTGGCGCTGGTAGATATGGCTCTTACAATAATTGTGCAATTCAGTTTGAGATTTGTGAAGATGACCATTCTAGCGCAAACTATTGCAAAGAGACATTTGAACTTGCCGCAGAGTTATGTGCACACTTAATGCGTGCCTATCCATCAATTACAGAAATCGTTTCGCATAATGAAGCTGGTCAGCGTGGGTATGGCAGCGATCATAATGACCCTGATAACTGGTGGCCAAGACACGGCTATACAATGGGCATGTTAAGAAGACGTGTTAATGAGTTACTTAAAACAAACACTTCAACTCCTACTCCTGCTCCAGCAAAGCAGCTATATCGTGTGAGAAAGTCTTGGGCGGATGTGTCCTCGCAAATTGGTGCATTCTCTTCTTTGGAAAATGCGAAGAAGTCTTGCCCAAATGGATATAAGGTATTTGATGAAAAGGGTAATGTAGTATATCCTGTTGCATCGGCCCCAGCTACATTATATCGTGTAAGAAAGACTTGGGCAGATGCATCTTCTCAGCTTGGTGCGTACAGTTCTTTGGAGAATGCGAAGAAGGCATGCAAGACTGGGTATAGTGTGTTTGATGACAAGGGCAATGTTGTTTATACGGCAAATGCACCTGCAAAAGGCAACGTTGAGAATCCACAAAGTTTTAGCAAGTCTAAGGAAGGCACATATACGGTCAATGCAGATGTTGGTTTACATCTAAGAGCTGGTGCAGGTTCCAACAAGACAAGTTTAGGTATTTTACCATATGGTACTAAGGTACAATGTTTTGGTTATTATACTGGAGAATGGCTATATGTACAAACCGCTTCTGGTAAAGTTGGATTCATGCATAGTGGATATTTAAAATGAGGTGTTGAAAATGGAATTTTCAAAAAAGATTCTTATTGTTGCCGCTATTATTAACATACTTGTCGTTGGGTTTTCTTGCGCAATGATCGCCATTACACGAGACCTGTCCCCATTATGCTATTTAATCCCGTCTGTTGCGGGTGAGGTAGCGACTGGGACGGGTTTTTATTATGCCAAAGCAAAGGCAGAAAATAAGATTAAGCTAATGCAAAAATATGGCATAGAACCGACAGAAGATACATTTAAGGATCAGTATTAAGCGAGGAGGAGATATTATGGGATCTGTTGATATTACTAAGATTGTTATCGCATTAATTGGTCTATTGAGTACTGTCATTACCACATTCGTTATTCCTTGGATTAACACTAAGCTAAAGAATGAGAAAATAAAGACAGCCATTGAGATTGCATCACAGGTTGTAAGTGCCGCACAGGAGTTGCAGATTACTGGCGACCTTGAAAAACTCGGTCTTACTAAGGCAGAATATGCATGGAATGAAGCAAAGAAGGCTTTGGCAAAGAAGGGCATTACAATTTCTGATGAGGAACTAACTGCTTATATTAAGGCGGCTGTTACTGAGTTAAGAACTAAAGTTGAATGGTAATATTAGGGGAGCTTATGCTCCCCTTTTTTAAAAGGATAAAAGGAGTTGCATTATAGGTTTGCGTAAGTTTGCAACTCGTAATGTAGGTTTACGGAAATTTGTAATGATGATGAGGAGGAGTTATATGAGTGTAATATTGGCGTTTGATCAAAGTACGACTCGTTCAGGATACAGCGTGTTTATTAATGGCGAATATGATCATAGCGGTCTTGTAGATAAGCATAAAAATAAAGATTTACAAAGTAGATTTAAAGAAATGTATGAGGGCATACATGAAGTCATTGATATGGAGAAACCAAGTTTAGTTGTAATAGAAGATACACAAATGCAGGGAGGAAATGGAGCAACATATAAAGTATTATGTCAGTTGCAAGGGGCTATTATGGGTATGTGTTATGCAATGGACATTGGGTTCCGTGTTATTGCTCCAACTCAATGGCGTTCTGCACTTAAATTTAGGCAAGGGCCGAAAGTAAAGAGAGAAGAACTTAAGAATCAAAGTATTGAATTTGCAAAAAATGAATTTGGAATTGATAGATATGAAGATGAAATGGAAGCTTGCTGCATTAATGCAGGATTCCACCGAATGAGAAATAATGATATTGATATCGAAATCTAATGGTGACGCCGTATTAAATAAATTATTTTAGGAGGAGTTATACAATGAAAATCGAGAAATTTGTAGAGATTATGGAAGCCAACAAGGGCAAAATTTATAGCAAAACTAACGCAAACGCAATGTCTGATTTTATTAAAAAGACATTGGAAGTTAAGGATTATATTCCTGTGATTGATAAATTACGCTTAGTTAATAATGTTTTATCAGAATGCACTGAAGAGGAATTCGGAATCATTAAAGTAGATTCTTTTAAGAAATATTTTCAATTTACAATTGCAATATTACAAGCACATACGAATCTAGAGTTTTCTGCAAGTGGGCTTGATTTATATAAAGAGTATGACATGTTATGTGAGAATGGGTTATTAGACCCTGTTATTGCAACTTTTGAAGATGATTACAGAAAAACAAATGACATATTAAATATGATGTATGGAGATATGATTGAAAATAATAATAATATTTCTAATGTTGTTGGATCTGGCGTTCAAAAATTATCTGGATCTCTATCTGGGCTTATTGAGACAGTTCAAAACAAGATAAATGATTTTCAAATGAATTTAAATGCGTCTGATTTAGAAGGACTGCAAAAATTTCTTAATGCCATGTAAAGGAGCGGATAAATATGGCATCAACCATGAAAGCTTTTATTGATAAGATTATGCAAGATACGGAGAAAAATACCAGAGGCATTGTTAACGGGGCAGCAAAAAAGGCGAGAGTTGATTTTACGAAAGAGGCAAAGCGCTGGATGGATAATTATTATAGCGAATATAGTTCTGATAATTACGAAAGAACAGATACTTTAAGAGATTATGGTTATGCTCCATATACATTATGGAATGCAAATAAAATACAAACAGGAGTAAGATTTACGGACAGAGGGGCAGATTTCTCTAAAGTGTACAATCGAGATGTTGGCGCAAAAGATGGATGGGGTTCTGGTATTGGTGGTATTATTATGAGCGATTTTGCTATCGGAGCACATGGCTGGCCAGGATATTCAGGCACTTTTATTGGAACGCCAGTTGGAGAAAAAATGGAAAAATTTGAAGAAACATATATATTTGAAATGGATTCTTATTTCCAGTCACAAGGATTAAGAAGAATTGGGTGAGGTGAAAAGTATGGGTAGCAGAGGGCCTAGTGCGCAATATGCGTATGGTATTACTGTTGAATTAAATAAAGATTATCAAAAAGAATTAAAAACATTAAGTGATGGTTTAGAAAATTTAGATAAAAAAATTAAAGCAACGCAAAAGAGTTTTGACTCTGGTATTCAGAATAAAGGGAATAAAGGATTTGAGCAAGTAAAACAGCAAACTGCGGACATTGTTGAATCTGTAGATAGATTGCTTCAGCTTGAAAGAGAATTAGGCGGCGTTAGCGCACCTAAGATTTTTGACGGATTAAAGCAAAATAGGGATGATATTGCAAAACTTTCTGGAAGTATCAAAGATATTAGAGAAAATTTTGCAAGCCTTAGTGATACTGTTAAATCACTTCCGTCTGATCTATTTTCCAGACTTTCAGATCTATTTGTTTATGACGAAAAGGGAGCGACTGGTAAACTTAAGGATACCGCAGAGTCTATTAAAGGCATTATTAATGATATTAGCAAATCAACCGATAAAGAAAAGCTTAGCTCTTTAATGGGGCAATTGACCCAAATGGTTAGTGAGTTTCAGATTGGTCTTACACAAGCAACAAACAAGGGGTGGGACGTAAGCAGCAGAGCGCTTGCACAAACTTTGACCGATCTTAAGGGCATGATGCCACAGCTTTCGGAGGCCGGTGAAGGGTTCGATGGGCTTGCTGCAAAAATTGTTGGGTTTTATAATACGATTGGACAACAATATAAAAGTAATCATCCAACTGGAAAAACTTTTTTTAAAGATATTACAGTTGATGCAGTCAAAACACAAACTAGTGTAGAACAGACTGCAAATAAGATTGTTACATCTTTTAATGCGGCTATTAATGTGGTAAATAAATTTAAAAATTCTGATATGGGTCTTGCCAAAAAGGGCAAGGAAATGGAAGACTTTTTAGCAAAGTTAAAAAATCCAGAAATTACAATTGATTTAAAAAATAAAGATATAGTTAAAGAATTCGGCAAGCTAGGTGACGAATTTGATAAAATCGTTGGCTGGAATGATGTCGATGTTGACTTTTTGCAAAATCTTCCTATAGATAAGCTACAAAAGCTCGGAGACGTTCTTCAAAATATTATAGCAATCGGACGTAAATATTCTGGAAGTTTATCAAAAGATCTTGGAATTAACAGCTCGGCATTCAAGGAAGAAATAAGTACATATGGGTCTAATTTAGACAAAGTTGTAACTGAATTAGAAAATAGATTGAATAGTGCAAAAGAGTCCGTGCAACAATTATCAGGCCAGCTACAAGAAATGCTTGAAAAAGCAGGTCTGAAGTCTATAGAATTAAAGCTTGATGTTCCTGCAGATGCAGAAATTGATGCATATGTAGAAAAGATTAATGGTTTTATTGATAAAATTATTAAACAAACGACAAGAATCAAAAAAATCCCGATGTCAATAGCGTTTGACGATAGTAAACAAGAAGGCGAAGGCGAAAAAACAGATCCATCTGCAAAATTAAAAGAACAACTAGAATCGTTAAAAAAGTCTATTCATGATGCAAGAACTTCAATTGAAGCGGATGCTAGAGAAATTAAAGCTCAATTGATGAATATGCTAAAACTTGATAATAAAGATATTAGCAATATTACTTCTGCAATGGAAGCATTATTTAACGAACAGCCATTAAAACTGTATGTAGATGGCGAGTTTTTAATTGGAGAAATTGAAAATGTTCTCAATAGTAAGACATTTAATATATCTGCAAACATTTCTGGGGCAACTTATTCTGGCGGAGTAATGCCAGTTTTGGGTAGTGGGGTTACAACTTCTAGTGCATCCGCTGCTGATACTCAAAGTTCTGCTGCAAATACTCAAGCAAGCGCCGCGTCAGATCAATCTAAAGCTGCTTCTGAAAATTTAGGAGCTGCTGATGCTCAATCGGATGCCGCAAGAGATCAGAAAATGGCATCTACAGAAAATAGTAAGAGCGCGGTGCTGATGTCAAAAACGGTTGCCCAGCTTACTGCATTTGCTAAAAATTTTGGAGAGACATATTATAAGTCACTTTCAAAACAAAAAGCAATGAATGATAAAATTGCCAAGGGTGAAGAAGTTAGCGACAGAACTGTGAAGATGACAAATGGAAAAGTGGCAAAGCTATCTCCTATGGCGAATTATTTGCAGAATATTTTTGGCGAAGATACTGATTTGTCAAAAATGACAGAAGAATATGTGAGAAATGTTTTAACCGGGCTTTTGCAAAAGAATACTAAGACAGGCGGATTCAAGGGAGAACTTTTGGGGTCAGACTTATCCGATCTATCAGGTAAATGGAAGGGATCTTATAAGAATCAAACTGCTCTATTATCCCCGTTACTTGGTAAAAGCGGCACATTAGAATCTCTGTTTAAATCTTTAGGCTTATCTACAATTTCTGGCAATGAAAAAATTAATAGAGACTATAATGCTCCAGAAATGCTAAAGTTTTATCAGAAATATGCAAGAACGGCAGACGTTATTGATTCGCTTAAAGGAGAAAAAGGTGACACTAAGCAGCTGTTATCTGAACTAGGTAGTTTTTTAAAGGATTTACAATCTACAACTTCTTCTGAAGAATATAAAGCTAATATTGATGAAATTGGGAAGTCAATTAATACATTATATTCTAATATAAATGAATACAACAAACAAGTGATTGCCACTAAAGGCTTATCCAAAGGCGAGAGCAATGAGTATACTGCATTATTAAACATGTTTAAGCAGTTTTATGGGACTGCAAGTGAGGATACAAAAACTCTTTTAAATTCTATGGTTGGGGTTAATCCATCTGAAGAAATTATACATGGGGATGCTCTTAGAACAGCTATTGATGCAATGTCTAAAATTTCTGGGGATGACGCGTCTACAAAAATTGCCAATGATATTGTTAGTTGGTTAAATCGCATGGTTGCTGGTGATAATGTTGTTATTTCTAGACAGACATTATTGGGACAACTTGGAAAAGGAGAAAAGGGAGCCGGACTAAAAATAGCTAGTGCGAAAAATGGCAAAGGTAAAATGACAGCTTATGGTATCTCCAATAATATGTTGTCTGATCTGAATGCCGATATTTATTATGAAGGTATTAATAGACCTACGATAATAGACAGATCTGATTCCCCTACGTCAAAACGTAAAGCATTAAGAATGATTAATAATCTTTTGAATAAGAACGCAAAGTTAAGTGCGCAAACCCAATTCTATTCAAAAGATAACCCAAGACCCGCACCGTTTGACGTGTCTCAAATTAAAGTAAATGATGAATATTCTATTGATTGGGGAGAAAGGCTTTCTGTCGCTGAAGAAAATATTCAAAAGAGTTCTGAACAATTAGAGGCAGCTAAGAAAGCAAGAGATGAAAAATTTGCTCAACTCGCAAAGCAAGAAGAAGAAATAAATCAAAAGCTGCAGGTTGCTAGAGACGGAGTTGCTTCAGCACAAAGTGTGCTCGATAGTGTTAAATCTTTTTCTTATTCTGAATCTTCAGAAATAGAATCACTTAAATCAGATTATAAACAACAAAAAGACATTTATGATCTGATGGTTAAGTATCAGAGCAAAACTCCAAATAAAAGCACATTAAAGTTTGAAGGGAAAAACTTATCTGATAATTATATTCAACTACTTGAGGCAAAAAAGCAAGTAGAATCAAGATTGGCCACTACTGTAAATACTTCCAAGCAGTATAAAAAATACGAAGAATCTCCAGAGCTTTTAAGTAAAGCCATTTCTACTGAGCAAAAAAAACAAGAAGCGATTGACAAAGAAATTAAAGAAATTGAATCTAAAATTTCGGCCGCAAAGGAATCTGAAAATAAGGGATTGTTGTCTAAATATCAAATTGAATTAGCAGATAAACAAAATGAGTTAGAACAAAGTAAAAGTAGACTTGTTAATTATACTAAGGTTCAAAAGGGAGAAAAAGTTTCTTCTGAATTTGAATCAAAAGCAAAAGAACAAGAGACTACTTTGCAGGAAATTAATAGACAAATTCAGCAATCTGTTACAGAACAAAAACAGAAACTTGATGATAATCTTTTTGAACAGTTACAGACCACTATTGAGGAATACAAACAAAGGCAGCAGGATTTATCTTCTCTTGAGAAAATCCTTAAAGGGAAACAGGCCGGAACAGCGGAATATGATAAAGTCGCAGTTCAAATTCAAACAGCACAAGAGAGTTTAAACGGCCTATTTGATTCTATTATGAATATTAGCAATGATTTAGGGTTAAACGATGCAGATTTGAAAGATTTGTTCGCTGGAATGGATAAACAGTCATTTTATAATTCAAAAAATGTACGTGATTCTTTAAAACAACAGATTGATGCCCTTCAACAATTTAAAAATAGCAAGAACTTTGATTTATCAAATTTAGAAATTTTCCCAAAAGAGCTACAAACTTTATTACAGCAAAGAGCGGAATTATTTAATGAAAAAAGTAACTATGATAATGCGAAGGCTGAATTAAAGGATTATAAACAAAGATTAAAAGAAGCGAATGATAAAGGGAGCACTGAAATTCAGGCAATCTTACAGCGTAAAATAGATGCTTTGAAAGAATCTGTTGATAATGCAAGATCAAAAAAAGAAATTAACGCTGATATTAGTAATCTAAATTCTGTTATCAATAATTATATTTCTTCGATTATTCAGCAATATGGTACGTATATTAAAAAGGCAAAACTTCCTTTACAACAATACGAAGTTGGCAATAGCGTTGTTAATAAATATGAAGATACTGTTGCATCGCAAAGATCCTCGTTGATGCCATTGGTAGAACAAAAAAAGTCTATTGAGTTAGAAAGAGAATCTTTAGACAATCAAGTTCAAAAAGCAGAACAGGAATTAAAAATTGCAGAAAGAAACAAACAAGTAGCTCAATTGCAAGTTGAATATAATCAAAAAAAGAGCGAAGAGCTTGAACTTGTACGGGAAATTAATAGGCTTGAGGAATCTGGGGCATCGCCAGTAACTCTTAGTGAAAAAACACAAGCTTTAAACATTATAAATACAGAAGTAACAGAGTTATATAATAAGCTTAAAGAAATTAACGGCATTAACTCATCCAATATTTTTGATGAAAGTTTGTCCCCTGAGCAGAAAAAGTTTAATGCACTTAAAAAAATTCAAGAGCTTCAACAAGTCATTATCAGAAATAATGAACAAATTAGCAAGCTTGGAGATTATACGAAAGATGTTCAGAAAGCACAAAAGCTTACATTCAATAAAGAGCAAGGTGGATTTACTACTATATATGGTAATAAATCATCTGCGGCAGACAATCTGCAAAAGATGTTCGTTTCAAATTACACATCTACAGATGAATTTAGAACTTATAGGGCGTCATTATATGAAAAAGCACAAGAAAAAGTTGATGAGCTTCAAAATGCAATTGCTAATCGTATTTCTGAAGTAATAAACAATATGTACCAAGATGTTGCTTCTAATTTTGTTAAGTCTAAATATGATGAAGCTGGCGTGGCTTTACATCAAACTGCATGGGACACTGCTCAGGCAACTATGGAGCAGGAAATTCAAGAGGCAATAGAGTCTAGACTTAGAAAAATAAATAATGCCGAAAATGCTGCGATAGAAGAAATATTAAAGAATGAAGACTTGTCTAACGATGAGCTGATAAGCGAAATTTCTCGTGTAAGAGGTATTTTTGATGTTAAAAGAGCATCGTTAAATAATGGAGAAGAGATTAAAAATATTATTAATAAAAAGACACAAAAATTCTTTGATATTTATTATGACAATTTCGCTAAATTATTGGTTGAAAATTTTGGAGAAGATTCTGTCGATGATCAGCTTAAAGGAATTTTACAATCAAAATTAAGTGGAATGACAATGACAAAGGGTACTGGCAAAGATCAAGTTGAAACAGCATTTGGTAAGCAAGTTAGTACCGTTTTTAATCAAGCAGATGAATTAGAAAAAAGTCTCCGTAAGAGAATATATGATTCTGTAAATAAAAAGTTAGGAGAAAGCATCTCGGCATATATGAGTACAATTTCTGAAGATGTTACTCGTTTAGAAGAAGAAACTGCTGAAGATAAAGTATTTACCGATGGCAAAGGATTCCGCGTAAATCTAGCAGATCTATACAGAAAGAAAAATGCATATTTCCTTGGAATTAAAGAAGCTTTGGAAAGAGAAGTTAGAGATGCAGAGTTATCTATAGAACAGCAGAAAGCCTATGGTGGTATATCAAAAGAAGAAATTGCTAATATAACAGAAGCTCGCAATAGAGCATATGCTAAGTTGTATGGCGGATCAGATTCTGACATTCAAAATCTTGATATATTAATTGGCGAAGTTGATTCTACTCCAATAGCTGAAACTGTCAAGACTGGTGCAGAACAAGTTGTCAAGAAGACATCGGAGGTTGCTAAAAAAGCTATAGAAAAAGGCATTGAAAGTGCGACTGCTGGATCTGAATCTGCGGCTGCTGGATTAAAAGATGTTTCTGAAATGACCAAAAAAGAACAAGAGGCTCGTCTTGCGGCATTAGAAAAACTAGCCAATGATAAACTTACTGCACTTAAACAGGCAGGCACTAATACGGCAAAATCCAGACAACTTTTAGGCTATGAAGAAAATAGAGCAACTGATGTCGCAGAGCTTAATAACGTAAAAACGTTCCAGCAATTTAAAACTGCAATTCTTGCACTAACTAATGCAATTGATAATGGCAAAGACGTTTCAAAACAAAATGTAGAATATGGCTTTACGGAAAAAGATGGGAAGGCAATTGAGTTTGCAGTAGGCAATCTGTTCCAAGTTACGTTTGATAAGATAGAACAAGAAATAGATTCTATGACGCATTCCCATGCTTATAAAAAAGGCACCAATAATTTAATGTTCTCCCTTTCAGATATTGAACAATTGGCAGATTTTGCGGACGAAAATAATTTAAAAAAATATAATATGATTTATGGGCGTCAAATGATGTCTATAGATTTAGGAAAAGATTCTTTTGGAACTGCTTTAGATATCGCAGAAAAATATCCAATAATCAACGATGTTATCACTGCCATGTTCTCTACTGCGAATGGAGAGGATATTGCCGCTCAAAATTCTGGAGAAATGGCAAGAATGCTTAATGGATATCTCCAAAGAGTTGTGAAAGAAGCCGGAGGTATGCTGTCAATATCCGACATTTCCACTGGGCATGATGTTGGTGAACAATATTCTATAACAGATGAAGAATACAGTAAATTAAGGAATGTTATTGCCAATTTCCAGTCTTATTACGACCGTGTATTAAATAATGACACTAATGTTTCTAAACAAGATTATGTAGGAGTTATTAGAGATTTATTGTCCAAAGAGTTTGGTGGAGATTTTATTTCTCAGATTCTAAATCGTGAATATGATAAATCAATGGGCGGTATTGCAACAGAATACAGCGCACTGCCAGATCAATTGACTCAGGCTATGCGCACATTATTTGCTACATTAGAGAGTAAAAAGCTTACTTCTTATGAGCGAGGATTCTATAATGAATATAAAGGTTTGTCTGCTGATGAAATTGCCGCCGAAATGTCTAAGCTAAAAGAGGCTCTTGGCATTGGTACAAAAGAAATAGAAGAAACTACTAAAGAGGTTAAATCTACTCTGACAAAAGCTCAGATGGACGCCCTTAATCCAGACTCTACTTCCGCGTGGACAAAAAGATCAATTAAAGACGCTGGTAAGGCACTTAGTTGGAACGATAAGAATTATGCTGATATTCAAAAAATTCTTGGCACAGATAATATCGAAGTCCAAGAATATGCAAACAAATTTAAAGAGCTACAACAGATAGCGGCGGATATTCGCGCAAAAGGAGAAAATGGAACTGTCATTACCGATGCTGATCTTCAGAAACTAGACAGTGCTGTGTCAAAAGTCAAAGAGCTACAAACAGAATTAACCAAAAATGCGAAGATACAAAGCGCATATCAGGCGCTTGATAAAGAAGGCAGAATCATATCTGGAGATAATAAGATTTCAGAAAATACGCTATTTACAGATCGCCAAGCTATTATGGAAGCTTACGCTAAACAATATGCTACATCTAAAAATAGCCAATATGATTTTAGCCAATATGATTTCGTTAAAGATAAGATATCTTTTGATATGGTAGATGCTGATGGCAAAATAACAAGTGTCATTATGAGTTGGAGTGACGCATTTAACGCTGCTTATATTCAATCTGAAAAGCTTCAAGATTCTTGTGATAATGTTACTGCTTCTATTCATAAAATTAATCAGGCTATTGTTGATGGACAAAAAGAAGGGTTCTTTGATAAGGATAGCGAAGAAATGCAAGCTTATCAGGAAGCAATGAAGGCATATGGGACGGCTCAAGAGGCTGTTAGAAATAGTGCTGCAGATAATCTTGATGAAAACATTGACAAGTTAAAAGCTGCGCAAGAAGAATTGGTCAAACTTGGAAATGGTATTATTGGGAAGTCTAAAGACGCATATGGATATAATAGCGCCACAAAAGTTCTTGGTAGAGAAGAATATGTTAAGCAAGCATTAAGTTCATATAACGATCAAAGCGTTAATGTTAATGACGTAACTGTTGTCAAAGAATATTTTAATGCTTTAGACGCTTTGAAGAAAAAAAAAGATGAACTCGCTCAGAGCGGCAAACTATTATCTGATTCTGACGGAGAGCAAGCCGCATTGAAGCTTTTGGCAGATAGAGCGACCGAGGCAGAAAAGGCATTGTTAGGCGCGGACGAAGCGCAACGTAAAATTAATTCGCAACAAGCAGATTTGGATGTCCAAAAATTCTTTGCTAATGTTAATCCAAAAGATATTGATGCTGTTAAAAATGCAATGTTAAGCTATGTAAGTTCTGTTGAGGGAGCAAATTTTAAGGGCTTTAATGCAGAAACTCGTACCATGACTTATGAAGTAAGAACTGGCAAGCATGAAGTACAAGAAATGACAATGATCATGGGAGAGTTAGGAAACGCTGTTGAAATTATACCTGGAAAAATCAAGCCAGTTGAAACTGGATTTGAGAGTTTTATTAATGGCATTAAAGGAAAATTTAAGGAAGTAGGGACTTATCTTGCTTCGTTTGGTAGCATTTACAGAATATGGGGTGCAATAAAACAAGGCGCTCAATATGTGCAAGATATAGATTCCGCATTAACAGAACTTAAAAAGGTTACTGATGAGACAGATGAAACATATGCGAGATTCTTAAAGACAATGGCTCAGACTGGAGCAAATGTTGGTGCAACCACATCTGATTTGACCAATATGGCGGCAACCTGGGCGCGTCTTGGTTATTCTATTGAAGAAGCTGGAGAACTCGCCAAGAGTACTGCCGTCTTATTGAATGTTTCTGAATTTACTGATGCTGATAAGGCATCTGAGGCACTTATCTCGACTATTCAGGCGTTTGGATATGCCGCAAAAGATAGTATGCACGTAGTTGACGTGTTAAATGAAATTGGTAACAATTTCGCAATCTCAAGTGACGGAATTGCGACTGCACTGCAAGATTCTGCAAGCTCCTTAATGGCTGCTGGTAATAATCTTGAACAAAGTGTAGCACTGGTTGCTGCAGCTATATTTTATGGCTGTTCATATAGAAATATATGATTTGAACACATTTAATTGCTGGGAAACCCTTAGAGCTTTATAAACTACAACATAGTTAGTAATAACAGGTGTGAATGTTTAAAAATTATAAAGATTGGGCAATCAGCATCCAAGTTGCTTGACAAATTTAAATTTTGTGATATAATATACAATACAAAATTAAAATCAAGCAAAAGGTTCAACGGCCATCCCCATGAAGGGATTTGAGAATATCTAATTGATTATAAAATAAGGGTAAAATCCCGAATACTCAAATCAATAGGAGTAGGACGCAATCGCAAATGGCGTTGGTTAAATACCTTTAAACGAAATGGTGTGCTCCTAACAGGTAATGCTGAGGATGAAGATATGGTCTATTCAATATAGAAATATATTGGCATGTTATTATTTAGAGAGGGAAATATGAAAAAATTTGATAAAGAATATTCTACGCAATATACACCAGAGAGAGATTATTTATTAACAATTGGTATAAAACCATCCTTTGTTAAAATTATAAATGGTGTAACTACATATAAATATACAAAATCGTCAGATCTTTTTAATGCATTGGCTATTTTTTATAGTAGAAAATGAAATTTATTTTGATAATATACGGGAGATAAAATTATGGGAAAATATAATCATATATGTAATAATTGCAAAAAAGAATTTTCAGATTATTTTGAAAATACTAAGTATTGTAGTAGAAACTGTATGAATGAATTTAAAAGAAATAACGGAAAACTAAAATATAGAAATTGTGAGATTTGTGGAGAAAGATTTAGGCCAGCTTATTCTGGACAAATTTTTTGTAGTGTTGAATGTAGAACAAAATCTACAGAAAAGAAGGAAGAATGCAAATGCGAATTTTGTGGAAGACAATTCTTTAGAAAAATATCTGAAGTTGATAAGAATACACATCATTATTGTTCTAAAGAATGTCGTTATAATGCTATTTCGTGGAATGATAATGAAATAAATATACTAATGAACAATTATGGGAAAATTCCATATAAAAATATTCGTACTTTGCTTAATAACAATAGATCCGTTAAAGAAATAAGCAGGAAGGCAGTAGAATTAAATTTAACATCTAACAGAGAATGGTCAAATGATGAAATAGATATTTTAAAAGAGAATTATTCAAATATATCGTTTGATGAGGTAATGGCAATGCTCCCAAAACGTACAAAATCGTCGATATTAGGACAAGCTAGAAAATTGAATTTAAAAAGTTTTTATTATTCCAATCGAACATATACAGAAGAAGAGAATTTGTATTTAAAAGAAAATTATTTAAAATATACAAATGAAGAATTGGCATCGTATCTTAATAGGGGAGTAAAAGCAATTGCACAACATTTATGGAGCTTAAAACTATATAGGCCAATAGATAAAAGGGGATATGATACTATTGCGGAATATATTAGAAAAAAGCTTATTCCTTGGAAAAATAAAATAAAAGAAGCAAATAATTATACATGTAAAATAACTGGATGCCGCTCCCATATAGTTGTTCATCATATAAGAGGGTTTAATTTAATATTGGACGAAGCAATTGATAAGATAAACTTTCCAATATATAGTGATGTAAAAGAATATTCGGGAGAACAAATAGACGAATTATTCCAAACATTTTTTGATTTGCAAGAAAAATATCATAGTTATATATGTATATCAGAAAATATTCATAAGCAATTTCATAATATTTATGGTTATGGTGACAACACTGAGGAACAATGGAATGAATTTTTAAATAAATATTATCAATAATAACATGCAATACGTTGTTGCGAAACGTATTAAATATAAAAGAATAAAGTATTACAGGATCCATCAAGCGTAGGAAGTGCCCTCCGTACCATCTCACTACGTATTAGAGGTACAAGTGTAGAGGAATTGGAATCACTAGGCGAAGAAACTGATAATGTAGTAGAGAGTGTCAGCAAGCTTCAATCTAAAGTTAAAGCTTTAACTGGTGTAGATATTTTAACTGAAACCGGCGACTATAAGGCAACATATGATATTATAAAAGAAATTGCGACTGTCTGGAAAGATATGAGCGACATTGATCAGGCGGCATTACTTGAAATGCTCGCTGGTAAAAACCGTTCAAATGCTATGGCTGCAATGCTTACCAATATTGAAGACCTTGAAGGTGCATATCAAGACGCATTAGATGCAGAAGGTTCTGCAATGGCTGAAAATGAAAAACAACTTAACAGCATTCAGGGAAGAATCACCCTATTTAAAAATGCAGTTCAGACAATGTGGTCTGATGCGCTCGACAGTAGCTGGATTAAATTTTTCGTTAATTTAGGAACCGCAGTTGTAAAAGCTGTAGACTCATTTGGGTTATTTAAATCAGTATTAGCAGGAGTAGTTTCATATTTATTAATCTCTAAAAAGATAAACCCAGTTACTATGTTTAAAGAAATTTCCGCCAATGTATCTAATTATGGACAGGCATTGGAGAAAATTAAGGCAATTCAATCATTAAATGGACTTGGAGAAGCTGGTAAAATATCTGCTGCCGAATTTAATGTGCAAAATCTTAGTGCGTATGCTGCCGCAGTTAGTGATTTAACCGCGAAGCAACAGGCGGCAGCTCTTGCTTCTGCTGGTTTAACAAAGGCACAAATAGAAGAAGCAATGGCCAAAAACGGAGTAGATAAAGCGAATATACAACAGGCAGTATCAGAGGCCCAAGTAACGACTGCAAAAACTGAACAAACTACGGTTACTGCTGCAAATGCTGCAGCAATGGCTGCTGAGGGAGCAGTAAAGCTTTCTGCTGAATCAACCAACTGGCTTTTAACTCAGGGAGAAACAGAACTGACATTAGCAAAAGTTCAAGAAGCGGTAGCAACGGGGACATTAACTGCCGCTCAGGGCGCAGAAATTATATCTGCATTTGGTTTGACCGCTGCGAATCAAGGACTTTCTACGTCTATTCATGGCGTTGCGGCAGCACTGAAATCTTTAATGGCGTCTAATCCGGTTGGATGGATTTTGATGGCTATTACTTTAGTTATATCGTTGGTTACTTGGATAGCTAATATGACTCCAGCATCAGAGAAATTAAAGAATGAAATTCAAGATCTAAATAATGAAATTGAAAGCCTAAATTCTGAACTTGAGACTACTAAAAATAGAATTGAAGAGCTAGAAGGAAAACATAACCTATCTTTTGTAGAAAAAGAAGAATTAGAAACTTTAAAACAAACCAATGAGGAATTGGAAAGAAGATTAAGACTGTTAAACGAAAGCAAAGATTCTAAGCAAAAAGAACTACAGAAAGAAACAAAAGAAGATTATAAAAAAGATTTTAATGTTAAAAACTTAAGCATAGAAGAAGTTAAAACCAATAAAGATGACGAAAGGTATGGTAATGCCACAATTGCCAAGGCTGAAATAGAAAATGCAAAAAATAATCAAATCATTAATGATAATTTAAGAAATGCAATTAAACCGTATTCTGAAAAGTTGTATAATATGCTTGCCGATGTATCGCAATGGGGAGAATTAAGCGATGAGGCAGTAGCAGAGTTACTAAGAGTTGAGGCACAAATATCTGATGAACTGAATGGAGATTTAAAATATATTTCTGATGGTAGTATAGACAAAGAAGGCTATATTCAAAAGGGCATTGAAAAATATAATGAGTTAAGGCAAGAATGGAATGAGCTTATTAATACAGATACTAGTGCAATGAGTGAGGACGAAAAGTCTGCCCTAGATTCTAAAAAGAAGTCAATTGAATCATCAATGCAAAATCTTAAAGAAACATTATCTACATATGGAACAGAGCTATATGATTATCTAGATAATTATGGCGAAAATGTCGATGATGATTTCGCAAATAAGCTTAAGCAAATGGCACTTGATATAGATAAAACAATTAACCCAGGTGAATATTATACCGAACAATTTGATGCTCTATTAGAAAAGTATCCAGAGGTTAAAAAGAAATTATATTCTTTGGCGGAGACTGGAGAACTTACAGCAGATTCGTTAAATGGTTCAGATTATAGCGAATTTAGGAATGAGTTAAATAAAATTGGGCTTAGTACACAAGATGCTGTGGATCAAATTAATTCTTTAGGTTCTGCCGCCGCACACGCTGAGCTTAATAAAGTCGATCCAGTTGGTAGTACTTTTTCTAATTATGCTGATGAAATTGATAAAGTTACTAGTGCACAATCTGTTCAAAACGAAGTAGTTTATGATAAAATAAAACTTACTGACGAACAGGGCGAAGCATTAAAAACACTCATTGGTGATGAAAAAGAATATGCAGATGCAATTGACACAACAAATGGATACGTGGTTAAAAATGCGTCACTGCTTAACAAGCTGATTACAAAGAAGAGACAAGAAGCTGCTCAAAATGCAAGAACTGAAAGGTCTCAAGCTAGATTAAAGTATTATGAGCTGTATAAGAAAATTAAGCAATTAACTGGAGCAAATGGCGAACTCGCGCAAGCTAACGCAAAAGAAATTAATGCTCTTTATAAAGAAATGGGAGCAGTAGAAAGAACAATCGCAAAGTATAGCCTTCTTGAACAGAAGTTGCTTGGAGCTGCGGATGCATATCAAAAATATGAAGACGCAAAATCTGCCGATGAAGCAAAGGATTATGGCAGCAAAGCAGAAGATATGATTTCTGGACTTATTGAAGGATTGCAATCAGCAAAACTTGGAACAGAATCTTTTAAGGCTGCTGTGGCAGGTATGATTCCAGAAGATGTTTATGCTGGTTTTGATACGGTAGAAGAAAAAGTCGCTGCTATTGCCAATTATTTAAAGAATTCGGATTTCAGTAAATATTTTACATTGAAATTTAGTGATGATGGCACCCTTGAAAGCGCAGAGATGACCTTAGATAATGTTCAGGCGTTCATTGAAAGCGCTCAAGAAAAAGGGGTATTTACAAATAAAGGTGATTGGCAACATTTTGAGCTTTCAAGTGATATTAAAACATTAGATGATTTCTGTGATAAGATGAAAATTACAAAAGAAATGGCTTTTGCAATGTTTACAGAAATTGATTCTTATGATGCAGAATGGTTAAATGGAGACTTTGGTTCCGTTTTCGACCAGCTTGACTTAGGTCTTGAAGGCAATATTTTTATGGCGACTAAAAATTTGGCGGAGCTGGATGTCGCTTTAGCAAATAATGAAATTGGCGTTGAAGAATGGGCACAAAAATATCAGGAAGCTAATAGTAAGCTACAAGGTTGCGCAGAAGATGCAAGAAAGAATGCTGTAGAGTATCAAAATGTCACGAAGGAAGTCACAAATTTAAAAGATGAAGTTGAACAAGCTACGAAAAAGCTGAATGAAATGAATCAACCTAATAGTGGATATACTCAAGAAGAAATAAATGCACAAACTAAAAAAGTTAAAGAATTAACTGAACAACTTGGAGAGGCATTAAAGAAAAAGTACAATCTAGAAGAACCCACAGAGGTATCAATTCAGCTTGCGTTAGATGACATAGACTCTCAAATGGCTGTGTGGAAAGCAAATAATAACGAGCTGGCAGTCAAAGCGAATATAGCTAATATAGATGATAGTAAGCTTGTAGAGCTTGGAGAAGATGGTAGATATAAAATCAAGCCAGATGTAGAGATCACTGATGATGAGCGTCAGAAGCTACAACAGTACGTGGATTTATTGAATGACAAAGGAGTTATTAACCTTCTTGTTGAAAATAAAGAAGAGGCAAAGGCACAAATTGAAGAAGTAAAAACTGCCGCAGAAGCAGCGAAGAAGGCTATTGAGGCACTCCCAGACCCAAGTGTTGATAGCACTGCTGCCGTAAAATCAATTAATAATTTGATTGACGCAATTGACAGAGTTCCTACTGGTGTTACTGTAACTACTACATATCGTGAGGTAAATGAAAATCAGACAGCGACGAAGCATAGTGGACGTCGTAGCCGTTATGAATTAAATTCTACAATGGCTAATGGTACGGCTCACGCTTCTGGCAATTGGGGTGCAGAATCAGCTGATACATCTTTAGTTGGTGAATTAGGCCCAGAACTTCGTGTGCGTGGAAATCGTTGGGATATGCTTGGAGAAAATGGCGCAGAGTTTGCTGATGTCAAAAAAGGCGATATTATATTTAACCATAAGCAAACAAAATCTCTGCTTAAAAATGGTTATATTAATAGTAGAGGCAAAGCATATGCAAGCGGGACAAATGTTATCAGCAACATATTTGATAAGCTAAAACTTAATAAGCTTGCTAAATATGCTGAAGAAATGTGCGCGCAATATGAAAAATTGGTAAACGGTAATGTAGACCTTCGTAAACGTCCACATTTATCTCCATCGTATGAACATGATCTTGCTATGGGTGGAGGATACAATTCATTCATCGGCTCTGACGGAGAAATCTATGCAAGTACTTCCGCAGAGACTGTAACAATTGGGGATAAGAATAAGTATACTATTGATATTACTCCTGTTCTTGAGAATGGAGATGTTTTAACATCTGATGCACTTGCCGACTATATAGATGGTCTTGTCACGAATGGATCAACGCAGGATCTTCTTGATTCTGATAAGTATAACTTGGTTATTCGTGCTGTTCCTGGAGAGTATGATGAAAAAGATTGGACTGGATTTGAGGGCGAACTTTCCAAATATAAAGATGGTTATCTTAATACTATTATGGAAATGTTTAGTCTCGGCGGAGACAAAGCCGTTGAATCATCTGGCTTTAGTTCAGTTGGCCTTGCTGGCGTTGTAAAAGATTTGCAGGGCAACGGTTCTTATACTGGCAAAGAGGTAGCGTCTGCCATTGATGACACTTCTGACGGAATGAGAGAACTTGACAATCTTATTAATCAATATGTAACAGATGTACTTAATGCTAAATCTCTTGCAGATGACATTGGCACAGATTTATCTCAAACAAAATATGGGAATGTAGATACTAATGATCGTCAGGAACTATATTGGGACGAAGAGTCACTTGATAAGTATGGCGACGCAATAGATAGTTGGGGCATGAAAGCCGATGATTTGGTTGGCACATATTCCACTTTATTAAGTTCTGTTGGTGAATTTGATGGAGAAGACATATCGTTTACTCCGATTTTACAGACAGAAAATGGCCCACAATTGCTTGACTCCAATACTGTAGATAAGTATATCTGGGGACTTATTGACGAAGCGAAGCAAAATGATGGGAAATGGACAAGTGATGAACTATTCCAACTTGATACCAAAGGATTGGAAGTTGATGGAGTTGTCGTTAAGAATCTTCTTGAAGGTATTGGTCAGGATGCAGATAAAACGGCTAAATTACTCCATTATGTTGGAGATACTGGAGCTATTTCAAATCTAGAAAGCGAGATTGAATCTACATCTTCTGAGCTTGTAGCAACAGGAGAAAACGTAAGTGCAGTTCAAGCGAAACTTGATAAGCTTAATGCGACAAGCATTAGTGATAAAACATTTACAATTACAACAGCTTATCAAACCATCGGTAAGGGAACCGAACAAACAGTTCATACTCCTGGTGCGAGCGGACGACTGACAATATATGCAGATGGCACAGCTCATGCATCTGGTAATTGGGGATTGCCACAAGCAGAAGATGATGCTTTAGTTGGCGAACTCGGGATGGAAACCGTTGTAGACCCTAAAACTGGCAAATATTATACTGTTGGAGATAATGGCGCAGAATTTGTAGATTTGCCAAAGAATGCAATTATCTTTAATCACAAGCAAACCGAAGAGTTGTTCAAGAACGGGCATATCAATTCTCGTGGCAAAGCCTACTCTGAAGGTAATGCACATGTAACAATCGTTCCAGATTATACGACGCCAACTTATTATAGTGGCGCTAAGAATGATAATTTCTGGACAGATTTGAATGATGCAGCAGATAGTTTATCTGACGCTGGAGATGATCTTTCTGATGCTGCCAATGATTTTGAAGAAATGTTCGATTGGTTCGCAGTTTTGCTTGAAGAGATTGATGATGATTTAAATTATATGTCCGCAGCACTAGAAAATGCCGTAGGTATTTCTGCTAAAAATGATATTCAAGATCAAATGATCAATGTTAATAAGTATAAATTGACAGAACTTGGAGAAGGTTATAAACTTTATGCGGATTATGCCGCACAACTTTTAGAGAAGATACCACAGCAATATCAAGAGCTTGCTAAAAATGGCGGTGTTGCTTTAACAGAATTCTTAGGAGAAGCTAATCAAGAAGTTGTAGAGGCAATTAATAACTATCGTGAATGGGCACAAAAAGCATCAGATGTAAGAACACAACAGCAACAAGTCAAGAAAGAAATTACATCACTCTCATTACAAAAAGTGCAAACTATTGCGGATGAGTATGATAGAGTTATTACTAAGATTACAACTCTTAACGATTTGCTTCAGGCGAACGTTGATCTGATAGACGAGCAAGGCGAACGTACTTCTGCAGTAATGTATGAAGAAATGATTAAGAATAGCATCAAAGAACTCGATGAACTTCAAAAGAAACGCAATGACATGCAAAAAGAATTTGATGCTCAGGTTTCTGCTGGCAATATTGATGTCGGCTCTGAGGAATGGTATGAAGGGGTCGCCGCAATTCAAGATGTTGACAAGGCTATTATTGACTGCCGTAAAGAGATTGAAGGATTCCAAAATTCTATCAATCAGTTACACTGGGATAACTTTGATGGTCTTATTAAAGCTATTGATAATGTCGGCAATGAAATATCTAATTTAGGCGATTTAATCGATGATGAGGATATTGCCGATGAAATGGGCAATTGGACTAATGAGGGCATCACTAAAATGGGTCTACTTGCCCAAGAAATGGAACGCGCCCAATATAGGGCAAAACAATATGCAGAACAAATTGAATACCTTAATCAAGAATATGCCGCTGGAAAGTATAGTACAGATGAGTATAACGAAAAACTACAAGAACTCAAAGACGGACAATGGGATAGTATAAAGTCATATGAGGCTGCAAAAGATGCTCTTATTGCTCTTAATAAAACTCGTGTTGATGCTGCAAAAAATGCGATGCAAGAGGAAATTGACGCTTATAATGAGCTTATAAATAAAAAGAAAGAGGAATTGCAACTTTCTAAAGATGCTCATGATTTCTCTAAGCAGGTAGAAGAGCAACAAAAGAATATTGCAAATATTCAAAAGCAACTTGCTGCAATAGCTGGGGATAATTCCGCAAGTGCTATTGCCAGAAGAAAGAAGCTTGAAGCGGAACTTGCCGCAGCACAAGAAGAATTAGATGAGTTATATTATAGTCATAGTATCGAGAAACAACAAGATGCGTTGGACGATCAAGCAGAGAACTATCAAGACGAAAAAGAAAAAGAGATGGAAGCTCTTGATGAATATCTAAAGAATGTTGAGCAAGTAATCGCTGATAGTTTTGCGACAATTACTGGAAATACAGAAGTAGTTGCAGGGACATTAAAAGAAATTGCCGATGAATATGGCATTAATTTGTCAGAAGCAATTACAAATCCTTGGGAACAAGGCGTAATTGCGATAGGTACTTATCAAGATCAATTAAATACATCTACAAGTGCGTTTACTGCGCAACTAGAAGCAATTAAGAAACAACTTCTTGATTTACAAGCTGCGGCGGATGAGACAGCAAGACATTTAATTGACGCTACTAATCAAAATGCCAACAAGACATCTAGTGCGACATATACTACTCCAACGCCATCTACTCCACAACAACCTAGTGCTCCTCAAAAACCTGCTGCTCCGGCTAATGGTTCTAGCGTGACTGTTAAGAAGTCTGCTACTCACTTTACTAGAGATGGCGGCAATGGTACTAGAATGCAATCTTGGGTTCCTGGTTCTACATTTACTGTTTATCAAGTTAGTGGCTCTGAAGTGCTAATTGGCAGAAACGGACAGTATACTGGCTGGATCAAGTTAAGCGACATAGAGGGATATGCAAAAGGTATTAAGAAAGTTCCAAACGACCAATTTGCAATTACTGACGAACTTGGGCTAGAAGAATTAGTATTACATGCAGACACGAATGGTAGGTTACAATATCTAAGTAAAGGCAGTTCTGTGATTCCAAGTGATATTACTGATAATCTTATGAAGCTTGGGACTCTAGATCCGAAAGATATTCTTGACAGAAATAAACCTAAGATTGGCGCTCCTTATATTATCAATAATAGTATTGAGCTTAATATGTCATTCGGCAATATGATCAATATCGAACATGCTGATAGGGATTCTATACCTGATATTAAGGATGCAGTTAAGGCTCAACTAGATTCTTATATGAAGGGCGTTAACAATAGTTTAAAAAGGTTCACAAGATGATATATAAAAAGGAGAGGTACTTCGGTGCCTCTCCTTTAATTACATAAAGTAGTTTATAGGAGGTGTGGTCAAGTGATTTACCATCCTAAGATTGAATTTAGAAATAGAAGCAATTATGATGAGAGACTCGTTGTCGCAACATTTAACCCTGATTCTGGAGAAACAGATACCTATTTGACTATGGAACCAGTTTATACGGATAATTTTGATGGTTCAATGCGCACAGATTATGGGGCAAAATATAACGATGTAGCAAAACCGTCAGTTACATTTGTAGATATCGATGGTGATGATATTCAGCCGTTTAAAGTCAGATCTGTTTTAAGGTGGCTTACTGGATCAAGAAAGAATGCTTGGATGGATGTTTATAATATGGATGGAGAAATTGTATGCTCATATCTAGGAAGATTTACAGATATTAAATTGCAGAAAATGGATGCTAGAGTTATTGGTATTAGAGCCGAATTTACATCAGTTAGCCCATGGGCATATTCAGAGGTTAAAACAGTAAAGATTACTTTAAATGGTGAGACAAATTTTAATATAGATAACGAAAGCGATGATTTATACTCGTGTATTTATCCTCGCATGATATTTAAAAATAATCAAAATGGCGCAAGCTTTTCAGTTAAAAATAATACTATTGGTGAAGAGACAAGTTTTAAGCAGCTGCAGCAAGGGGAAACGATAACAATAGATAATAATTTTGTTGCGTATTCTGATAATACCGCAAGAATTTTCAACGATGATTTTAATTTTGTTTTTCCTGCATTATCTGCTGGCATAAATAGTTTCCAAGCTTCTGGTAGTGGAGAATTAACAATGTCTTTTAGATATCCTATGAAAGTATCAGATGGATTATTAAATAACTACGAGATTAAAAATGCCGTTATTATTTATGTTGATAATAACATCGTTAAAATTAGAGGAGATATAACATTAGAGCCCCCCACTGGTATTAATATAAAAATAGCTGGCGAGACAATGATTGTACGAGGAGATGTTAAAAACGTCAAAACCGATGTTGGTATCTCTGCATTTAGTGAAAATAATGGCACTCTAATTGTTGATGATAGCGGTAACGAATGCCCATTTGATGAATTTAATGCCGAAGTGCAAGACGGAAGATTAATTATCAAAAAACATTTTAATGATATACAAATTAAAGGATAAGGTGGTGCTAGAAAATGCGATTACCTAAAGATTTGTTATCCGACACATATAAAACACCAAAGGTTATATTATGTCAGACAAATAAAGATAAAATTTGCCAGTTAGATGTGAATGATTTAAACGGAACATTTAAATTTAATGGATACTCCGAAATCTCATTTAATATCCCTTCTATTTATCATGATTTAATTACAGGAGAACAAAAGCGAACTCCATATTATAATTACATCGAGGGGTTGCGCTTGGTCTATCTTGAAGGGTTCGGATATTTCCAACTTCAAGATCCAGAATTATATAGTGATGGAATACAGGAATATAAGCAATTGAATGCTTATTCGTTAGAGTATTCTCTATCTCAGCGATATCTTGAAACATTTATTATTAATATGGGAGATACTGGTGATACAATTGGAAGTATTGATGGAGTTATATTATATAACCCAACAGACGTTGAACATAGCCTTCTGCATTTAATATTGAAAAAAGCATACGGATGGACTATTGGTCATGTGGACGCAGAATTGGCATCACAAGGTCGTAGCTTTGAGGTTGATAGAGAGTCTATTTATGACTTTATCATGAACGAAATGTGCGATACATTTAAATGCTATGTAGAGTTTGATACTATTAATAATATTATTAATGTATATTCGGAAAATGAAATTGAACGATTTATAGGCGATGGAACAACAACAACATTTAAATTGTCTGGTGATTTTTCAGATACAAGTACAGTAACTATAAACGGGCATATTATAACGCAATATACGTATAATCAAGAAACAAATAACTTACTTCTTTCTATCGCACCGGCACAAGGTGATATTGTAGAAATAACCAATGATTTTAAAAGTAAATATGACACGGATGTTATTGTTGCATTTGAAAATTTATCTAATGAAATGCATGTTAATTATTCCTCCGATGATATTAAAACAGTATTGACTGTAAAAGGAGCGGATGATTTAGATATTCGCAGCGTTAATTTCGGATTGCCGTCAATTATGAATCTTGATTATTACTGTACGCCAGAATGGATGGGAGATAAACTTTATTATGAATACCTTGCGTATATGGACAAACAAGATAAATATATGGGTGGTTTTTATAGTAAAGATATCAGTGGCTCTACCGAAGAAGTTTTTGACATATCTCCAATTAAGCAGGATTTTGTTGTTGGGCATACTCAAAAATTTATAGCAAATGGAGACGCCAGCTCTCTTAGTGTGGATAGCGAAAATACAATTATGGATATTGATAAAATTTCTATTGAATTTGATATAGAAAGCGAAATTGAGGAATTCGATATTGAAAGTGAATCACAGCAATTTAATCAGCCAGAAATTTTATCAGAAACTTTTACTGCAAACGCACAAGAAAATACATTTACACTTATTAATGAAATTATTGTGCCAGAAGACACCAAAGTATATATTGAGGGTGAACTTATAAGTAACGATCAGTATACATATGACAAGTTAACAAAAGAACTAACGATTGCCGCGCCGATGTCAGATGGAAATACCATAAAGGTTGAGACACCGAAAGCCGCACTTTCTACTAGGTTTTCTTTAAAAAATCCATCTAATAAAATTGTAGTGGTTAAAATTAATGGTGAGATAATTGATAGTAGTAAATATCAAATTAATGGAAGTTATTTATTATTTACTGACACCTCAATTTTACAATATGAGGATACTATTGTTATAGAGTTAATTAATAATAAATTTACTCTGCAGAATTTAAGAGATAAAATTGTTTCTGTAAAAATTAATGGCAAAGAAACCAATGCGTATCAATTGCAAAATGCGCTATTGACAATTAATAGTGCATTGAAGGATGGAGATGTCGTTTCCGTCGAGTCTATCGATACTCATTTTGATGTATCGTCACATAAAGATAAATCTTTAGTTAGTGTCTATATTAATCAAAATGAAGTACCGCAATCTGATTATAGTTTAGATATTAATACTTATGTCTTAACTATTAACAATCAAAATATTACTGCTGGCGATAAGGTCACTATTAATATGGCAAATAATGTTTTTACTATTCCACAAAAGAAAGATAGATTATTATCGGTCAGTATTGATTTTGAAGAAATTCCAAATAATATTTATAGCTTTGATGAATCTACAATGAAATTAACAATATCTTCATTACCAACTTTATTTGCAGGAGAGGTAATAGAAGTAGTCTCTATTGACACCTCATTTCAAATAGATATAGACAGAAGAAAAATAACTTCTATTGTTATAGATGGTGTTACCATTAAAGAGGATGGGTATAATTATATCAATAATAAATTAACTATAACTTCATCTTTATTAATGAGTGATAGTAACATCGTAGTTAATTTTGTAGAAAACTATTTCAATGTAACATCATTTACTGGGAAGATAGAATCAATCTCTATAAATGACAATAAAATCACAGAATATGAATTTGATTCTAGTAATAATATTTTAATTATCAATGATGATTCTTTAACTGTAGGCAGTACGATTCAGATAAACACAATTCAGACTACATTCCAATTGCCAGAATTTATAAATTGGAGTCCGACTTTTGTTGCAATTAACGGAACAAAGACTAGCAATTATACATTTAAATCTGGTGCGTTGACTATTTCAGATGCGTTAAAATTTACAGACATTGTGTCAGTTGAATTCATTGATAATCATTTTACATTATTAAATGAAATTGGACTTAGGCATATTGTTGAAAAAAGAAATGCTGGTTCTCTTGAATTTGAGACCCTTGTAGAGGGGCCAGACGGGTATGAATATAATAGCGGAACCCGTGTCTTAACGATATATGTCCCTCTTAATAATGGAGATAGAATCAGAGTTAAAACAATTGATTCGGTAGACGCATTATTAATCGTAAGTGCTAATCCTCAAGCCGGAGAAATTTTAATCGATGATGTGACCCCTGTTCTTAAGTCTTATACTCCTAAAATTGGAGACTATGTTATAAAAGTAGAAAGTTATACAGAAGTTTTAAAGGAATTATATAGACTTATTGATAATAGATTGGCAGAGGAAAATTCTGTACCTGATGAATATAAAATTACAGAAATTAAATTAAACCCTGATAACTACGACCAAGCAGATATGTTCTTGCCCGAAGCAGATATTGAACATCTCGGTGAAGTATATAAGATTGTCAATCAGAACAAAGTAGAAGAAGACGGGAATATCACTTATAATGACATCGCTTGTAAATATTATGTATGTGAAATGAAAATGTCTGTGCAAGTTGACGAAGACGGGCACGAAGAAAATAAATATACATATGTTTGGAACGAGAGGGATTTAGTTTTTGGTAGTGATGGAATCAATTCTTTGAAAGAAAAAATAGATATATATTCATCTATTAATGATGTACAAATTGCAGCAGAATGGGATCAAAAGCCAAAAGATAGCGAGGAATATAAAAGCTATATTGATAACTTAAATAAATTGCAAGACGCTAAAAAACAGTTAGAAGAAAAACAAAATATGGTAGACGGAATTGCAGAGCAAATACAAAAAGTTAGAGAAAAAATTCAATTTATATCAGAAGACATTGATATTAGTAAAAACTTCTCACCAGATAGTCTAGATAGATTGTCATTATTTTTACGTGAAGATGAATATACAGATGATTGTTTCTGTACAACAGATATAGATACAGATTTGGATATAATCAATACGCAAAAAGAATTATTAGTAGCTGGTAGCAAAAAATTAAAAGCAATTTCTAAACCAACTTTATCCTTTTCCGCATCAATGAAAAATATCTATGCAATGCCAGAATTTGAGCCAATTTTGCATCAATTTAGTCTCGGCAATTTTATCAGAGTTATGATAAGAAAAGATTTTATTAAAAAGGCTAGATTGCTCGAAGTACAATTAAACTTTAATGATTTAAGTAATTTCTCCTGTACATTTGGTGATTTATTATCAGTTAAAGACCAAGGAGATATACACGCAGACTTATTGGCACAAGCTGTAAATGCTGGGAAATCTGTGGCGAGCGGTTCTTCGTATTGGCAAAAAGGATATGATATTGCTACTGCAATTGATGAAAAAATTAGGCAGGGCCTTATTGATGCAACTACATCTATTAGGTCTAGTTCTGCGGGGCAAGATGTATCATGGGATAATTATGGTATCCATTTGCGCAAAATGGTAGATGGTGTTCTAGATAAACATGAAGGCTGGATTACGAATAATAAATTCTTATATTCTGATGATAATTTCAAAACAACAAAATCAGTATTCGGTAGTTATACAATTGAAGGTGAAACATATTGGGGTGTATTGGCAGGGTGCGTTAGCGCTGGGCTTATTGAAGGCAGCAGTATCATTGGTGGAGAAATCTGCATTGGATTACAAGATGACGGAACGTATGCGTTTAAAGTAGCTAAAGATGGCACTGTTACAATGAATAAGGGAGACGCAGCAGAAAAATTATCATATTTTAGTTTTGATGGCGATAATGGTCTGATTGTTGGAGAAAATAAAAACAAAGAATATTTTTCTAGAGTGTCTGCTCAAAGAATTGAATTTTGTAGAAAAGCAAGGATAAAAACTGTAACATCAGAACCAACATATAAAGCAGATAATTATTATGACTATATATTATATGAACACAACGATAATGGTGTTATGTATTATGATTATTATAAGAATCCAGATTTTATATATAAAGTTGAGTCACCTTTCTATGAAGCCAGAGCTATTAATGAAAATTTTGTAGACCCCGAAATTAAATTTGGTGTGCCAATAACTTATTTTGCTAATGACACTGCATATATGAAGAAAGCTGAAGTAGAAGGAGATATAAAAGTTGGCACAAAATCGTCAACTCCTTCGATATCTTTAGGCGGAAAATTCAAGATTCAAATAGAAAGCAATGGTAGTTTATCGATTGTTGCAACATAATTATAGGAGGTGAGCAATATGGCAACTGCATCAAGTGGTGCGTTTGAAACAAGTGTATACGATGCTGCTGGTAGCGTATATCCAAATAGAATTAGAGTAGAATGGTCTTCTTCACAAAGTGTGGCTAATAATACATCCACTATTTATTGGACAGTGAAGTCTGCTGGCGGTTCATGGGGATATGTTATGGCTGGCCCAGTTACGGTTAATATAGCTGGCACAACTGTTTATAGTAGAGCGGATAGATTTGAAATGTGGGTTGGAGCGACGCTAGGGTCTGGTAGTTTTACTTTAACGCATAATTCTTATGGTAATGCTGTTTTAACAGCTTGGGCGGAAGCTGCAGTTTATACATATGCAGTTAGTAGTACGAGGTATGGTTATTCTGTAGATCTTCCTCAAATACCAAGAGCGTCAAGTATTAGTGTTAGTGGAAGTACCATGGGTTCTCCATTAACAATTTCTATTTCAAAAGCTGTATCTTCTTTTACCCATACACTAACGTGGCAATTTGGTAATAGAACTGGAACTCTCGCGACACAGACATCTAGTTCATCTATATCGTGGACACCTCCGCTAGATTTAGCATCTCAAATACCGAGTGCTACATCCGGGTATGGGACAATTTGGTGTACAACCTTTAGTGGGGGAACTAATGTTGGGCAAAAATCTATTAATTTTACTTTGAACATTCCTTCCAATATAGCGCCAGTAATAAACAGTTTTAATCCGTCTATAGCCTCAACAAAACCGCAAAATTGTGGATTATATGTTAAAAATAATTCAACTGTTAGGTGGACTGCTTCGGTCTCTGGAGTATATGGATCTACTATTAAAAAATGCGTTATCAGTGGCCCAAATTTATCTTATGAGACAGCGGCTTCTACAAATACGTACAGCGCAACTAGTTCAATTTTAACCACCTGCGGGAATAAAGCATATACTATAACAATTACAGATACACGTGGGAGAACTGCTAGTAAAACACAGTATATTAATGTTGAAGATTACAATTCACCAGTTATTACTTCTTGCAATTCATTTAGAAGTAATTCTGACGGTACAATTAATAATGCTGGAGTATATGTAACTCATAAAATTAATATATCGTTTTATACTCTTAAAAATACAAATGCCGTAAAAATTGTTATTTATAATAAGAAAAGTTTAGATTCTACATTTTCATCTCATAATGTGACAATAAGAAATGATACAAGTAATAAAACAGAATATACTTTTACTGATAAAACAGAATTTGCGGTAGATACTGCATATGATTTTAAAATTGTGATATCAGACGCAGTTGGAGGAGCGCATGAAGTAATCTCTCATGTTGGGACAAAAAATCTTCCAATCAATATAGCATCTGATAATAACTCTGTTGCAGTTGGTGGTTATGCCCAAAAAGTTAGCAATAATACTGGAAGGTTTGATTGCTTCTGGAACGCTCATTTCGTGTCGTCTCCAATAATTGATTCCGATAGAAACTTAAAAAATAATATTCAGGATGTCAATATTGATATTATAGGTTCTCTTCACCCGGTACAGTATAGATTAACAAATGACAATTCTGATATTATTCATTATGGATTTGTTGCACAAGACGTTGAACAAGCGCTAATAAAAGCTGGAATTAATAATCAGAAAACTGGGATAGTTTATTATGATGAAGATGATACAACCAAAGAACGTTTTAACTATGCATTGGCATATGATGAGATTATCCCTTTATTGGTGAAAAAATGTCAAGAACTGCAGCGAGAAGTGGATGAATTAAAAAAGAATCAATGATTATGATAAAAAGTTAAAAGGAGATAATTTATTATGAATGGGTGATTTATTATGGAATTAATTAAAGATATTGCCGCTGTTATTGGTTGCATATCTGCCTTTATTGCACTTGTTACTACAATTTTTAAACCAGTGAGAAAAAAGATTGTTAATTGGATTAAGCATACATCTGAAGCAAATGAAACTTCTGCTGCCGTTAAAGAGATCAATGCTAAAATTACAGCACTCGAAGGCAATGTTAGAGAGATTCTTGAACGTATAGATAAAATAGATGATCGTATTAAAACATTGGATAAAAGAGTTTTTGAGAACGAACGCGATAGAATTAAGTCAGAATTGTCTGAATATGCATCAAGGTGTGCTCGTGGGATGAAGATATATCCAGAGGAAATGGTACATATAGAGGAAATGTATACAAAATACAGTAATGACCTCCACTGTAACCATACAGGGACGCAGAATTATAATATAATAGCCAATTATTATAAAAGCCAAGATTGGCTAAAAGCTTAAGATTTAGGAGCTTGAGAGAAATCTCAGGCTCCTATTTTTTTGTCTTGTTATAATCCTCTATATATTGACTCATTACGTAATTAATTAAATTCGTGATAGTTCTTCCTTGCTTTTTAGCTATACATTCAAGTTGAAAACGTTGCGAAACCGGCATACGTAATGTGAAGTTTGTCGTTTCAGTTGATTTTATTTCCAAATTTATCACTCCCCTCTCATATTATTTTACTTCATTCTCGTGTCATTTGCAATGCAAAAATAAAAAGAGTGGTTAAAACCACTCATTACTTAAGATTTTTTATAACAGACATAGATGCATTTTGTGTTTCTTGCAACAAATGAGAATATACTGTCATTGTAACATCAATTTTTGCGTGCCCAACTATTTTCGAAATCATTGTTATTGGAACACCTTGGTCAATAAGCGCACTTACGAACGTGTGTCTCAATGAGTGTGGCCCACACTGTTCTATGTCTGCTTGTTTTAATATACGCTGGAATACCTTATACGCATCAGCAGGGCGAACCATTGTATTATATCTTGAGCGTATAATGTACTGTTCTGGATCATATCCTTTTTCTTCTTTCAGATCGTTAAGAGCCTCTATTGCCATGTCTGATAAAAATACGGTTCTCCCTCTTCCTCCCTTTGTAGTTGATTGATCAATAAGAATTTTGCTTCCATCATTTTTTGTTCGGTCTTTTACATATACTATGGTTCTTGATACATAGACTGTCCTTTTTTCAAAGTCAATATATTTCCACTTAAGTGCGAGTCCTTCGCCAAGTCTAAGCCCAGTATACATTAAGAAAACATAAAATGCACCATATTTAAATCTTCTTTCCCCGTTACTATATTTCATATAGCAGGCGTTTACCAACCTAGCTCTTTCCTCTTCTGAAAAGAATCTTTGCTCTTTTTCTTCAAATAGTTCTCGTTTTGGCATCACCACATTGTCTATTGGGTTTTTGTTTACTTTCCCTCTGGCTATAGCATAATCAAAAATTTGCCCCAATGTTCCATAAGCTTTGCGAATTGTTGAACGTGAATACCCGTCTGTTTTAAACTTATTTATTATCATGGTTTGAATTAAACTATCATCTATTTGTTGCAACGCCAAATCCCCTAACTGTTTAATTAAAAAATTTTCTGTTATGTCTGCAAGTCTATCATATGAGGCTGGTTTAATCGATGGCTGTTTAATATTTTTAAGCCATGAATGAGCAAAATCCTTAAATAAAACGTCTTTCTCTCCAACAATACCTGTTGACAATAACGCTTCAAATTCTTGCTTTTTGTTTAAGCACTCTTGCTTGGTGCCATAGAAATATTTCCTGCCAAACCCCTTGTATGATACAGATAACTTCCATTTACCATTATCGCGCTGTGTCCAAGATCCTTCTCCGTTCATTCTCTTCTTTGCCACAATAACCACTCCTTTAACAATACAAAATTAATTGTACTACTATTATAATTTATGTTAACTAATGTGGTCAAGTTGTAAATTTCGTACCACATTTATACCACAATTATGGTATTAAATATGGTGAAAAAACATCAAAAACAATGAATGTTAGTGAAATGCTTATGATTTATATATTAGGGCTAATCCATTGAAAATACTAGGTTTGTTGATTATATAATGATAATATTTATTGCGCTAATTTTTATTCAAATGGATAAACTAAACCTACCTAGGTAAGAACTTCAAAGTATTGATTCGACTAGTGTTTGTGTGAATGTGTTTTGTATTTGACCACATCATTTACCACAATTTGATTGTACCACAATTTGCAATGCATAGCAAGGCTTAATGATTATTTTTTATATGCCAATGTCTTTTTCTCGAACCATGCATCAACTTTATCTTCAATGATAAGAAATTTGTTGCCGATTCTTACGGAGGGGAAGTCTTTTCTTTTGACAAGATCATATACAGAATTGATTCCTATTATACCAGGATGTTGTGCATTTAATTTTTCATATAATTGTTTAACGGTAATATATTTCATTATATCATCTCCTTGAATATTTTTAAATAAATATGGCAATTATTTAAATGGTTGCATTGTTATATATAAATTTTACGGGGCTACTGGCTTTATTCCAGTAGTCCCGTATTTTTTATTTAATTAGCGCCCGCTACTACCAAGACAATTTGCTCCTCTTGCAGAGGGAATTTGAGATAGCTCATTAAAACCAATTTCTTCAAGTTCAATTTCAGGAACTGGTAAAAACATTCCTTGGCAAATAGCCTTTTCATATGGAACAAGAATTCCATCTGGATGTTCAGTCAAAGGAGACTGTTCTCCAGTATCTCCAAATTTAGAAATAAAGATTGACCTGTCTTTATTACAATTTAGGAGAGCCACAAAAATTTCTCCTCTATAATTTGCGTCTACTACACCAGAATTAACCTTGAGATTAATCTTCCCTGTAGAGCCACGCTCTCTAAAGACTAGACCTAGGCTGTTATCAAAAGCGGTCGCAATACCAGTAGGTACCAGCTTCACTTCAAATGGCTTAATTTCAATCCAGTCCTGCTCAAAACAAGGGAAGAAATCAAAGCACATGTTGCCAGCATCTCCTTTAATTGGAGCCTTTGCGCTTGGTCTTACTTTTGCAAACTTTACATTCATTAAAACCAACCTCCAAGCAGCTTAGATAGCGCAGGGAAATCATCAAAATAACGAGCCTCACCAATCTGAATGGAGCCATAGTCCTTGATATAATTGTCGATAAGAACATTTAGTTCCTTGTACTTCTTATCAATTTCTGCCTTACGAGCAGCCTTTTCGTCCTCAAGCTTTTTCTTTGCAAGTGCCGCTTCCGCCTTTTTGCGGTCAGCAATGCACTGAGCTTCACACTTATTGCGATCTTCAATGCTATCATATTCTTTGCCACATACTGCACAACTATATTTTCTTGTGTTAATATTATTATCCATGTCTCATTCTCCTTTAATTATTTATATTAAATGCATATTCTTGATAATATTTTTGTTTCGCTTCTTTTCTAATGTCAATTGCATCCTGTATATCGTTAGATTGTCCAACATATTTTGTTCTATTATTCAAACTAATTTGAGCCACCCATTTTTTATTTTTATTATCATAATAGACACCAGAAGTGCCGCTAATATTGTTTATCTGCTTATGTTTATTTCTATTATTTTCAACCTGTGTGACTTTTCTTAAATTTGATTTTCTATTATCCACTTTATGTTCTTTATTTGCTGGATGTTTAATATGGTCTATTACTATCATGGGATCTGTTACCCCAATTATTAATCGATGTAAATAGATGTGCTTATGTTCTTCATCTTGTGAACATACATAACCATTTGAATTATAATACCAACAATAGTTTCGTATCTTATCATAGTCTTCAATATCGAACCAAAATTCTTCATTTTTGTTAGTATATCCAATTCCATATTCTCCAGATAAATCATATTTATTATATTTTTTAAACTTTTTTCCTTGTTTAATTCCATTTTCTTTCGATAAACATCCACACGACTTTGTTTTACCACTTGTTAGACTAGATCCACGTATTAATTTAAGATCTTGATTACCGCAGCTACATTTGCAATACCACTGTGCAACATGTTTTCCATTTGGGCATATATAATCTTCGCCTTGTTTTATGACGGTAAGCCTTCCGAATATTTTGTCAATTAAATTATTCGTTACTTTAACCATTTATTCACCACCTTGTTATCCATATTTCATTCCTCCAATAAATTAATTTTGTATTGTATTACCCACAGTGAGTAAATCCACAATTTTTACACAAATCACAGCCGCCAACGTGTTCAAGAATAGACCCACATTCTGGGCATCTATCGTTTGAATTAATTTGTTCAGGCTTCGTTATCTGATGAACAACTGTATCAGTATTAATTTCCTCTTCATTATCACCAATATCTTGTTGCATCTCATTATACATTTCAACTAATGCATTACCAATTGCCATTGGACAACATGACCCCTTAGATGTATCATGTCTAGTTGCAGTTCTTGCGGCATAGCTCGGACAAGCGCCAGTAGAATCTAGTTGATCTTTAATGGTCATAATATCAACACCTGCTCTGCACAATAGTGAAACTGTTCTGCTAAGACCAGTCATAAAGTTGGCGCATCCTCCAGTTGACCCCTTATTGAAATATGCTTCTTGTAGTGAGCCATCATATGGGTCAAAAAATGCAAGAACATGTAAACTACCACACCCCGTAGTAAGCTTGCGCTTTTTACCAACTAGGTCACTAGAACATTCAATAATAGCGCCACGTGGAAGTTCATAAGGCTTAATTCCATTTTCGTCTGTGCCACTTTCAGATTTGTCTGTTGTCAGAATGCCAAGGCGTTTACATCCATCTCTAAACATCGTAATGCCCTTACAGCCAGTTGACCACGCAAGTAAATACATATGAGCTACATCTTCTTTTGTAGCAGAATTAGGCATATTTACTGTAGAACTAATTGCAGTATCTACATGGTTTTGCATAGCCGCCTGTGTTAGCACTCTATTTTGCCAAGGAATATCTGCAGAGCCAACAAAATAGTCTGGAAGGATATCTGTATGGTTTGCATCCATATATTCTTTTGCTGCTTTACAGTAAACATCATAATAAGTATCTTCGCCGTCTGTCATACCGACAGTTCTACGTGTATACTTAAGTGCAAACTCAGGCTCACATCCACCAGATTCTCCAAGTAAAGTAGCAAGAGACCCATTCGGAGCAATTGAAATTAAAGAGCAGTTTCTAAGACCGTGTTCTTTTAGACCATCAATTTCATCTGGTGTAAAATGATTCTTAATAATGTCGCTATCAAATACGCACTCCTTATACTTCGGATATGTACCTAATTCTTTTGCAAGATTATTGCTTGCGAATACTGCTCGTTTGAATAAAAGTGAAAATACATCATCAGTAAATTCGATTGCTTCATTTGAACCATACTTAAGTCCAAGCTTCATTAGAGCAGTTGCATATCCAAAAATGCCGAGACCAATGTTTCTATAATTATATGACATATCTCTTTGCTGCTGTAGCGGGTGCCTATTGTAGTTTTCGTCAATTAGCTTATCAAGAGTTCTAATTCCAACATCAATAGCATGAAGGAAATCTTCTGTGTTCAAATGCGCAGTTGGAGTATATGGGTTTACAACAAACTCAGATAGGTTAAGGGATGACAAGCAACATGCTCCATGCTTTGGAAGTGGTTGCTCCTGTGTGTTATCGCTATGGCTTTTTATCCATAGCTTCTGGAGATTTCTCTCATACGGGTATAACCCGATACGTCTGTCAGTTCAGACCAGTTCAGCATATATTTTCATTTAGCACATAATCTTTTAAACAGTTTGCAAGATCTTTTGAATTTTTAACATTAAAGCAAGGATATAGGCTTCTAATGTCTTTAAGATCATATTTTTCATTGATAATATTCATTTGTACACCTTGCCATTAATAATGTTTATTACTTTATATATAATCAATATTATCACTCCGTTATGTGCCAATGTCCCGTACTCGTGGGCGAATTATTGCTCTCATATCCGCTCATCGCCTATGCGTTACATTCCCCTGTGATGCAGTGGGAACTCGGTATTACCATGCCTTTCGGTGTAGGCTTCACCGATTTTACGGGATGTTTTACTTGCGGCAAGTTAACCAACCACAAGGATTGCAAGTTTCAATTTCATATTCATCATCATACTGCATTAGATTATAATTTCTAAACCTATTAACAAACAAACATGCAGGATCTGCCCAATCATAACAATTATCTACAAGCATATTGAAAATGTTAATTGGCGTTACATCATATTCTACTTCATGACCAGCATAATTACGCTTTTCATGCAGCACGACAACTTCTCCAGTATCATAATACTTCTCAATGGCTCTCATAAATTCATCATCGATTTCAAGAGATAGATTCGCCTTTTCAATCTCTCCGTCCTTTGACTTAATCTTAATGAATGTTTCTGCTTCCTTGTGCCTAGCATCGACAGAAAGCATAAGCGCTCCCTTTCGAGCCCCACCCTGAGAAGTCCCTGCGGTAACTTCATTAAAAATCTTCATAAATGGTACAATACCATCAGAAAAATATTCTTTCTTGATTGGTGTGCCCTTTGGACGAAGCTTAGTAAGAGAAATGCCCTGTCCTCCCTGAGCCTTAAATGTTACGCCAATGTCTTTTGCAGCATCCATAATATCAGAATAGTCATCTTCAACATAGCCTCTGGAGTAACAATTAAACAGGCTACCAGTACTATTTGTACCACGATTAGCAAGTGTTCTACCACCCATTAAAAATTTCTTTTCAATGATAAGTTGTTTTAGCTCTTTATCTCCAGCGCTTACTCTATCTAACCATTCGTCAAAATTTTCATTGTTGTACTGATATTTCTTGTGCCAAATATCAATACCAATTTTATTATCTTTACCAAGCCATTGTTCTACAGTCACAGACATCACTCCTCATTAAATTTCTTATAAAAATCTTCATTATATGCTCGATATCTTTCTTTAATATCGGTCATATCTACATCTGGATGTTTTTCCTTGAACTTCTTCCAAAATCCGCAAGTTTCAAACTCTGGACATCCTGCTCTATATAAGCAATTCGGCATAAGCACATTTGCTAGTTGTGGTTCGTAATTATGTAGTTCATATTTCAAATTTTCTGCCGCTTCTCTAGCTTCTTTGGTTGCCATAAAACAAAGTCTTTTACGCATCATGTCAATTAGATTCTGGGCATTTGCATATGCGTCATGAGTGACGGGAGAATCTTGTGGTTTCTTTCCGCGAGGAATTTCATTATTATTTCTGTCATCACGCTGTGAACTAATAAACTTTTCATGCTTATGGCGGCTTAGTTCCGTACTTACCCAATAAGGAATATTCTCCCATGTCCAATCAACCTCAAGACATCTAATAGGAGAATGTTCGCTAATTAAAAGTTCTTCCTTAAACTTATCAGTTGGCTCTTTTTCTGTGAATTTCTTATTGACAGTTGTTCTACAATGATTTTTTATTCTTGTCCAAGAATCTGAAATATAATTAATTCTTGTATTCAATCCTTCATCAGCTCCTTATCCTGCTTATAAAATTCTTCCACTGCCTCAACAATTTCATCCCAATTCGTGCAACGTTTAATGCTATAAGCTTCATCGTGCACGTTCATATTCCAAGGTTTTTCTACAAGGACTCTATTACAATGTAAATTATTGATAAGATTATCTGTATGGTCATCTACCATAACGTCCACGTTTAGAATACTCTTGTCACCAATACAGATAATATGGCGTTCATCAATGAACTTGAAATAATGTTTCAGCCACTCAACTTTCCATGGGAAGTTTTCGTAGTGCGTACTGGTTGCAATGTAAACACTAAACCCATCATCTACAAGCTTTTTAGCTCCCCACTGAGAATGATATGTTGGAGATAGAGAATCCCATAGTTCACGTTCGTGCCACAGAGCCTTAAACTTTTCTGCATCTTCAAATGATAGGCACTTATAAACATCATATTGAGTGAAAGTTTCTTCTGAAATATCTGCACCATATCTTTCATTAAACATCTGGCAAGTTCTTTCAATAAGGTTATTCAGGACGCAATCACAATCTAAAGCTACAATATACTTCATAATAAACTCCTTTTAATTTTGTACTGTGCCAATTCTTTCGGTATTAATAATCCATCTAATAATGCTACCAGCTTTTGCACTGTCAATATTAGAAACTGCATAATCATATCTATTGTGAATCTTCATATTTGCGAACTGCTCAAATTCGTCAGCGGCACGTTTGGCATATGTATCCATGTTATCTCCGCGTTTAACAGCTCTTTCTCTGCGAATAGCCTTTGGTACATTAATATAAATACGTACAAATCTATACGGCAACCCCATCTTTAGCAACATGTCAGTTCCAACATTGTCGATAATATACAAATCCGCATCTGCCAACTGACTCTTTGTACTCCAATATAACACATCATTGATACAAGTCTCTGCAATAATATCATTCGATGTTTTGGCGTTCTGATAATCTTCGTATGTTGAAAAAATGTGGCTAGTGTCAGGTTCGTCTTTACGCTTTTCACGGGTTGTATGACTAATAAGTTTTTTTAGACCAGTTTTGCAAAGTCTGTCCACCAAATAGTCTTTACCACAACCACTTTCCCCTAGAATTAAGAAAATAGTTTTTCTATCATCCATGCCATTTCACATCCTTTACATATTCTTCTTTTTCAAATAGTACTTCATTAACAGGCTTAGATTTAATTGCGTCCATAGGGAGCAATCTCTGTCCAACTGGAATTTCCTCATAGGCTTCTGCCATAATTTCATCAAATTGCTTTTTATTAAGTGAAATCATATACCCATCATCAAAGAATGGGCAACAATAGCTCATATTTTGATGATCAAAATAAGTAAAATTATAATGTCTACGTCTGATAGTCTTCACAATTTCCTGCTTATGAGCATTTGTAAGACGCTCAGTGCCATGACTGCTCAAAATATCAGACCATCCAACAAGCTTAGGCATCTGTCTCCTCCTCGTTATTCGTATCAAATTTTGGCTCTTCTACCGGATGGTCAATCGCCTTCTGACAAAAATCACGAACCTTCTTTACAAGTCTCTTCATGTCTGCCATGGTACGCTTGCCGGGTGCATTCATTGCATTATCAATAATACCTGCAATTGTTACCGTCATAGCACGAGCACCAAGTAGCATGTTTTGTGTGCGGATTTTTTCTAGTGTTTCAGAAATCTTGTCCTTTAGTTCATCTGCCACAGCCTCTTCTGATTCTGTTGTAGGATTCTCTTGCTCCTGTTCTTCAATTTGCGTTACATTCTGTTCGTCCATATTGTTCCTCCTTCATTAATTTTGTACTGTTATTATAGCATAATTATAATATTTGTGAACTACCAATTGTTTAAAATTAATTAGCTTCCTGTTTCTCAGACCTCGTAGCCTACTATCTCCACAGGCGTTAATTCGGGCAGTTCCTACCCTATATTTTATGTCTTTTCACACCACAAATTTTAATCCTTCGTCTAAAATATTTTTAGCCGCATTAATATCTCGGTCGTGTTTTGTTCCACAACTAGGACATGTCCATGCTCTAACCGATAAATCTTTTGTTTCTGGATACCTGTATCCACAACAATTGCAAATTTGACTCGATGGAATGAATCTTCCAATCTTGATATATTGTCTTTCATTCCATTTTGCCTTATATTCTAATTGCCTCGTTAGCTCGTACCAGCCACAATCACTAATTGATTTTGCTAGTTTATGGTTCTTCATCATATTAGATATGGATAAATCTTCAGAAATTATTACTTGGTTTTCGCTAATAATTTCATTAGATATTTTGTGTAGATAATCTAATCTGATATTATGGATTTTTTCGTAAATACGAGCAACTTTAATGCGTTGTTTGTTATAATTACTTGAACTTTTTTGTTTATGAGTCATTCTTCGTTGTTCTTTAGAAAGTTTCTTTTTATACTTCTCTAAGATTTTTGGATTTGCATATTTTTTACCATTGGAGGTAATAACCAAATCTTTAATTCCAAGATCAAGTCCAATAGTAGAACCGGTTGTTAATAATGGACGATGTTCTTCTTCTACTAACACAGAAACAAAATATTTTCCTGATGGATTTTGTGAAACTGTTGCTTGTTTAATTTTGCCAACAAATTTACGATGAATCCTTGCTTTAACCCAACTTAACTTTGGAAGCTTAATTTTATTGTTCTCAAAAGAAACTGCAATATTGTTATTTGTTATTTTTGTTGTATATGATTTTCTGTGATTATGTTTGCTTTTAAACTTCGGGAAGCCTGCATGTTCTTTGAAAAATTTTTGATATGCATAATCCATATTCCAAATTGCACTTGATAATGCAAATTTATCAACTTCTCTCAACCATTCATATTGTTGTTTTAGAACTTGAATCATATACTGTTCACAAGCAAATTTACTGATATTTTTTCTTTTGGTTTTATATAATTCTTGACGATATGAAAGTGCCTGATTATATACAAACCTTACACATCCAAATGTTTTTTGAATTAAAATTTCTTGCTCTTGATTTGGATATATCCGGTATTTATATGCTCTTAAAATTTTCATCAACTATTACCTCCTTTCTGAAAATTTTGCTTCTTACCGTTTCGTATGATTCGTATGATATTTTATTCTTTAATTTTGTATTGTATTTTTTAAGTGTTATTAGTATAGCACATTTTTTCTTATTTGTCAAGAGGTGACAATACAATTTTTTATACTGCTACCCAAAATTTAATCGCCCAATATCTTCATTAGTTCGTTTTCGTCTGCAATTTTAATTCCAAGTTGTTGTGCTTTAGCAAGTTTGCTACCAGCTTTATCTCCAACAAAAAGCACATCGAGATTTTTACTTACAGAACTAATAAACTTTGCTCCTTTAGATTCAAGTATTGCTTTAAGCTCGTCTCGTGATTGACTAAAAGTTCCAGTTATACAGAATTTAAGCCCGCTTAACGAATTATCGGCACTCTTCTCCTCAACAATAAAATTCATTTCCATAGGCAATAGCTCTGCCATTGGATCTTTACTCTTCCACCAATCGTGCAATGATTTATTCGTAATCTCTCCGAAATCATCAATCTGACTAAAGTCATAATCGCTGGACAACGCCTGTATAAATTCATAATGATCACCATTAAATTTCTTACTGATAGCCTTTGCCGCAGACAACCCAATATTAGGAATTGATAATGCTGTAATAAAGTTTTCTAGCTTCACGTTCCTTGATTTTTCAATGGATTCCAATAGATTATCAATAGACTTTGCGCCGTATCCATCAAGCCTAATAAGTTCACTCCTGTGGTCGCTTAGATGGTAGATATCTTTGTACTTGTGTATAAAACCATGCGAAATTAACGTCTCTAGAGTTGCGGAGCTAAGTCCTTGTATATCCATTGCTTTTTTAGAAACAAAGTGCTCAAATTTAGCAAGGTTTCTTGCTGGACAATCTGGATTAGTACACATTAGCACCTTACTATTGTCTGTATACTTGACCTCTGTAGGATAGGCACAACATGGGCAGGTAGTAGGGATCTTTAATGTATTGCTACGGGTTAGGTTGTCATCAATTTTTGGAATTACCATATTGCTACGGTACACCGTAATAGTATCTCCAATACCAAGCTCAAGTTGCTCAATAATGGAAAGGTTGTGAAGTGTAGCTCTTGTAGTCAAGGCTCCGTCTAGGTCAACCTCATCGAAAACAGCTACTGGAGCAATAATTCCGGTTCTTGTCGTATTCCACTCAACATCTCTTAGTACCGTTTCATAAGTTTCATCACCGAACTTAAATGCGTAAGCTGCATTACTATGATGTGATGTTGCTCCAAGGCTCTCCCCATACTTAATATCACCAAAGCGTCCAACCAAACCATCAATTGGGTATCCAAGCTTCTTAGCCTTATTGACCAAAAATTCCTTCGCATCCCAATCAAAAGAACTAGTCCACGGAACAACAGTAAAACCTAACTCGTCAATAAGTACTAGCTTACGCAAGAAGCTATTTTCATTATCAAAGCCCTTGATTACATTCCAAGCCACAAAAGTTAGAGGTCTTTTTGCACACTCGTTTGAATCAAGCAGTCTAATACTTCCTGAAGCAAAGTTTCTTGGATTTTTATATTCAGTAGAGAATGGCTCAAAGTCTTCATATGTACAAATAATCTCACCATCAACAATGAGTTCATCCTTATATGGAATCTTCTGTGGAACTGTCTTTACGGTTTTGATGTTGTGAAAAATGTCTTCACCAATTTCTCCGTTGCCACGAGTTTCTGCTGATACTAGCTCACCGTCAATATATCTTAAGCTGCAAGTTAATCCATCCATCTTTAACATTCCTATGACATCTTTGCTCCCAAAATGCATAATGAACTCATTCCAATCTTTAGTCTTTGCCAAAGACAACATAGGATGATTATGTGTTACCTTCTGTAGTTCTGATTTTACTTCGTATCCAACTTTATGCGTAGGCGAAGTTGCCATAACAAATCCAGTTTCTTGCTCTAAAGAACAAAGCTCTTCTAGGAGTGTATCAAACTCATGATCCTCCATAATTGTATCGCCGGTATTGTAATATGCGTCCGCTGCCTTATTAAGCAATTCTGTTAATTCTCGAACTCTATCAATCTTATTCATTAAATCACTCCGTTAATAATCTGTTAAAACTCTGGCACGAGTCCAGAAACCAACCTTATCGACTTCATTCTCCTGCACATCTGCATATAGCACAGAGAACTTCTTGATTGCAGATTTCTTACTCATTGCCCATACGACTGCAACATCATCAGTAAATTTATGCCCAGCCATCTGATCTGGTCTTGTAAAATAATAAATACCCATTCCTCTCCACCACTTATTTTCTTAACTTACCATTCTGAGTGCTCACCTTAATCTTATTAAAATCACTTAACATTTCCTCAAATGGCTTGTGCGCAACGCTTGTATGATTAGTAATCGTCAAATCACTTCTCTGTCTTGGAATATAGGTTCTATGTTCTTGTGCATCCCGTAGTTTTACTGACGCACCCTGAATGGATTGGATCTTATTCTTGAATGACTGTCCTTGCTGACTTTTGAGATAATCATACATATCTTTAAGTAATTCATTTTCTTCTTTGGCTTTGCGCCTTTTAATACGTACATCTCTAACTTCTTTATATGCCAAGTATCCTTTATACATATCTTTTGGGGCGGACAATTCAATTTCATGTTCTAGATCCATAAGTTCTTCTTCTGCTTGTTTGATAATCTCAAGGTTTCTTTCGTAATTATTAATAACATCTTGAAAAATAGACACAATGGTTGTGGAGTAATTGTTAATGATATTCATAATTACCTCTCTCCTCGCACACCGCACACAATCCAGTTACGGCAATTTTAAATCTGGCATAAAGCTCCTCAATAGAATCAGCCTTAAGACTTAGATCTAGGCCAGAACAAAACGTGCAATAATTTCGTTCTGTGTCCAGTCCATTTTCCTTCATATATTTAGTGAACGATTCTAGTAAGCTATTATAATATGCGCATTCAGCTTGTGTATCGTCAAACATATATATGGTTTCAACCCCTAAACTATATTGTTTAGTATCTCTATCGTAATAAATATCAATATCATTCATTGTCCACATGTTTGCGTCAGATGAAGACATGTCATCATAAGATTTAATGCCCCAGATAAATTTCAAATTACCACAATTGTATTCATCATCGATATAATCTGGATACTTTTTCTTGTATACTCGAATTAATCTCTTTTGTCGTGCATTCTTATATCTGAATAAAATTTCCCAGCACAATTTCTTAAACATGCTTATCCTCCGTTACGATAAAATCATAGACATCTCCCCACGAATAAATCTTCACTGGCTCACCATTTACTTCGACGTCACCAAGTTTAAAATCTCTAAGCCAATCTCTTTCATAGACAAAATATTCAATCCAGTTGTCCTTGTCATTCATTGCTTCTTTAAGAAGATCAAATGTTGTATCAAAAATACCCGTAACATAAAAACTACAGAAGTCTGAGTCTAATGCCTTAAACGCTTTATCTACTGCGTCCATTTTCCTATCAAGATCCCGCAGCTTGTTCATAGTATTCACAAATGTTTCCTTGCTAATCATATTTAGCCCTCCTTAACCTCTTGCATCTTCTTTACCTGTTCAAAATAATCCTTAAAGCTAAACCATTTGTCTTTCATAAGATGCCCAATTCTAAGAATTTTTCCACCCCATCCCTCGATTTCAACACGTACATATTTGCCCTTAAGCGCTTCCCATGATCCCACTTCAAGCGTCTTCATAAGCTCAATAATTGCACCATAGCCATCAGAGGAATGGTGCTCTCCAGTTTCTGCGAACCAATGGTCGAGGCAATAGCCACCAAATGCACAACCCCATCCTTCTCCTTCGACAAGTAGATCTGCAGTTAGACAGCCATGCTCTTCGCCAAGTTTAGTACTAGTAATTTTACCATTTAAAATTTCAGTTTTGTTCATATATATAAACTCCTTTTATACTCCGCTTATACTCTTATCATGCAAAGGCTTCGTCGGAACAAAGTCCCTATACATGTTTGCATACCCGCATTCTTTAAAGTCACAATCCACTTCGCAGCCATATACATAATAACTCTTATCGCAATAATCGCAAACCATCTTTCGATTATCTAGCAGAATCATATACTTAATGCGATCTATTGGAGTCATGTGGGACGCTTCACACATCTCGCATTCTTTCAAGTTCTTAAATTCTCGTCCACAGGTGTCACACTTATAAATAGTAGTCATAACCTTACCTCAAATTAGCTTTTCAACATAGTTTCTGTCCTGAGTAAAGATAGGAATTTTATTATCGATTACCCACTTACTTCTTTGAGTATAACCACGAATATTTCCCACTTCGTCATACTCAGTAAGACTATCATCGACTTTAATACAACAGCTACCACGCTTTAGAGTCGTTGCATAGTCATTCCAGTTGATACCTTTTTGAGTCATAAGCATGTCTTGAATGTCTTTAGTAGACTTCTTATACAATTCTTTATCGCTAAAGTTTGCTTGACCTACAGACTGGATAGAATTGCGAGTGGCGTCCTGCTGTCTCCACAGTATATAGTTACAAACTTCCTCTTTAGGAATTGTAAAGACACGAGAATCGAACATTGCTCCTTTGTTTCTTGCATTAATGAGAATTTTTGTATATTCAGCTAAATCCCTCGTAACATCACAATCGGTATCAAAATGACTGTCAATATACCTTACAATATTGTCGTTAAATGCTTTATTAAATGCCAATGTTGCCATACTCGCAGATACGCTACACATCTTCTGTAGATTGTTTCCAAACCATGCATCTGTTGTCAACTCTGCATAGTCTGTCAGTACAAGAGAAATTTCGTCACTCTGAGTATAACCAAGAACACAACCCTGAATGTTCTCACAGAGATACTTCATAGTCTCTTGCATTGTCTTTACGAAAATATCATCAAACGGCTTCTTCATTCCTCTAGTAAAAGTATGACCGGCCTTCATATCCATTCTAATAATAACTGGTATTCTTCTTGTTAAATAAAATCTATTAACATTTTCATAGTTGTTTTTCATTCTATCACCAAGAGATGTCTTATCCATAATTACTTCTCCTTCTTATTTCTCAAAAAGTTAAACATGTCATCAATATTATCCATAAGAGGATAACGTTCCATAGACAAGGAATCTTTTGCAAACATTCCTTCGACCATATCAATATAGAAAGTATAATCGCCATCTTCGCCCATAAAGAAACTATTCCATTCTTCCTTGGACATATATTCTTTAACATGAAGCTGTTCGATTGCTAGATTATCAAAACTCACAACATCAAACCAACTGTGCCCGATAATTTCAGGGAAGAGGTAGCGGTTTAAATCTTCCTGTAATCCAAGTACACTTTCATTGTGACTCTCATAATAACTTTCACCACGTCTTAGATTCTTATATCCAAGAATAAGAATTTTGAGTCCATTTCCAGCAAGAGTATCAAGATCTGGCATAGAAACAATGCCATTAATTACATGAATAACAGCGTTTGGAATCTGCTTAACCATATCAATGAATTCATATGTCGGCTTACGCAGAGAGATTCCAAGTCCATAAATTAGCTTTTTGTCAATCCAGTCTTTAATTGTATCAAAGTATCTTTCAAAATGAATCTGATTCACTGTCATATTGAGAATGATATTCTTATCTTTCATCTTGTACATGAAAGGAACCAAATCTGGATGAGAAAGATCGTTGCCATTGATAGCCAGCTCAGTATATGGATGAAGGGTATCTAGGAATTTAGGTTTTAGAATATCACCATGCTTGCCATTAGGTGTGCAGCCTTCATAGCAGAAGGCACAGCCTCCATCACACTTATCTGTAATTTTAACATCACAGTTCTCTGCAAAAGCAGGAGTCAGATTATCCAAATCATTCTCACGAATCTTAGTTCCGTCATCGTACAAACTTACGATATAATTCCCATTCTGATACTTGCCAATAAGATTCATATTTTCCTCCTTAACCATCATATCCATAAGCGCCGAAAGCTACAATTTTTTCGTTATTTTTAGTAGTATATTCTTTATAGAATTTGTCTAGATAATCATTTCTGTCTAGCCACTCTGAATATGTTACAATTTCATCCATTGACTTATTCTCTTTAATATACCCAAGCGTATATTTTTCTTGCTCTTCTTTAGTTAGCTGATTCCAATTCTTCTGATATTTCTGTTTATGAGATTCATAATTATTTTCAGCTTTCTCAAAATCTGCTTTTGTTAATTCTAGTGAAGATACAAACTTTTTATAGTAACTATCAAATAGAAGTTTTCCGTTTTTCCAGTTATCATATTCTTCTTTTGTACACATTGTTAGTGAATGAGTAGAAGAACTGTTTGTTTCAAATACATTCTTTCTAATCTGTCTCATAATTAATTCCCCTTAAAAAAGTAATCATAATGTTCTGCGTCGTGATTTGGGTTTGGAATGGTTCCATAATTATCATCCCAAATAGTTGCCTCTGCGCAATAGCGCATGCTGTCTTCATCATCAGAATTATCATTCCCGGTGTAAATGCAGCTATCGCCAAAAAGATATCTAATTAGAAGGTCTTCGTTCGAAAGCAGTGCATTAATTAGTTCTGCACATTCACCGGCATGGTCAACGTTTGCCCATCGATAACGAGGAGATGCGAACTCAATATACTCATAATCAGGATTGTACTCAGACTTCTTATATTCAACTGGCTCGAATTCATATTGCACGCCATACCTGTCAAGAATTTCTTTAATTTTATTGATTCTTTCCTCATATTGTGCGGGAGTAGAAGAATCAACAATTGCCGTATGCAAATATGATGCGGTATCTCCTACGCAATCTTGTCCCCAACCGTATTCACCAGCTCCGAAATAAACATGTCTACCAGCTACATTTGGAACCTTTTCTTTACTAATTGCAATGCTGTGTGTGCTGGACGAGTTCGATTCAAATACCCCTCTTCGAATAGTTCTCATATATTTATCCTCCTTTAATTTTGTATTGTTCTTGTTTCTGCCATTATTATAACACGAATTTACTATTTGTCAAGTTGTCAATATGCACAAAAGGTACGGCGAAAATGCCGTACCAATTGGTTAATGTGCCAGAATATCACACTCATGTAGCTGATCTACCATTATCTTTAGATATGTTGGTAGATTTTTATAATATTTCTCGTTTAAAAATGGCGCCATATGTGTGCTGACAAGCCAAGCAACATCCATGTTGATTTCATTTACAACAAGGCCATACGCCATCCAAGCTCCAATACATTGATGTTGATAGTAGTGCGCGATATCACTTGGTTCACCTTTTGCATTGACAAATGCTTTGACGTATGGCTTACCAATATCGTGCAATGATGCCGCAAGCGCAAGAGTATTATCACACATATCGTTACTTACAGCATGCTTATATGCCGACTCACAATGATTGTAAATGTCTAAGGTATGATGTGGATTGTCATGCGGGATTTTCATTGCATTCATAGAATCATCTATGTACTTTTGCTGATTGAAATTGTCTGGCAAAATCACCTTAATTTCATTAATACCCTCATCATAATAAGGAGCCTGAAACCGCTTCAACATTCTGTCAATAACTTCTTTACCAACTGTACGCTTTCTTGCGGCATCACGCTCAATGCAAGTTTCAATTGGTGCCCAAATAATGTGTGCTTCAATCTTAGCAAACTTAGGACAAGCTGCAATAATTCCGGCTCTGTCCTTTCTGGTCATGCTCGTGCAATCATAAATGACATCATAACCGAAATTCAAGCCAGCAACTGCCCTAGTTTGCATTCTTCCAAATATTTCATTATTGTCACCTTGAATAGCTTCGTTTCCCCATAATTCTTTGCGAATCTTATCTGAGCTTAAATGAACCGTATTGGTGTGCTCTGAGATATATTTCTCAGCATATGTAGTCTTACCGGAGCCGCTGGGCCCGACAAGCAGTATTAAAGTGGGTCTATTCATTTTTCCATCACCGATCTCTTTCTTTTCCTCTCGAAAATCCACCAATAATCTACTAGTGCAAAATCTCTGCCATAGTAATAAATGAAAATTGAATCTCCATCTTCTGCAATGTAAAGTCTACCGTTATAACTCACTCCACATTTTTTCGTGCCTTCAAGATGTTTTCTACCAATTTTGTTAACATCTTTCTGAGATATACCCCAATTACCCTTAAAATAAGGTTCTATCCAATTGTTAAACTCAATTCTGCGTGACTCATAATCTTTTCTTTGTTGTGTAATTTTATCATACGCTTGCTTAAGTTCTTCCATCGTATGTTCCCCTTCTGAAAAGCGGCAGTCTTCTTGTTCTTTTGCTATTTCTGCAGAATTAAGAATTGTATTAAAAAGAGCAGCGCCAGAAACAGGATCTATTCTATGGTTAATATAATCGTAATCCATATACATGTTGAATTCTTCATCATCATATTCTGGTTCAGAATCATAAAAATGCTCTGTATGTTCGACAACATAGTAATGATTAAAAAGCTTATCAATAAATCTGTTACTAGGCTTTAATTTTCGAAACGTAAGCCTATTAGTGCAGCCTCTTTCAAGTTCTTTTTGAATCAAGTCTTGACGAATGTTAATCATTTAACCACCAATCTCTTTCTTAATTGCAATCCTCATAATTTCATACTGTACACTGTCTAACAAAGCATTAATAATTTCGTCAACGCTCCATTCTCTTTTTAAGAACTTATCACACATTTCGTCAATATGACCAATTGACTTTTCCGCCACAATTCTTGCTGTGCCCCAATCAAAAGACTCTCCAGTCTTTACCTGTTTGAGAAACTCCGGCATTTTTGATTGTAGGCATTTCTCATAGGACTCACCATTAATATATCTTTCAATATACTCCTCTACACGTAATAGATGGTGTAGTTGTTTTGGATCGTATCCAAATTTGTTAATCCACTCCATACGAGACGGATAATGATGTTCCATTGCAAAATACTTTTCTTTAGCGATTCCTCTCATAGACTTAATGGCTTGAATGGGAGAGTAACGTGCAATACCTTCTCTGGCATCAATAAGTCTGTTCCACTGTCCCTCATACATAGGATTTAGGACTTTGTATGTTGTGAAAAGAATTTCTAGAAAATTCAAGTTCTGCTTCCTAAATGTCTGAATATAGAGCCTAATGTCCTTCCAGTCTGTATGTTCGTCGTTGGCTCGAATATGAGTTGTACTAACGGGATTCTTATTCATTGCAATATCCTTAAATGTTGGTGTTACAATCAGTTTGGTGTCAACATCTGAACCTTCATAATCAAGCCCATAATTGCCACTGCCTTGATAGAAGATGCCAACAATTCTGTCCTTCGGAAAGGATTCAAGAGCCTCATTATAGTGCTCTTGAACCCTATCCATAATCCACTGATCTGAATGATAATTCATTTTGTCATCACCTTGCTACTACTTACAGTAGCCTTAAAGAAACTTCCAATAACTGCTAGAGCTCCACATACAACAGGAATTAATTCTGGAACAAATCTAGTCGTTCCAAATAGTGTGTTTAGACCAGATGCCATTGCTCCACCAACAATATTCATCAGAATCCAACCACCAAACCAACCTGCGCCAAAAATGAGGATAGGAGAAAGAATCCACAAAATCACTACTCCAATAATTCCAATAATTGATCCAATATTATTCTGCATATTTAAATACCTCCATTTAATTCATTAATAGCTTTAACCCATTTATTTGTATCCCAAGACTTTGCATAATCCCAAAAGATTCTAGAATCAAAACAATGGAATAGAAAATCCTTCATATACATTGGGTATTTCATAACTTCACGAGCATAAGCACCACGAGTTTCAAACTCTTTCATGTTAAAAATTTCTTTAAGCTTATCAAGTGCTTTGTATCCAATCTCATGCATTGCTTCTTCCGCTTGCTTCAACTCGTCAGCATAATCGGATGCATAAGTAAGGAATTCTTCCTGTTCTCCATCAAGCACAATTTGAACAAGACGTTCTGTATTGACTACTCCATTATTACGAGCATAATGTGCTAAAATATAAGCACTTGATTTGATCTTGACTCTGTTAAACTTTGCGTCACATACAACATAACCTTCTTCGTCCCAAGGAAGTGCATTTGCTGCCTTCTGTACGTCTTCAAGAGAATGAAGAGGATAACGCTTAGGCATTTCAAAAACATAGCTCATATCAGAATCTTCTGGATTCCATTCTTTCCCATCTTCCATATCGCGCATACCAAGAAAATATAGCTTAGTTTCTTCATATGGAATTACGACACGGTTATACGGAGACACAAGTTCAAACATATATGTACACTTCTGATCTGCTGTTTCTTCCCATTCTCCCCATGATATTGGCATAGCATCTTCTACCAAAGCACCAAAAGTAGGATACTTCACATCATTAAGCTCCGCTTTAAAAGCATCAATCGTACCATTGGTACAAATATGCCATCCATTATCATAAAACATGCCAATAAGCGATCCATCAACTTTTTCCTGCACAGAAGCAGTTGCCCAATCAATGTCTGGGCAATAAGACTCGCCGTAATTACCGAATTTTGTAAATTTTTCGCAGACACATCCCCAATCACTTTCTCTGAAAATAATTCCACGTGCTTCACGAACCAGGGGAATTGTGAAGTCAGAAGAGATTTGATTATACTTGAACATAATATAATCGCCATCACGAGAAATCTTTAGGTTGTAAGGATCAGTTGTAAGTAGTTCTTCCCAGTTTTCATGGGAGAGAATAAAATCTCTAAGTTCAAGATGATACATTATGAAAAGCTCCTCATTGAAAATTCAAATCCATCAGGATCTTTGAAGTGGTCATTTGCAAACCAATTATCAAACTTATAGCTCTGTAGGCTTTCTGGAATATGACTAATTGGGCCATAGTCTGGAAGATTTTTATCATACCAGCGAGAATCTTTGTCTTGTTCAATCTTCTCTGGCTTCTTGGCTCCAAGAACGCCGCCATTAAACTTAATCACTCTATCATCAAAAGCGTCCCAATTGTATTCTGTTCCATATTCATCATAGATTTTAAATTCACCAGTATCATATGCAGCTTTATATTCTGCTACAGAGTTAATACCATCTTTATGCCCCTGCCAAGCCGGAAGCCAGCCGCAACTAGTCTTGGCTACGTGAATCTCATACCCAAAATATGGCTCATCTGTAAGTTCATAAGAATACGGGGCATACCGTTGAGCCAGCTTTTTGTTCTTTGTAATCATATAAAAATTCGTGCTCATAAGTTATTCTCCTTATTAATTCCATGTAGATGTTTTTGCTACCCAATTACAAACTTTACACTCATTGAGTGTATTTGTAAGCTCATTAATAGCTCCATTTATTACAAATCAATATCGTCATCGGCCTCAATCTTTTCTTCCGCTTTCTTCTTACAAGCTGCAATAGCATCTAGAACATCTCTGCGGCCAATGTTTTCTTCACACCATTGCAAATAGTCTGGATGTTCATGATACACATCGATAATTTTCTGTCCCTTGTATTTGCCAAACTGCATTACATAATTATCTACATCAAAATTGTTAACTGCATTGACGTCAGATTCTGAGAAAATTTCATTCAAATATTCTGGAATTGTCATATCAATATCGCTACGGCTTGCAAGATAGTCACATTCGTGAACAAAAATTTCAGCTTCATTCTGAGGTTCTGGAAGAACGGTCTTACTTCCACGTCTTGCAGTTGTCCATTCTCCTGAATGTGCTGCGCAAAGATGTGCCATAAACTCTTTAATTTCTGAATCAATATCATGTTTGACTTTTGCTGTTCTTATCCATTCTTCCGCGAGAAGAGGATGCTCATGAACCGTATATTGAGATGTTCCGTCGCCACATTTCAATGCATCATGGAAAATCGCTGTACATCTAATAGCATCTCTAATTCTTGGGTCTGGGAACTTCTTTTCTTTATTATACTTAAGTCCAAGTCTATAATTTGCAATTGTTCCAAACATAATGATGTGGTAAATTTGCCCATGAAGCATACATTGTGTTTTATTATGGTGCTTACCTGTTGTACTACTTGGCATATCGAATATGTAATTTGGAATTTGTTCAATCATATCTTCGCAATATAGTTTAATTTCTTCTGTTTCAAACTCATTTAAAAGCTTTTGAAAAACTAAGATTTTAGTTTCAGATGTCATCTTTGCCCTCCATATTTATACTATTTTCTTCTGTCATAATTACGCTTCCTCCTTGCATTCTTCACAAACAGGAAGTACCCATCCAGTCGTATATGACGTCGCTAACTTTCCACACACCGCACAAGTTTTCCGGCTAATAGTGGCGTATTTTTCAAGTATATTTTCAATCTTGTCATATAATTCATTCATATCAGCAACTTCTAGGTCGGAATAATCCTTGTCTTCCCAGCTCCAATACACTCTTAGTTCTCCCCACTTTTCCTTCGCCTGTACAATTTCAAAGTTTTCAGTATAACTACCAATAATACCAAAGAGTTCTTCTTTCAGCTTTGGCACAAAACTATTAACCCAGCCATCCGGTAGAAAATCTAGTGCCTCAACTCTGTCTTCAAACTCACAATAAAGGTCTTCATAATAATCTTTATATTCATTGCCCATCTATCATTTTCTCCAATCTTTTTAATGCTTTATCTCGGTCTCCAATGTACTTATCTTCCAAAACCATTGGGCTCTTTCCACTACCAAGTTTTGTAGCAACATTGTCCGCAATTTTATAAATATAATATATGTCGCGCAAAGCTGTCGTTGTAACATAAAATGTTTCGCCTTTTAGAGACTTGATCTCTGTCATAATAATTTCTTTAGATGGAAGACCTTTCATTAATCGTCCTCCGCATAATCAACCACCTGTTTGGTCTTATGGCAACATTCACATTCTGTTTCATATGGCGTCATTACAATTTTCTTAATTTCTTTCTTTGAAGGCTTCATAATGCGAATATAACATGCTTTACATAGATTAGAATATGCTTCTTTCATAACTATCTCCTTAAATTTCAAATTCTTCTGTGGCATATCCCCCGTTAGTCGTGTAATGGACAGTCTTAATGCCAAGTTCTTTAATTAATTTTTGGCAGGAGGGGCAAGGGCGACTCATCGCCAGCCCACCACGCTTATATTCTCTGTATACGTAGAGTTCGCAATCTCTCCACTTAATATCTTTATTTCCAAGCAGCGGAATAAGACAACTAACTTCAGCATGTAGCTTTGCAGGAGTTTCCTCTTCAAAACGCTCTTTATTAAGTTTTTGCTGCAAAGGATGCGTCCGCTGAGAATTGCAAGAGCTAGAAATAATTCTGTGTTTATAAACCAATACTGCTCCTACATTTACTCTTTTAAAATCCGATAGTGTACTAACTGCCTGAGCTGCTCTAAAATAACTTTTATCTTTCTTCGACAACACCCTCATCTTCCTCATACAATCGTTTATCCTTACGATCCTTGGCTCTGTTGTATGCCTTAGCGTTGCGCAGAACCTTAGTCACTGGTCGTGGACATGTCCAAAAATTTCTCTGCTTCTTGGCTTCTTCCTTAATACGATTGTCCTCTGTCATGGTGTCAATCTCCTTTCAATTAATTTTGTATTGTTATTATAGCATGGAATCTTCATTTGTCAAGTACCTTACTGGCGTAATCTGGAAATAATTTTTGGTAACATTTTAGAAACATAGTCGATTTCTTCTTCAGTGTTTAGATGAGATAGTGAGATTCTAATGCTGCTTAATGCCTGTTCGGTTGTGAGCCTAATAGCTTTGAGCACATGAGAAGGTTCTGCTGTTCCTTCGTTACATGCCGACCCAGAGCTAATCTCAATGCCATATAGATCACACATTGTGACTAGGTCAGAACTCTTCACATCGTCAATCCTGAGGTTTAAAATACTTTCTATACATGGAGTTTTTGCATCAATTGCATTAAGTGTGACTCCTTTTACCCCAAGTAAGTTATCCTTTAATTTCTTTGATAAGCAAGAGAGTTTAGCATTATTTTCATCCATATGCGTGATTGTATATTCTAAAGCTGCTGCCATTGCAAGGATGCCCAGTACATTGGTCGTGCCGCCTCGGATCCCTCTTTCTTGTCCGCCACCATTAATTAATGGATTAACACTAATTCCATTTTTAATATACAGGAAGCCGATCCCCTTAGGAGAGCCAAACTTGTGCCCCGAACACGACATCATATCTACGCCAAGATTTTTTACATCAATCTTCATATGAGGGAAGGCCTGTACTGCGTCTGAATGAAACAACATATTATTGTCATGTGCAATCTTTGCCAAGTATTTAATTGGTTCAATTACCCCTATTTCGTTATTTACAAACATACATGACGCAATGCTTGGTGAAATACAAAAATCATTGTCTTTCATTTCATGTATCTTTGTTTTAAACTTTGTACAATCAATCAATCCATTTGAATTTACATTAATTTTAAAATCTGATTTAATAGAATGATGTTCAATATTAGAAGCAACAGAAAATCCATTACACATCACCCATGAATTTGCTTCTGATCCACCAGACGTGAAATAGATTTCGTTGGATTCTGCCCCAATCAATTCCGCAATCTTTTCACGTGCTTCTTCTACCTTTACTTTGACAGTACGAGCCGTCTCATAAGAACTGTTGGGATTATAGAACTCATCCAAATTTTCTAGAATAGCTTTCTTTGCTGCTTCACAAATGGGAGTTGTAGCAGCATTGTCCATATACACCCTCATTTTATACCTCCTCTCCAGTTATACTGTCAATAATTTTGTATTCTGTCATCCACCCGCAAATATTCGGCACTGTTTTAAGCAGTGATAGATTATTTGCGTCAATCCATTTATTAACTCCATTGTGTTTGAAAAATAAAATATACTTATCTGTTTTCATATATACACCATCCTCTATTAATTTTGTATTGTTTACCCTGTATTAGTATATCATGTATTTACAATTTGTCAACCCATTGCATAAAAAAATAGTGGGTTATTGCCCACTATTTTATTTTGAGAAATATACTCCATCTACATATAACATTGGCGTACCAAAACTATGGAATGTATGTATTCTAAAATATACAACGTCTGTAATTCTATGTCCAGATAATACATAATCAACAACTTTATATTGTTCTTCTTGTGGCATAACATATTGATAATATGGAGCAACTGCAAAATGATTTTCAGAATTTAATACCCATAATCCACCGTATTCGTCACAATGATTAAGAATGGCAGACAATGTAATTACTTGACACTCCCATGATGTGCTTCCGGCTTCACAATATAGACATTGGGCTAATAGTTGTTTCTCATAATCTGTATATTGTGTATCTGTATCTACAAATTTGATTTCAGACACGTCACAATATATACTACACTTTGATAAAATATCATCTAATTCTTCTTGCTTTAATGTTTCTTGTTGCTGTTCGAAAATTTCTTCCTGATATAGTACTGCCTGTTCATAAATATTAAGCTTGTTAATTGGCGGGTTTGTTTCTGATTCATATTCTATGAATAAAGGTTCTTTATATAAACTAGCATTTTCTGATGCTACATAATCTTTTTTATTCAATATGTTAATAATAATTACAAATAATAAAAGTCCAAAAATTATAGTTACTTGCTTCCACTTACTCATCATATCTCTCCTAATAACAAAAAAATAATAACCCATGCTACCCGATCCATTGATAGCACGGGTTATAATTTACTTACATAGTTCTTGCTTAAGACGTTCATTTTCTAATTTTAATTCCTCTAGTTCATTAACCATTTGCACAATCGAATACAAGAATGATATCCCCGTTGGATTACCATTTTCGGCCTGAATTCTTGTGGCAATAATGTCTTTCAACGTTTTAGTATCCATATTTACCTCCTTAATTAATATCTGGATGATTGTTGAAAAAATTAAAGAAATAAGTTTCGTCTGCTTTATTATCACAAAATAGTTCGAGATAATCACCCTTATCTCCAAGCAAAGCCCCTAGCGCAATATATTGAGAAAACTCAGATTTAAGGTTAAATTTATCACCTTCTGGAGAAGTCAAATATACATTTCCAGAACATTGCTTTACAGCACAAAGAAAATCATTGATTTCATTAATGTTTTTAATTCTCATATAATCTTATCCCCTTCTTAATATTTTTAGCCCTACGTCCGCAGAACACGACAGCGCTATCGCTAGTTTTTTACAGAGATAACAGTACAGTCATGAACTAAACCATACAAACGTAAACATAACTAATAGGGCTTACTGGTCAGGATGGGGAGTCTCGAACTCCCGACCCATTGCTTAAAAGGCAATTGCTCTACCTACTGAGCTACATCCTGATATTTTTATTCACCAACGAGAATCCACAAAAACTTCTTTCCCCATTTTACTTGAAAGAAATCCAACTCATTAAGTTCTCTCCAAAGGTCAGGTCTATTTCTGCGAACTTCGCTAGTACTTTTCACAATCCCCGCTTCAACTAAAATCCGAGGAAGAAATCTTTCTTCTGTCAAAAGAGTAACTTCAGATTCGTTCAGAGCCCAATCTTCCAGACTAGAACCAAAAAGTTCCGCAGGAGTTCCAACCAAAGGAACGCCAACAATTACGTTTTGATACATAAGCCTACTCCTTTCTAATAAGAATTACCTTTATTCAGTCAACCTGTAGCAGCAGGTAGTAATTGTGAGACTTATACCATTTTTCTCCTTCGCATACTTGTTGGAAGTATCGCCGAGAATCCGCGAGAGCGGTGGAGCGAGTGAGGGCAATCGAAGCCCCATCTTCTGCTTGGAAGGCAGACATAATAACCATTATACTACACCCGCATATTTTGGCCGTTACCGAATGGCTTCATGTGGTCAGCAATCAGCCACTCAGCAACTACATTACAACCAAAAGTTAGAACGGACTCAATATGACCAACTTATTCAGTCCGCCCTTATGAAAAAATAGGATTTTATTTTTCTCCAAAAGGCTTATCTGGGGCACTTGCAATGCTAAACAGAGGTGCGATAAGACAATTATGTGTTGATGTTTTTGTGAAAGATCTAAGTTAGGACGTAGGAACCATCTCTTTACAAGATAACATCAAACCTACGGGTAGAGCCTCCACAAACACCACCTAACAAAGCCTTTGTTTCATCGGCTGGCAGCGGATGTTGGTAACGATCCAACCTTTCTCGGGTCAAAGCCGAGTGTCCTTCCAATGAACGAATCCGCCATATATGCGGTTTAGGATAACCGCAAATGGTACCGCTGACGTGTTCGACCACGCAATCTCTTTCGAGCCTTGGTTTTTGAGACCAAGATGTATACATTCCATCACAGCGGCATATTGAATGGGGTATTATAAACGACCGCCCCATCATCGGCCTCAGCATAACAACCACTAGGGATGTATGTAGTGAGAAGTTCAAGGGGATGACTTCTCTCGCATTTTTACCATCCGAAGACAAATGCTTTGCATACGCTAATCCGTATGCCAGAGATAACACTCCGGCTGTGTCAAACCGTCCTCTGTACGGAATCGAACCGTTCCTGCTCCTTGACTGGAGGTGTGCAACCTTTACACTAAAAGAGGATATGACGCCGTTAAAGTGCCTGACGGCTGACACCCAATTTGATATGTTGATATCATGATATCTAAGTCATTATTGGGAATGATAAATATATCTTACTATTAGCATTACCCACTACTCACCACATGGAGGTTGTAAGACTTGAGTAGCTACCCCCACTCCGACTCGAACGGAGAACGTGCTCTAATCTGGAGCCTTAATGCCGGGTATAGGCCGGGTGTTTTACCATTAAACTATGAGGGCATATATTTTGTTGTCTCTCCAACCGTCACCGTTTCTGCCATTTTATAGGGTTTGCTAGAACGGTTTAAGCAACTTACTATCATATGGCGGAAGTAGAAGGACTTGAACCTACGACATCTTGCTTAACAGGCAAGCGCTCTAACCACTGAGCTATACTTCCAAATGGCGACCCATACCAGACTTGAACTGGTGTCCTCTTGCGTGACAGGCAAGCGTGATACTCTTCTTCACCAATGGGCCATATAATCCGGCTTTTACGGTACGCCCAGTAAAGTGGACACGCTTGAATTTCACAATTGCCTAGCGTTTCAGGTACTTTTTAGGAGTTTGGATATAATCCCTTATCCATTCACGCATAGTCCCTTAGTACCATGGGCTATAGGACTCACTCCAAGTGGCTGGATTCAACTCCCCTGTAAACTCAGGTCTTCCTATCCCCTACCCTTGAAGGATGTTTACCGTACTTTTAGACCGCTGGCACACATCAGGCGGATGTGGTAGTTTAATGACTTGCCAAGGTCATGGTGCAGGTGAAGGGCCACGATCCCTCAATCCCTTACGGGCAACAGATTTTACTTACCCCTACCATTTTCATGGCCACCATTTGGTGTTTGTGGTCTGGACTATCTTATAACCATGCTTACTTATGTAAGTTTAGGTAACTCCTCTATAGTCTCTACACATTTAGAACTTAGTTCATTTAGCTCTTGATTGGCGTATCTTATTAAGACTTAGCGTTCCAAGAATTAGGGAGTTTACTAACTATTTCGTTTCCAAAATAGTGACCCAACCTTCATAGCTTTTACCTATGAGCGGAGTCTGTTTCGTATACCAATTCCGACACACCTGCATATCTTAGGGCAGCTTTAAGGTGATGCCCAGCACCATACTTAACTCCTTAAAAGTTCTTCAATGCGGCTTCCACCGCATCATATCTCTCACTCATAAGCGTCTCAACAAGGCACTCATAAGGATCGGTCTTACCACTCATGACCATCTTGCAAACATTAGTGGAGAATCCACTAACAAGAGCAACACCAAGGTCATTTTCCTTTACAGGAATAGTTCCAGTGCGAGAATTTACATTCCAGAAGACTAATCTAGGCATTTGATACCCAGCATCCTCAAAACGCTTCTTAATTGTCTCAAAAAGTCTTGCACTAGGTCTATTAAGACCATACCCATTACCACCACAAGTTGCACAGGAGTCAAACTCCATGTCTGAAATAATCAGTACATTCTTAGGCATATCCTCTTGCTTCATATGACCATTTACCGCAGTAGTAAGAATCAAATCAAACACCTTTTCAATGTTCGTATTTGAACACTCACTATGACTATATGCAACACGAAGCTTATCTCTTAGAGAATTGCACTGACTAAAATCAACCAATTGAGGTCTGCTAGAGAAAGTAATGTACTTATCCTTAAAGTCACCAGAAGAATGTTCTGCAAAGTAAATTGCAAGTGCATTCGCAACTTCAAGTGCTGCAATATGAGTATTTCCACCAATATTGCAACACATAGAGCCAGAACTGTCTGCGACTACAATGGTGTTTCCACACCCATTTACTGTGTCAGGCAAAGCCTTCCAAAGAGATTCAAGAGTTGCATCGTACTCGTTGACGCGGCAGCCCCATCCAGTTGTGCTAGAATACTTATGCACAATGTCGTGAGGAAACAAAGTTCCCGCATTAATCTTAGCTTCACCATTTTCGAGCTTACTCAGATACTCTCTGCGACGCTCCTCATCATTACGAAGGAAAGCTCTGTTATAAATGAGATTTGCACGAGAAGGAACCGTTTCATACTTAATGTCTTCCCACTTCTTTGCAGACATCTTGCTCTCTACAATATCAATGTAAGAACGAAGAGAAGAAAGTGTCTTACGATACTCACGCTCAGTCATACTAAGATTCTTGCAAATATATCTTGCATTCATCTTAGTTCTTGTAGAAGAAGCATTTACGGAAGGGAGCCACTTAGCAAGAAGAGATACGGGTTTATTCTCTGCCATATTTGCGATGTCATCAGAAAGCTGCTTCTTAATGATATCGAAAACAACACCATCCACATCCGTTCCAAACAGACACCACAGGTCATCATAACGGCCATACTCGCTCACCAGACAGGCAAGACGTTTAACAGTATTGGGGTCGTCCTTTACCATATTTTTAAGAACCGTTCTGAACAAACGTCTCTCGCCAAGACCGCCACGAACATCTCTTGCGAAAAATAACCAACGTAAAGCCATCATCTTGTCTTCGAAATAAGCCTTCGTGAACTTATCATAGATGGTCTTCTCGTTCATACCGCGCATAGAAGCAACGGCAAAGTTTAGGTCAGTCAGTTCTTTGCCAGAAGTACGATACCCAAGAGCACCATTCTCAGTCACCGAATAGTTGAAATCCTCGTTCAGAGTATTCTTTACTGCATTCATAAAAGACATTTTTCTTTCCTCCATTTTTGATTTATTTCTAAATCCCAAGACACATTCTTATGTACAATCTCCAACATTAAAAATTTGCTGTTAGTGTCTTTGGAGTTTATTCAACGAGACGCCAAAATAAAATCATTAGTAAAAATATCATTTTCATCTTTTTTAAATTGCTGTAAGCGTCTCTATGTAAGGCAAGGCACCATCAATATAATATCCAGCATATTGTTTAAAGTTGCTGCTAGTGCCTTTTTAAAGTCTCCTGACAGGGCTCGAACCTGTGACCTCTGGTTTAACAGACCAGTTAGAAACTTGCTGTTTAAGGCTTTTACAAGTCTCGTTATTAAGCGCTCTACCCGACTGAGCTACAGGAGACATATGATTGCGATGAGTAGGAATCGAACCCACAATTGCAGCTTGGAGCATTAATTTTGCAAACTTGCTGTTCATGTCTAGCTAGACACTTCAAAATAATCGCTGCCGTCTTAACCATTTGACTATCATCGCATATAGTTGAGCCTTTTCAGTTCGTGCTCAGGAACTTTAATTTTGTATTGTCTTGAACTATCTGTATTATATCATAAATTTTTTATTTGTCAAGAGGTTTTTAAGAATTTTTTGTAAGCCGCCAAGATGCTTCGAACATCGCCTTATTGAGATCCTCTACGAACGCAGAAGACAGTCTATCAAGCTGCTTATAATACTTCCGCATGACCTTGCGCTTTACTTCCTGTTCGCCATATTCCTTGTCGTACTCGTCGCCGCCATAGGGCTTAGACGCAGCCTTGAAGACATCATTCATAAGATACTTACTAGGATCGAAGCACAGGCTCTTTGTCATACCCATTGCCTTTGCAATCCGGTTAATACAGTCATACTTTGTACCCCGCAGCTCGCCAATCGTCGTGCCATCGCTCAGGTGATAATACTTAATCATTTTTTCTTGCTCCTTTTCAATTAATTTTGTTTTGTTTCTTTCAACTGTCCATATTATATCATATATTTTTTATTTGTCAAGTACTTTCAGGAAATTTTTTCTGTTAATTTTCTAGTCTCATTATAAGACAAATACTTAACATTTAGTTCCTTTAGTGCCAATAACTCTTTGTTTTCAAACTCGTTCAAATGTGTCACTGCCAAAGATACATTATAAGAATGCTCCCCAATATCCTTTTTGATTCTGTTTACAAGTTCATTAACATCCAGCTTACCATATCGAATACTGCCCTGATACGGATTTGGCACATTGGTCTTATCTTTCATAGAACCATTGATTTCAGATTTATCACATTCACCATCAAAAGCCCCAGCACCATGTCTTGTTAGGTATGTTCTTGTAACATAACACACTTCAACGTTAGCGCCAAATAAATACTTTTCAATAATCACATGCGGGTTCTGAATTCCAGTATTGCTAGGAGTTGTATTGTCTCCGTATCTTGTCTGGTTCTGATCTAGTAGCAGACCTTGCCCATTTTCAAATACAACATTGTCATATCGTCTCAATATGCGTCCATAATCAAAAACCATATGCGAACACATGAACTGAATGTCCGCAATAAAATTATAAATTAGATTATCAGAATATAGAATTTCTTCCCACTGTTTTACTACATCTGGATTCGCAGACGCTAATCTCTGCGGCATATATTTATCTCTAATATTTTTTAGAAATTGAACTTTATATTCTTCACTCATCATATTAAAGTGCCGCAATGATGGTGCTCCAGTACTTGTATATCTGCAGATAGTTTCCCAGATTCCCATGCCGCAAGATCCATGTCGATTTTCTCCACGACTATCTTCAAGAATTTGATTTACGATCACGTCATACGGCGTTGACCATCTGCAATTCCAATGAGCACAAACGAGTGGCTTAAAGCCTAAAGAATCCAATTCTTCATGCTCTTTTCTGAAAGTCATAGGATTCAAAATATATTGCTCACTAAAATATGTAGGGGCTTCTGCAAAAGTGCCAGAACCAAAATGATGAAACACATGTCTAATGCCATCTGGCGTAACCACAGTGTGCCCTCTCTGCGCTCCGCCATTAGATAAAACAACAATACAGGATTCATTCCGCTTTTTTGCTTCTGCGCAGAAATAATCAGTCATCAATCCTTTTCCTTCGTCCCCAAAATTGCTACCGATTACTACTTTAACATTAGACATGTGTTTATCTCCTCTTACCAAGAAATTCCTTCGCTAGTATTTACAAATGTACTTGTATCGCTTCCAGTAAATGCATTTGTTACAATCTCAATAATGTCATCTGCAATCTTATTTACAGATGTAGTCTTGAGATGATTCGTATCAAGAAACTTGCCGAAAGTATCCTTAACGGCTTCTTCATAACGACCATACCCATGCTTTACATACAAATGGTAGATATCAAACTTCTCAGAAGCATCCTTGTAAAGCTGAGCTGTCTCAACATCATCCTGTAGGTTATCACCAGTCGCAACAGATAGAGTATTCTTAGGCAGATACGGATTCAAAGGTTCATCACCCATTGTAATAATAACACCCTTCTGCCCACGATTCCAACAATCTAGTTTGGTATGATTAAGCCCAAAATACCATGCGGCAGTATAGGACTCATAAGAATTGCCGCCGCCACCGCCCTCAAAATAAATTTTATCAAGCTGTTCTGCGATTCTGATATCTGATTCAAACTGAGATGCCTGAATTGGAGCGTTATCATAAGCAAGATCTCCAATGCCCATAATCATAAATTCAACATCTGTCATCTTCTCATATAGGCTTGTCATAACAACATTGATCTGCTTTGCAACTTCCATGGCTGCACTGCCCATACTACCAGTGACATCGAGTGCTAGAATAACAGGCTTTGTATTGGGATGCTCTGCGGAATCTACACACTCGCGAACAACATTTTTAGGATTAAGCTCCGCCACTAGGCATCTCGATTTAAAATTATCCTGAACACTATTTAGTCCTCTGACAACACCAAAATCGTCTACCATTGCACACTTTGCAGTAGTTACATAGCTAGTAAAGTTATCTCTCGTCCAAGAACCGCCACCCATAATTACTCAGCCTCACTTTCATCGTCGATTGCATCAATATCAAAATTAAACATTCCGCTAAACATATCCGACATATTACCGCCATTCATAAGCATCATCATAGGAAGCATAGAATTCATTCCGTTGCTTGAACCATTACCACCCTTCATCATCTCGGACATGACCATATAAGACATCATCTTGTCCACACCCTTCTTGCCCTTCATAAAATTGTTACCGAACATAGATACGATCTTACCATAGAAATAAGTACTTCCCATAAATACATGACGCTCAGGGAGGACGGTTTCTACAGTAGAATCCTCATAATTAATAACCGTAATGGTCTCCTTCTCAGCCTTAATAACACACTTTGGCTTGCCAGACACTAGAATAATGTCTCCAACTTCAACCTTGTTGGTTGGCATAACGAAGAAGAACTCTTCGCCAATGTCAAAAACAAAGCTGTCACAATTTGTAAGACGCCCATTCTTCACATTATAGCTCTTATAGCCATTGGAAGTCTTAACAGCGATTCCTCCGCTCATAGAAAGTCGGCACATACCGGGAGCAATCTTTCCGAACATACCATTGAACACATTTGTCATAACTCAATTCTCCTTTTTGATTTTACTTTAATTTTGTTTTGTGTTTCTTACTGTCTAGATTATAACACGTTTTTCTTATTTGTCAAGAGATATTTTAATTATTTTTAGCTCTAAAACAATGAAAATCTTCACAAAAACCATTATCAAATGCTATATCTTGGTGCGCTTCATCATTATATTTCGCGCATCCTTTTGGCCCTTGGTCATTTTCCCAGCCATTTTCATCAACCCAAATATCACGAATTGAGTAAATACAAAAGTCACAGCAGGGAATACAACCTTCTCCGCACAGTATCATCTATACCATGGCCCTTCACCGTTATAAAATAGATCATGTATTAGACGCACAAGCTCTGCCGGATCTTCTCTCGTATCACTAATATCCTCAACAACTTCAGCAATTTTCACTTCGGGGTTTTCCTTAGTCTTTACTTCTTCTACATCCACTGACGAACCTCCTTTGGATTTTCATCCACTTCATAATAAGTGCGATGATAATCTTCTGATGGCATATAATACCACCACGGATTTTCATCCCAAATTCCGTTAGGACGAATATGAAGGAGACAAGTAAGATTAGTGCAGTAATATCCGGCTGTATTTGAATAGAGCTTGGCACCGCATTTTGGGCAATAAATCATTTTCATTTCATCACGTCCTATAGAGAATTGTATAATAAGAAGTATAGCCACGCACTACTTCTGTCATAGCAATAATTTCATAGCTTTTTCTATTAGCTTCCTCAATAAACCTTCTCAATTCATTGATGCCCTCACAGAGTTTTACTTCGACACATCTCATACCCGTTTACCCCGCATTATAGCTCGAGCACAGAACCGTCCCTTCGTGGAAAATCTCTGTTGTTCCAACCAGTCTAACATTTACTCTTTCTGGCATTACCCAACTGTCAAGAGGCTCATCACTCTCATACCACAATTTATCATAACGGCGAGTTTTTTCATTCCACCCACGCGCAGCGCCTCGCGGATGAATATGTCGCGCAGACTCTTCGTCCTTAGCCACGACAATCGCACTATCATAGGTATCATAACCAAGCCACTCGTCAACCCAAATCCTATAGATATTCATTTTCAAATCTCCTTTCAACCGAATTCATCTGTACAGAAAGTGTCATAAGCCCCAAGCAGTGCTTCTTTCATCAAATGCTGAAAGTCCTTAGACTTCCCATTTTCAAGCCAACACTCCTTCATCTTATGCCAATTTTCTTCGCGTTCGAAGAAAGAAGAAAGGACATAAGCAAGCTCATCCAAAGTAATACCTTCTTTGATAGAGAGTTTTCTATCCTTTGACATCTGTACATAAAAATCACAGCGAACATTACTCATCTATTTTATCCTCCAGAATCCACAGATCTCCGCGTTGTTCGACAATATCATAATTTTCAGCCACTTCTACAAAAGATATTGTATTATTAATCAGACATTCATAACGATTTCGCTTACCCTCTTGTTTTATATTTGCGGCAAGACATAAAGCTATTCCAAAGACTAAAGTAACTCCAAATAGAACACTCGCTATTCTCCAATCTTCTTCTATAAGAGTCTTTGTTGCGAGAAAAGCAAAAACACAAGTAACAATACAAAGAAGAAGGATTACCCAAACAGGTGTCATAAGCTCCATAATAGGATACTGATTTACAATTGTCATTAGTCTCTAACCCTCCCGAAATACAACGGTTCACCACCATAAGTCCAAGTCCAGCCGTACTCCTTCCACTCCTTCTCTCGCTTCGCACCATAATGACGAGCACCTCTGCGAGTAAGGAAATACATCGAGTGGACATTCTCATGTGTCTCGTTATCAAGAATTTCAAGTTGCCAAATATTGATACTCATTATAATTAGCCCTCCTCATAAATAACTTTATCCGTATTGATGTCGCGCGGAACACGACGCAGAAGTCTTGTATAACCCACATATTCCTTATTATTCCACGGATCATTGACATAATACGAAGACACCGACATTACCTGCCAACCCATTCTATTCGCTTCTTCGTCGCCTTCATAGAAGTCTTCGTGTCTTACTACTCTGTCTTCAACCTTCGGACGACTAATTTCCGACCAATCTTCATAATGTTCTGCGATATTTCGATGAATGCGTGGAGCATCAAAAGCAAGACGATTGATAAGACCACGCTCTTTCGCTTCGCTATAGCTACCTGAAAAGATATTACATCTTCCATCAAAAGTCTGCCTCCCAATGATGAGAGTGCCCTTTCGATTGAGATACGCATAATAGCCAGTGGGAACCTGTCTGCCAAAAGTATAAGTCATTTCAATTCTCCTCTTCTTCATTCAAATAAAAGTCAAACCAAAAACGATATTTATAGAGGTATCCACAATTACTACAAAGACATTTCACATAAAACTTGCCGTCATCAACACAAAATTCCTTACTAATCTCTTCGTGGTCATTACTCTGGCACTTTGGACAAAGGAATAAGCTATCAAGTGTCATCTTTATCCTCCAAAACCCACAAATCTCCACGCTGCTCAACTACAATGTACTTCTCATAAATATCAATGAATGACGCATCATCATCAATTGTGCATTCGTAACGATAACGACCTGTTGGAATGTCCTCTTTAGTCACAATGGGCCTCACTACCCATCCCCATACAATGGTGAAAATAATAGCAAAGGATAAGACTGCCAGTGCAGACCTTGATGTGCTTTCGGTTGCAATAATAGTCATGATAAAAATAAATACAATCAATGCCATAAGGGTAATAATCCACCAAGTTGGGGTTACATTTTTAAGAATCTCGTATTGATTCAGAATCGTCATCTGTCTTCCTCCAATTCCTTCCAAAGATAGCGCACCAGATGCCACCAAAAACAAAAGCAATAACTGCCAAAATCAGAAGTTCCATTATGTTGCCATCCACTCCTTCTCTAAGCACTTTTTACAACAATAAACTGAACCGCCAAGAAACTTTGCTTCACTCTCTGGAATAGTTGTCTCATCTACATCCAGTTCAAAAGCCACAGGATTTTCTTTGGTGTGAAAACCACCGCAGAAGTAACACTTCCGAAAGTCTCTGTCTTTTTCAGGGATCATCTTCATTTTAAATTCTCCTTCATTAATTTTGTATTGTGATTATAACACAAAATTTTAATTTGTCAAGAGGCAATTCGCAGTATGTGTAAGTTTTGAATCGCCCCTTGACTGTGTCTGTATTATAGCATAGATTTTGGATTTGTCAAGAGGTCTAGAAATTATTTTTTATGATATATGCCGTAATCCAAGTATCGTACTCGTTCGGTACCTTCTCCCAACCATTCTCCGTCTTTCTAGACTTATTACGTTGTTCTGTGCGCATTTGAATAAAATCCCCTGTATCAAATGGCTGCTTCTGATAAGCTGCTTTAGAAAGTTTATATGTGACTGTGGCCCCTTTGTTTAAGAGGTACATAGTGATCTTCGGAGAATACTTGCAATCCACGTTCATTACATAACCTACATCTTTCTGCTCTGGCATAATAATAGAACAATAACCGAGATATTCCTGTTGCCACTGAATCTCGCTCATCAATGGTACATGACAGTCCTTTGGTATCATACCACATAGTTCCTGTAGTAGTCCGTCTGAATCGGTAATTTTGTACTGCTTTGCGGTTTCTGTACAATACTTAGATAGAATTTCTGGAGGCAATGAGCACTTATCTTTCTTGAGAAGTTTCTTTCCTGCATAGAGATTATAGAGATCCACTATACGTAGTAAAGTACCTATGCTTCCAAATTGAGAGAAATAACCAATCTTTATAAGCGTGTCTATTTTTGCAGAATTCAGACTAGGAATTTTGGTCATGGCTTGAAGAAGTTCTACAAAATTATTAAACTGTCTGCTTTGTGAAAGTTCATATAAATCATCGGCACAAGCTTGGCTCAGACCCTTGATTGATAATAATGAAGGATTGATTGTATGATTTTCTTTATCTGCTACAAATTTTCTATTATCTACTCCAAATTTATATGCTCCCTCTTTAATTCCAAAAGCTCCTTGCATTTCCTGTTTAAGCGCTTGAACTTTATCCTTTTTGCCCTTATCAGAAAATACCTGCAGAAGAACTTCATAAAATTCATATGGATAATGAGCTTTTAGCCATGCACAATACAGGCTATCAAGAGCCATACAATAAGCATGGGCACTATTAAATCCGTAACCGCAGGAGTCGTCAATAATCTGCCACACCTTTGCACTCATTTCTTCTGCTTCTGCATCTGGAATATGATCGTCTTCCATAATACGCTTCTTGAATCCTTCAATGAATCTAGATTTCAAAGGACGAACCTTTTCTGGATGCTTCTTTGCAATAGCTTTAATGATGCCATAGCACTCATCAAGAGGGAACCCAGCATAGTTTAGTGTATTCATACTCTGCTCTTGATAAAGAATATAAGAATATGGGAATTGTGGTGTTTGAAGAATCTTATCAAAAGCCTTAATTCCATATTCAAAATGTTCTCGTGATTCAAACTTAGAATACATTGATTTAAAAGCAGGACGAATTGCTGCAATCCAAGCAGCTAATTCTGAAATATTCTGAGGTTTATACTTTCTAAGTTTCCTCATTGCAGATTCTTTTTCGCACTGATTGACACCAATGGTATATCCATTGGCATAAATATCCCACACTTTTTTATCTCCATCAACAAGATCACTAATTTCACTAGCGGTATGTACTGGGATTCCAATACGCTTATAAATCATATCAATAAGCAGAACGACATCTACTTTAAGTAGATCATTTTTAAGGAACTTATATTTTTCTGCAATTGCGCCATCAATAACAGCAGTAATATATTCACGCTTTGTACTCTCACTTTTGCACTTTATAAGTCCAATTTCTTCTCTGATACTTCCTTGATATAGAAGATATGCACAAGGAGCTTTATTCTTATGGTCAATTACGCCCCAATACTTTTTGCTCTGATCAATATACTTCTTATACTTCTCGTCAATGAAATCGTAAATATTAATTTCATCTTTTTCATCATCGTCTGCATATTTAACAGCTTCTTCATATTTATCAAGCTGTTTAGAAATCTCATTAGCAATTTCATAATCCAAGTTAGTTGCTCTTGCATAAAGTTTAAACGCAGACTTCTTCTTCAATGTACCGAAAGCAATCATTGGATATGCATGATCCTCTCCAAGAATCTCTTTCTGAGCTTCCGCAAAAGGTTCTACTGTTCCGAGATTCATGTCCAAATCTGGGAGGCTATGGGTCTCAAGAATTCTTGTCTTACTAATGAAACGCTCTGGATATAATTTAATAGGAGATGTAAATCTATCCACCTTAGAAAATCCGCATAGAGTATTTGTAAAGTAACCAACCGCACTACCACGACCAGTAGTTGTAATTAGTCCACCCTTTTCAATACCACGTTTGATAATAGCGTAGTCCATTAATGGATAATCTACCATCCCTGTTTCTTTATACACAGATACTTCTTGCTTAACTCCATCAAAATATTCTTTATACTTGTCCTTTGGAACATGTTTTACGTAGTCTTTAAAAAGTCTAGAAATAAGCTGGCTATATATTTTATTTCGTGCCTCTTGTGTCTTGTCTGGATACAATGTAGGCAATTTAATATCAGTAGTAAATACTGGTACATTATCATAGTCATCAAAAGTTAGCAGAATGTCAGTATTGTCCATAGCTTTCTGCACGGTTTCTGCATCGAACACTCCCTGTTCTGCAAATCTCTTATGTACAGTGTCGTCATCTGGATAATCCATATACCAACCAACTTCATTGTCGTCGAATTGGATATTGCGCCCAGCGAGAATATCATCTCTTTCTACAGATTGTTCTGGATAAATATAGTGGCTGTCAAGACCAACTATCATTGGAATGTTATATTTCTCGGACAATTCTTTAATATGCTTGTTCAATGCAATCTGTCTTGCAGTATTATGATTCTGAATCTCTAGCATAAAATTATCTTTGAAATAATCATGCATGTGCTTTACAATATCATCACTATCTTCATATTTCCAAAACGCAACACACGCAGTTGTAATAAACACATCATCTGCAGGAAGTGAAAAAATTAAATCAAGGTCAATTCTGGGCTTGTAATAATATCCCGTTTCGTTGGCATCAGACAAAATACGATTTATGGATCGTCTTCCATTCTCATTTTTAGCAAGAATAATTATATGGTTATTTGACTTATCTTTATTGGTACGAATTGTTCCATCTTTATTTTTCTTAACTTCACCAGTTTCTTTATCATATTCTTCATATTCTTTCTGACGATCCTTGACCCAATATGCTTCTGTACCAAAAATAAATTTCAAATTATATTCTTTTGCCAATTCAAATGCTTTGTGATAATAGCCTTGCCATCCATGCTCTACAGAACTAATGACTTTGTGCCCAAGTTCTACTGCTCTTTTCGCATATTCTTCAGGCATTGCAGCGCTATCACCTTCGCTATAACTTGTATGACGATGGTAATTTTGCATTATGTCACCTCCTTTAATCCATTAAAGAATATTTACTCCTTACTTCAAAAGTATTTCTATAATTTAACATTGCTTGATATAAATTTTCTGGTAAATAATCTTTATATTTTTCTGCTAAATTTCTTATATATTCAATTTTAAATTCTTTATAAACATTAAATGCTTCTTCTATAGTACTGTATGTTCCTAAATCTTTTCTTTTCCCCTCTACTGAGCATCTAGCTTTGTATCTATTTGACGTAGTAATGCTAACACCATTTGGAATATTTGATTCATTATGTTTTGTATGAGTCAATAGACATGTATTGATTATTTGAGGGACTATGCAACAATTTTCAGGACAATAAATTCTATTCCCGACACGTAGCCAATCCTTATCGACTTGCATGTTTTGCCCTGGAATTTCATAATAATGTTCTCTGTACCATTTTGCAAAATTTTGGAAATTCCACCATTCTTCACAAACTTCACAATCGTCATATGCTGGTTGTTTTCCACTATAACACCTATCAAACATTCTTCTCCACATATCATATTCTCTAGTCGATTTACGATTAATAGTTTGCTCGTATGGCCCAACGCCTATATAACCTCTGCCATATAACAATTTATGATATGGGTTTTTCATTGTCCCCTTTTTAAAATTGGCATACCATGTAGTGGTTCTATGCTTAAACTCGTCTTGAAACTCAATTGTGACAGATGTACTTCCATTATATTCAACTAGTTTCATTAAATCTCCATCATTATTTAATCGTTCTTCACCTAATTTAATTTGTCTATGTTTATCAATTGTGAGTTTGCGAACTTGCTCTATTGTTAGAGCTTCTTCTCTTTTCTTTTGTTTCTTTTCCTCTCTTATAATAGCCGCACATTCATGACATTGAGTTACTTTCCCATTTGAAAAATTTTGCCCCATGCATATTCTATTATGTCCCCTATTGCATTCAAGAAGATACCATGGTCTATTTTTAACCTTAGCATTTTCTGGAGGATCTACTCTTCTTTTTACTGTCCAATCCCCTTTTGTTTGCCCAGTTAAATCTTTTAAAGCAGACATTCTCTCACACCTCCTCCATTAATTTCATATTCTCAAAACGTCTTCTCTTCAATTTGCTTTAAAATACTCTCGGCTTCTTGCTTGCAAGCTAACAGAGCATCATTCTTATCCTTTTCTGCTTGTTCCATAATATAATTTACAATATCATCCTTATAATAATTAAGTGCTCTTAAAAGATACTTCTGCATCTCTGGGCAGCAAGCATTATAACCACCGGAATCCCCATAATACCCATATGACGCATGAAAATATACAGGGATATCATCACCCCAAATACTATGGTCGTAAAAATTAAATCCATATTTATCATTGCGAGGGTCTTTCTCTCCAATAGCAGTAAGACCCTTAGCCTTATTAAGATTGCTAATAATCTTGGTTGTTATATTTTTTTGTTCGTTGTACTTTTCGATACAGGTCATAACGTTCCTCCTACTTTTACACTACTTTTCTTTCAACTGTTACAATTGTGTCATTATGCCAACCGCCATGCGGAACAAGCAGAATTTCTTCAATTTCAAATCCATATTTCTTACCAATGCCGCCGCTGTTCCAGCAGCAAGTAATTACAATACCATCTTTCTTGACGATTCTGCCAATTTGCTCCTTTTGTTTGCTCCAGTAAGATGCTTGTGTTGTTTGCATATTTACTGTTTTGCCAAGTGATGTGTAACATTCTGACACTTGACGTGGTGAGTATGGCGGATCATACAGAACAGTATCAACAGAATTGTCTCCAAGCATCTTCAAAAAATCCAAAGCATCCATGTGGTAATCAGTATCATATTGTTCATCCAAATCATTGGTAATGGTTCCAATTTTACTATCATTAGCGAATGGATCTACAATAACCCCATATGCATATTTGTTGATTAATTCTCTAATTGGTTTAATTTGAAATGTCTTGCTATTCGGCATAGCCCACACACGATTAATCTGCATTGTTGTCCTCCATTAATTTCGTATTGTATTTATATCACAATTTTTCCGATTTGTCAAGCTTGAAATCTTGGATAGTCAATTGCTTATAATTGTTCCTACCATAATGAGCATTCTCTAACGTTCCAATAGCCTTAAATGTACCATCAAAATCCCAATCACCATTATAGTTCCATTTTACGAATATCATTTCTGTCTCATTGTCTATAATCTTTACATGTTTCCCACCAGACATACTGCTAACAGAATAATTATCTGTTTCAACCATAACAGTAATCGGTTCAAACCCAGTTCCACTGATTCTATTTAATGCGTTTAAGCTCTTAATTAGGTTGTCCGTTACTTGCTCTGCATCAAGTTGAATATCTGCCGAAGTTTCACATACAAATTCAATATCTGCCAGTTCTTCTTCAATCTTTTTCTTAAATTCATCAAGCTGTGCAATTGGAATACCAATACCAGCGGCATTCTCATGTCCTGAGCACCAACCAATACCAGTATTATCGCAATACTTCTTAAATGACTTCACGCCTGTTGCTCGCATCGATCCGCTATATTCATCTTCACACTTCTTCAGCACGCATAAAGGGCGGCTATATCGCTCCAGGAGGCGGTTGGCGACGAGCCCACTAACTGCAGCTTTAATATTATCTGGAATAAAGAAAAACATACATTTCTTATCCAATTGGCTTTGTGCTTGTTCTTCTAAATTAGGCATAATTTCATCAACAATTTTATTTTGTTCTTCTCTACATTGGTTAAGACCTTTAACAATTTCTGCAATTTCATCTTCATCATCCGACAGAAACACTTTCATTGCTAAGTCGTTATGATTAACCCTGTTGGCCGCATTAATTTTAGGCGAGACTCCAAAGCTTACATTTCTAGCTACAAAAGCATAACTACCATTAATCTTTTTAATACCAGGATTGCGTAAATTCTTAAAAGCCTTATCACAAATTGCTCTATTCTCTGGCGACATCATATTGCACATATCTGCAATCAGCCCTGTAGCTGCTAAGTCAATTAAACTGTCTGCATAATCATCAAGACATAGTTCATCAATCATCTTGCACACTTTCCATGTTACGCAAGATCCACTCAAGTCAGGATTCTCATAGTGATAAGCGGAAGATACAAGAATGATTCCCACTTCTTCCATCTCTTTTGCAAGTTTATTTGACACAATGTGGTGATCACTTATTACAATTTTAATATCTTTGTCTAAAAACTTTTTATAAGGTTCAATTGAATCCTGAATGCTATCTACAATCCACAAAATATCAATGCCGTCAAAATCATCAATATTTGTATTCTTGATGCCATGCTCTTTCCAATTATTAATTCCAATTGTTACATCTGCACCCAAATGATTTAAATATCTTGTCGCAATACTACCGCTTCCGCATCCGTCCACGTCCACGTCATAGTAAACATAAAATGATTCTAAATTTTCTACTCCATCAAGAATCATCTGGGCTGCCTTATCAATATTATGTAGCTTTTCAAGCGGTAATATATCTTCTTCACTAGGATGTAAAAATTCGCCAACATTATCTATATTGCGACTAGAGAGCAGGGAGTCTATAATCTCGTCCTGCTCTAGTCCTCTACCGTCAATCTTTATATTCCATTTTTTCTTCATTCACATCACCATCACTTATTTACCGTAGCATAGATTTCATAATCCTTATGTTCTCCCATTCCATATCCACTATATACTTTGCTGAGCGAGACAAGTACCTGTTCTTCTTTAACACCAAACTCTTTTGCAATTAGCTGTTGAATATCTTTTGCATTTAACTGAATTGTTTGTTTCATATTTACACCTCATTCCATTCATTCCACCACTTATTAAACTCTGCAAGCTCTTCCTCCGTAGGTTGAGTATTTTCTAGCCCATATATGCAACCAGAATCGAAGCAACATCCATCAAGGTCTCCTACCGTTTCAACCCAATCTGGATACGACATCCAACCATATTCGCAGCTCTGACAATACTTTATGACAGGATCAATACAACGCGTAGGCTTTTCATTTTTCATAATATCACCTCATTAATTTCGTGCTGTTATACGCCAATATAAAAATCTGGCGCATTCTTATCGTCATGATATCTGTACGTTAAATATCCATAAAGCCTACCGACACATCCATAACCACCATTGAAATATTGCATTTCATATATGCGGTACGTTGTAATCAGCTTCCATGCATAATCATTTACAAAAATTGCCTTAACAGAATCATATCCGAAATTATATTCAAATTGTCCCACACGTGATAAAATATTCTGCAACAATTGATCTTTTTCTGCCATATTGCCCTCCTTAATAACTGTCATAAAAATACGCAGTATCATCTGGGTGTCTCCTGAGCCAACGCCGCAAACATCGCAATCCTCTTAAATTCCTTGCTTGATTACGTCTCGTATTTTCGTCCCACTCCCAGATTGTATCCGCTTCCTCTTCCCATTCTTTCTTATGTAGAAAGTACTTAAATGTCTTGATGATATCATCAATATTATCAAGTGTCACAGGAAATCTATATTCATTTGTTACACTTGGATCTACCACTCGTAGAATTGCATTTCTGATGCCATAGCATTTTCTCCAGTATGCCACTTCACATTCACATGGTTCATACCATGATTCATGATTAAATAGGCAGTGTGCCTTTTCATAATCCTTTTCATTTTTGACTTTTAACATAACACCATTGTCTAACCCCATTACATGTCATTCCTTTCTATTTAACTTATCATACTCCTTGCAAAACTCTTCATAAATAGGATACCATTTAGTTGGGTCTGTATGCCCAGTAATAGCGAGAACAAATGCCATACTACGCATACGACGATACTCAGCTTCATTGTACAATTCCAATACGTGTTGTCCTAAGCTGTCAACAACCTTGTCTTGGCACTCATCTGCAGTTTGTATTGTTTGCATAATCTCAGTGCTCATATCATACAAGACTTCAAATAAATCTCCCCATGTTACTGGATTATCTTTAAGGTCGCCCAGTTCAGCAATCTTTGCAATAATTTCTTCGTTCGTCATACTGGTTGCTCCTTCTAATACTTTTTCATATCACCACCATGAAATACTTCTTGCCCCTTGTAAATTTCTCCTTTGTGTGGAGCAGATTTCCAATTACATCCTTCTGAACACTTTATAATATAGCATTCATTTTCACCTTCACTATACAACTTCTGTGCTTGTTTATCTGTCATATAGTACATGTAAAGGCTAGTTCCTTTATTGTAAAATCTATAACCATTTAGATGCTTTTTACACCATCTAAAACGAAGCGTTCTGTATACTAGTCCAACAAATCCTACAGTAACAACAACAAATCCTAGTGCCCAGTATTCTAGGATTTCCCAACTTTCTTTACTGACTTCATATGCAATAAAACAAATTATCTGCCATACAACAATACCAATAAGTGCCGCAATAATATAATTCATCTGCTACCACCTCTTCGTTCAAAGTCAATCAACGCGGTAATGTCCGAAATACTTATCCCATACTCCTTCGACACCTGCTTGATTTTATCAATACTAATCTCAAAGTCATCTTTGCATGACCATGCTGTACACCCATCAAAACTATCATAGCATTTGCAACAATAGCACTTTAAATTTTTAATATCGCTCATTAAATTTTCCTCCCTAGGCAATCAACTTCAACAATATCATTATCAAGTGCATCTGTTTCGTAAAGCATCTTTTCCAATGCATTAAGTTCATTAAAATAATATTCAAGTTCTTTCTTGAGATTTTCTATTGCTTCTTCTTTTGTTTCACCATGTCCGTAAACGTTTGTTATATCAAAATTATGATGTTCGTCAGCATCATTAAACAAATAACAGGTATGTGATTGCCATTTTTCTTTACCATCATTGTGGTGTGCAATTTTCATCAACATAATTCATTCTCCTTGGTGATATTATCCATAATAACCTCCATCTGGTGCATCTCTCTTATAGTCCTTGCAACCTACTGGATTGCCATGACAGCCAACTTCGTAGACACATTTGTGATAATCTCTTGTGAATGGAACTTTGTCTCCAAGTGCAACGTCCTTAACGTCAACAAACTGCTCTGCATACTTACGCGCAGCCTCTTCTATAACTTCTGGATGTTCTCGAATATATTTGTCAAACTTATCAACAACATCTACGTATACTTGGTATTGTTCCGGTGTTAGCATAATTGTCACCATACCCTCTTTCTAAACAAATTAAACTTTCGGAAAAACTTTCCCCATGGTAAGCAACGCCAATATGTTACTTTGTATACCCTATTTGAAATAAGCTCATAATAGTGCCAAAAGCCGAAAAACGAATAAATCTTTTGCCATAACTTTCTCATAATTAATTCTCCCTTATTTTTATGCATACCAAATACTAGACATACTCCACAAAATATCACATCCATCTTGATAACCTAAGCTTTCAAGGCATTCAGTCATAAGACGATCTATATCAATATGACCATCTTCTCCTGCGTAACCTTCATGCTTGTCATAAATTTTCTGCGCCTTTTTAGCGAATTCTTCAGGTGTCATAATTATTTCTCCTTTAATTTTGTATTGTCATTATAACATAAAATACTAATCTGTCAAGTATATTCTACAAGCTGTTCCTGCATTATTTCATTGAATTTTTTTGCTCCCATATCCGTAGGAGATGCTTTAGATGGAATGTCTAAATCTAATGTGCTATCCCAATAGTAAAGCTCCACTTGCCTCATTGTAGCAAGTGATTTTAATAAATCCAAATTCTTTTTTATCTGCTCAAATTCAAGACCCTCATCAAGTGCCATAATAATTCTTTTTGGTTGCAATTGCAATATTAGCTTTGATTGCGCTTCACTAAGATTGTTTGAGCCAATTGCAACAATATTTCTATATCCAAATGTACATCCTTGTAGACAGCTTTTTTCTGCTTCTACAATAACAACATCATTTCCATATAAATATTGATAATTGTGACTATATCCATATAGGCTGCTTGATATATTGCCGCCTACAGGATAAAAATATTTGCTCATACCTTCTGGTGGCGTACCATTATATCTTGATTTAATTGCAATAATATCGTCTTTTGCATCTTTCCATGGAAAAATTATTGCATTATCTTCTGGAGAAAAACACACATCAAATTCTCTCTGCACTTCAAGACTTATTCCGTCTTTCAGCCAAAGTTCATTTCCAATTTGAACATACTGCTTCAAGATTTCTTCTGGGTATGTTTTAGGTTCAGGCTGAGTTTTATTAATAATACAGTCGTAAACTCCTCCAAAAAGTTTAGGTGTATTTCTTCGTGGTCTCCAATCATCAGACAAATTAAGAATACGTTTAACTGTCAGTAAAACTGATTTGAAGTCAGCATTCTTTTCTTTACATAACCATGAAATAATATTATTTACTTCACTACGTGCAAAGTCTTTCACAAGACACGCATCATTATTTTCAAGCCTAATTGATATATTAAGACCACTCTCTGATCTATCATCTCTAGCGAATCTTACCTCGCGTGTATTTACTTTTATTTTGCCGCACTCATAATAGTCAAGGAGCTCGACAATTGCATCTGAATTTTCATTTAGTTTTTGCAAGATTTCATTAAGCACTCATTGTCAAGCTCCTTTCTGTATTATTTACTTTATATTAAAATTCAATTGCGGTCTTCTTTCCGTCTCTAGTTTCAGTATAATAATGCCCGATGTTTTCGATGCCTCCATGCGCAAGAACCCATCTTGCTGCATCTGCTGGAGTTTCAAACTGGTCTTCGCAACCATAATAGATATCATATGCGGTTGGCGAATCCTTATATCTAAACGCATTAACAAATACATCTTCCTCATTTGTTAGAGCGTCAGATAGGTATTCTAGTGCTTTGTTGTACATATTGTCCAAAACTGCAAAGCACCAATCTTCTGGAGTGTTGCCAGAATCAGCAACATATGTAAGCACAAGCTGGTTGCCGTTGCATTCACATAGTGCATCGAAGCTAGTCAGGTTTCTGTTTTTATCTACTGTGAGTTCTGAGTTGATAATCTTAATGTCGGCATTGTAAGCGGTGTAGTTACTCATTTATTATCACCTTCCAATTAATTTTGTACTATGATTATATCATAGATTTTCGGTTTGTCAAGAGGAGAATTAAGCACAAATAAAACTAAAGATAGACATTATAAATGCTCCGATAGAAATAATAGTTGGGAACCAAAATCTAAATTTATTTTCTCTTTGTTTCTTAAAATAACTCTTTCCATCTTGTGTTATCTGAATACGATATATTCTATCTTCTACTTCATTAATCTGTGGCAACCAAGTAATTTTAACAAAAGAAACATCTTTTAATTCTTTTATTTCTTCTTCTATATTTTCATATTCATTTTCTGGAATGTCTTTCCCTCCAAATTCATTATTTTCTTTCTTTAATAAATCTTTTAGTACTTTTACAGTCTGTTTACTTAAATATACTTCATTCATAGTACCTCTCCTTTCAAATTCTCTTGTTCTGCCAACCATTCATCGTAGTACATAAAATCTTTGTGAGCTTTACAACGATTTCGCATTGTGACATTGCTTATGTTGTTATTTTGTGCTGCATAATTAAGACAGCCATAAATTTTAAAATCAACTAAACGAATTACCTTGCGTGCTTTTGTCTCGTTTTCACCAGTTTGAACTCCTTTATGTGATTCACTATTTTTTCTCTTAGATTCTTCTGAGACAGTCCTTCCTCTCATTAATTCTCCTTGCCTTTTTTTACTTTTTTCTGGCGTATAATCACACATCCCACAATTAGCCGCTTTTTTAAGCCACCTTGTTACCGTACATGCATTTACATTTATATTCTTTGCAATTTTACCAATTGATAATCCATTGCTCCATAAAACTGCCGCATATTTAACTTTACTACTTAAAGCGTCTATATTACATTTACTCCAATTAATATCATTGTCTGTAAAATGTAATAAATTTGGTATATCGCTATTCATAATGCTATTTTTAATCCATTCTTCTACTGACTCTCTACAATCAAGAACAATATATTTTATAATGCCATTTAATCTCGCAACATTCTCCTTTAATAGATCATTTTCTTGCTCTTCTTTTAGAGACCTTCCTCTTTTTTGGTCTTTATAATGTTGCCCTCCATGTGTTTCGACAATACAATTATAATTTGGAATATAAAAATCATATTTTTTATCATCTGCCCAATTAGGAGAATATTGTAATTGATATTTAAAATGAAGTTGATCTAATAATGATATCATAAATTTTTCAGGATAACTAATTCCGTCTGAACATTTTGAGAAACTAAGTCCTGTTTTAAATAACTGCATTGGAGTTATTAATTTAATATTACCACAATTTGGGCATTTTATATCTATATTTTTATGACTCATGGGCATAATTTCTTTCATTTGCTCCTCTGCCATACCATAATACTCCGCTAATTTTTTATATTCACTCGCCCATATACTATTTTTATACTCTGGAGGTTGGCCGATTTTTTTAGGGGGAAAACAGCACACTGGGCAGCCATCTCCGTGCAAAATATTACAAGGTTTAGGGTTCCATTCCCCATTCTTACCATATCCGCAAACTTTACATCTATGCCGTATAGGCACAGACATGCCATTATATTTTTCTAATACTTCTATGTTTGAATTTAGTTTAGATAGTTTAGATAGGTATTTTTCGTGTGACATTTTCTTAGAGTTTGCCTGTTTAATTCTACCACATTTTGGGCATCCATATCCTTGTAGAATACTTCCTGGATATACTGGCCATTGATGTCCACAAACTTTACATCTGTGTAAAATTTTTTCCCTTTTCCCTCGATACTCCTCTACTACTTCTACATTAGGATTTTTCTTTTGTACCTCTGATATATATTCTTCATGTGTTTTCTTCTTAGACATAATGTTTTACCATATATAAATTATTTTCTTATTGTTTCTTTTTAATAATCACAATATACTCCTTTCTTATTTATTTTACCTACCATCTGTATTAATCAGTTTATGTGTAGGTCTTGCTTTCGCGGTTTCATAAAAACAACAAAAGTCCCCATCATATCTAACCAAATAAGCAATTCCAGTATCACCAGAGTCTGCGCCTCGTCTACATTTATCTATAAAAAATAATCTCCATACTTTACTCCTATCTGGGAAAAATTCTTCTTCATACCACGTTCCATCTTCTTTTTGCTTATGTCTAAATGGATGGATAAAAACTGGAGAAGATGGGTCAAGTTCCATGTCTGTTACTTTTTTGAACATTACCAAGTTTGACAGGGTTTCCTTAATAGCTTTACTCCCCGCGAGACAGTCTGAAGAAATCCAACATCTATTTAAAGAACTAAGTGCAAGCTGGACTGTCATAAGACCAATAACATTATATTTCATTGCAATCTCCGTTAAACTTCTTGTATCTTTAATCAAACTCATCCACGCCGCATCGTTGCTTCCATTATCAATAGTAAGCTTAAAAGTATCTACCAGAAACGTTGAAAAGCCGCCACGAGTAATATCCTTTTTAATAATTTGACATGTAAGTCTTGCATCTGCATCACTTAGACTTGTCACTTTAATAGATTTTGCATAATGTTCATTCCACCATTGCTGTGCCTCTTTTATTTTAATACGGTCTTCGTCTGTTAAATTCCCAGATACAAGTTTCTTTTTATTAATTTTCCAATAGCCAAGACATCTTGTTAGAAGCCAAATTAAAAACTGTACCTCTACATCCGACTTTGAGCTTTCATTAGTAATTACAGTAACACGTTCTCCCTGAGAAATTAATGACATACACACCGTTACCATATAGGTTGATTTTCCTGCACCGGAATGCGCCGACCAGCATGATAAAGTACCATGTTTTAATCCTAGAATATCGTTTGACATAAATGGGAACGTTCTAATTTCATTTCCAGAAATATCTAACCCAGCAGATCCGAAACTAACACCCATTTCCTCTTTATTCACTAGCCTGTTTACAAAATCTTCTCCGAAACTAATATAACCTTCTTCAACAATTTTCGAAGAATTAATTTTTGTATCAAGCGTTGCTAAAGTGCCTTCGTAAAAATCAATAACCTCAGATGCAGTTAGTTTTTTAAACACATTAAATGGAACTACCCTTTTACCGTTATCTAAAGTCATTTCTTCTAAAACATTAAAATTTTTCCTATACAGCGACAGAATAATATTGCTTTTATTCAAATCATCTAGAAAAGAATCGTAGTTTTTAATAGATACAACATCCATAACATTTTGAATTGCCTTAAACCCGCCAAACTCATCATTAATTTTATTACGAACATCTTCACTAGTATTAGAAATAAAACTTATTTCATCAAACTCACTATATTTTTTATCTCGAATTTGTTTGCCAATTATAAATAAAAGCCGACCTGATTTTGTGACGAAATCTTTAGAGGATAATCCACAATCATCATACAAAGGTAATGATTTGAGTAGACATCCACAAACATTACCTTCTTCTGTTAATCTAGATTCTAAAAGTCTCTCGTCATACAATTCAAAAACTCCATTAATAAAATCTGTTTTGTTCATTAAAATTCATCCTCCAAGTCCTCCAATGATCTACGTTTGTTGTTGCTCGTTTGGCTTGGTTCGTAAAAAATCATATCAACCTTCGGGACAACTTTCTCTTCTGTTTTACCTTGATAATCGTGCAATTTTGAAGATACAATAACGCTATAATATCTTATTCTATTATAGTCATTTGCAAATTCTTTTTTTGCCAAGATAGAAGATAAATAATTTTCGTTTTCTTTAAGATAATTTAATATCTTATTTCTATTCGCGAGTTTTTCCCAGTTTTGAACTTCTTTTTTTAGAAGACTATATCCCTGAAAATCATATCCAAATATAACTTTCGTCTCTTCAAAAATAGAGTCATATTCTTCTTTTTTCTTTGCAGTTTCTAACGCATTTTTTGTTGCTTGCTCTAAACACGAAGAATTGCAATACCATAGTTTTGCCTTTCCATTTTGGACGCTAATGGCAGAGTCTCTATTGATAAATGTGCCACAGTTACGGCATTTAACTTGCCTCATTTCCATTCTCCTTTCACTCATATTTCTAAACATTGGAGGAGGCAGAACCTCCACCTCCTCCATAAATTGTTTATTCAAATACCGCCAACATCTTCTCAATGGTCTCTTGATCGCTAATCTGAGCTAAAGTCTTATCGCCACGGATTTCCTTTACTGCCTTCTTCTGCTCTGCTGTGCCAGTTTTAAAAAGGCTGCGTAAATTTGCCTTGGCAGATTCTACATCAAATGGCTCTTCATCATCATCTGCATCAAAAGGCGGAGAGTCTAGATCCTCATCTTCATCGTCTAGAAGAACTGCTCCCATATCGTGAAGCTCCTGTGCTTCTTCCTTTGTGACGGTTACGTGGTCTTCAAGCGATTCTTCATTTGCGTTTAGCTTCTTGACTTTTGAAATATCGGCTTCGCAATTTGGATGCTTGCTCTGTTCTTCAAGCGCATCTCTAACTGCCTTAATAAAATTGGCGGCTCCAAAATCGGCTTTTGCTACAATGTACGGGAAATGGCTCTTACAATCAACGGCGTTTTCCGTATCTGCAAAGACCATCACTCTCTTACGATCAGTAAGCTGACCAATCTTCTCCATCTTCTTAGTAAAAGCATTCTTCTTCTCCTCAATGTTATCAACAACGTTTTCGTTATAACACATTACGACCAAATTCACTTTGTCCTTTAATGCGTTATAATATTTGTTATCAAGATTACATGTAAGTTGCTCAAATTGAACCTTCGTAATAACGTCTTCCTTGAGTTTTGTCTTTGTGTGGCCTACGAGTAGTAGCGAATAACCCGCATTTTGTAGCTTCATGATCTGGTTTAGCATCAAATCGCAAGCTCTGTTCTCGCCCTTTTGGAATCCCTTGTAAGCCTGAGAAATTGACTTCGCTCTATCATTGATGTCACAAGTCTTATTCCACTCTGCCACAACATAATTCTCCGTAATTCTTGCATATTCGTCCATGGAATCAATAGCTACGAACTTGGTTGCTGGATAATCTGCTTTGTTTTCACAAAGCTCCTTTACAATGTCAGTAAAAGTCTTAAAATCAGGTGCAACATCACCGAATGCATCATCAATATGCTTTGGCTTATTTTCTACGCCACAAGTGATAATAAATGTGCCCTCATTACTGCCAGTGATTAGCTTACCGATTTCATAAACCATTGTAGTCTTACCAATACCACCAATTCCGTTAATGATATACGAATAATCTTCAAAATTCTTACTTAGTTTATATGTACGTCCATACTTTCTTGCCATGTTCTTATCTCCTTTTATCAATTAATTTTGTGTTGTAGGGAGAATTAATCCCCCTACTTATCAAAGTTCGTCATCAAAAAGATCGATATCCTCGTCCTCTTCGTCATTATCTTCAACCTTCGCCGCAATCTCTCTTACAGGCTTCTGGTTCATATCATCAATTGTATACATAGTAGTTTCAGATCCCTTAGTGAAGCCACGACCCGGCTTGTTGATTCTAATTTCCTGAATTCTATCGCCATACATCTGACCACCAAGATCCCTAATAACGTCTTCTAGAGAGATAATTCCAAAATCAATATTATCTCGTGTATCTTCATCGAGGTCATCATAAGAAATATCTACTTTTTGTGCCCCATTAATCTGGTCGCATGTTAGTACGATTCTACGAATTTCTTCATCTTCAAACTTATCAAAAATTTTCTTCCATCCCTTTAGCTGCTTCTTTCCCTTATCGTCTGTTCCGAATCTCATTGCAAGAGTGATTGGGCAATACCAATTCTTCTTTGTATTTCCATCGTAGAACGGAGTCCAACCATTAACAATTGCGTGTCCTGTTTCGTCATAATCATCTGCATCAACGCAATCATTGCCAAAATAAAAATCAATGTTGACTTCACTTGAAGATTCAACAGAATCATCTACTCTGTAAATCTTATTCACTTCAAAAGTTGAATAATATCTATCATTCTTTTCGCTATATGTATAGGTTACGTTACCGTTAACTCTAAATTTTACATTTGCAATCTTGTCACTATTGACTAGCTTATTTACATACTCACAGAATTCAGTGCCAGCAAGAAAATGCTTTCTCTTACTATTAGACTTAGCAATAGCCTCAGCATCACCGCTATCTTCTACGTCCTTACGGTGCTGATATGTGTCGAGATCTATCGTCATGATCTTGAAACCTGCCATTTTTTCAATGATATCTGGATTATTTCTCTGATTCCAAGGAACTTGGAAAGTTTCACCCTTCTTATTGGCATCTCCCTTGGTAAATCCGTAGATAACGTTCTTCGACTCGTCAATCCAACGTCCTGCATTAACTTCTACCAGATGGCTTGAATCGCCACATACAATATTGAATCTTGTTCTTTCTGACATCCACCCGCTGTCGTAAGTTTTCGATTCGAATCCTTTAAAATTTTCCTTGTCCTTTACCTTACGTAGATAGCCTACAAAACTGAAATTATTCATATGCCTTTATATCTCCTTTTAAATTAATTTTGTATTGTGTTAATCATAAATAAAAAATCGCTCATCGAAATTTGGGTTCATATACAAATATTTTTCTAATAAATCCGTTCCAACATACAATTGCGGGGTTTCCGTTTCACATTGCCCACAATATAAATCTACAAACATATTTTCTGTTTTATATTCAAAACGTGTCTCATGTATATCCCCGCATCGTTGACACTGCCAATAATATTTCTCGCTCATACTTACGCTCATGTCCAAACCGACATCCAGCTTCCCCCTTTCTGCAAATATGTTAGTTACAAGGGCACCAGACCCCTATCTTGTGCCCTTATTATACCACATATTTCCAATTTGTCAAGCCCTTGGAATAATTTTAATATGCATCATTTTTCCGTTAATTTCCACCTTTTCGTTGTCAATATCATATGAAACAATATCATCTTTATCAATATAAATTGCCTGTCCACGCACACAGAACCCCCATCCTGCTTCCGTTTCAGGTACAAACTTCATTTGAATATGTTGTTTACCAAAGAGCTTATGCTCAGTATGGATGTCCACATTTGCCCCCTCTATTTCTTTTAATGCTTTGATTAATTGTCTCATGTTTTTTCTCCCCTTTTCGTCTAAAGTTTGTACTACTATTATACTATACTTTTCCATAACATGCAAACATTAGTTCGTATATTTCCTGCAATATCCTAATTAATTTTGTACTGTAAGCATTTGAATAATGAGCAACATAATTAAATATATTGCTCGTATTTCTGTGCTATCGTATCAACATAATAGTCTTCTGCAAATCCATATTGAATTGCTAATTCTTTTCCTTTTGAAGTTTTTAAAAACTCTCTAAGCGCTAGACCTGTTTCCTTTATACCAAGTTGAATATAGTAAAACATTCCAGATGCGCTAAGATTCTTCATGGTTAGTCCTGGTATATCTAAATACTCTCTGAATATTTGAATACGACGATAGAAATAACGGAATTTTTGATCGTCAGAATCGACGCCTCTAGTATTTGCTCTTTCCTTGTAAAGTCTTCCTTTGCCTTCTACTTCAACTATTCGCATTGTATTGCCATAGCTCATGATCTCTGTTTCGGCAAAAGCCTTTAGTAACAATTCTTTTAATCTGTTAGTCATATAAAATTCTTTTCCATTAACGCACAGCATATCACCTTGTATACATTCTTCTGAGACCGAATATATATCAATCATATTTTTGCCAGATATACCCTCCCAAAGTAGTTCAACTATGGCTTTATCTGACCAGTTTAAAAGTTGCGCTTCAATATCATCAAGTTCTTCTCTACTTAATAATATATTTCCGCTTTTATCAATGAGATCCACAACATCTGCCTTTGTAATTGATTCATATTCATTTTCTCCACGCATTAAACGTGAATAATGCTTCAATATGATGGCGTAATTTAATAATGAATTTACAGATTTCGCTCTGAATTGCGCAAACATATCCAATATTTCTTCTCTTGTAAATTGTGATACATCTTTATTTAATTTCTCTTCAAATGGTTCCGTCTTTCTGAAAACCGCATAAAGGCTAGTCTTTGCAACTACCTTACTTTTTAAATATTCCTTTATAAATGCCTCTTTTTGTTCTTTGTCAAACATCTCCTTTTCACTCCCCTATGGTTTACATTATACAATACAATATTAATTTAGTCAAGATTATTTCACGATGCTATCAAGAATATTGACTGCTTCTTGCTTCTGGCTGTCAATTGCAGCAACATATCTCATTGTTGTAGAAACATTTTCATGATTCAACATTTCCTTTATAACCTGAACCGGGACATCATGTGCTGCCATTTGGGTTGCAGCGGTCGCCCTAAGTTTATGAACTGTGATATGTTTATCGCTCACGCCATCTAGATACTTCGCTAACAACATTTCTACATTTTTTGTAGACATTCTATTATTCCATTGAGAAACAAATAATGGCCCACTTTCTTCTACTTTAAAATAATCTCTTCTATCTTGAATCCAGTTTAATAAAAGCTGTCTCATATTTCCGCCAAAACTAATCAACCTTTCCTTTCTTCCTTTTTCAATTACCTTAATTGTATTTGTCTTAAAATTAACATCTTCCACATTGATCTGCACTAACGCAGATTTTCTAAGACCAGTAGAAATAAATAAAGAGAACATACACAAATCTCTATTTAATAATCTTTCATTTGCCATTGTTTTAATATTTGAAAACAACTTATTGATTTCGTTTTCTTCAAGAAATGTAACCGTATGATCTGTTTTAACTTTTGGTCTTCGAACTCCTTCTACCGGATTTTCATCAATATAATTTGAATCAATTAAAAATGAAAAGAATTTTTTAATAGCTGAAAATTTTGTAGCCAAAATGCTATCACCGATTCTAACCAGCTCTCCATTAATTTCTTTAGTACGTTGTGAACTAATAAATTGTTTGATGTGCGTTGAATTTACATTTTTATAATAATATTCATCTTTATTTCCGTTTGTAATATAGTTCATAAATTCTACATTATAATCAATATAATGCTCAATAGTATTATATGATCTATCATCTTCATCCATGTAATAATAAAATTCTTCGAAAACTTTAGGCAAATATTTAAGTTTGTCTTTAATTAACTTTTGTTTATTTAATTCAGCTTCAAGTCTTCCGTTCATAATTTACCTCCTTAATATTAATTATGTTTTTGATATTTCCATATAAAATATACAATCGTAATGAATATCCAGCCTACAATCCTTCCAGTAAATAAGCTTACTAAAATCATCAATACGATATACCAAAGCGTTCCGTTGAAAGTATCTACATACTGATTTTTATCTCGTGAAGATTTAACCCAATTGTCTACATCCTTTTGGTTATATACTTGCTTAACAATTCTAACCAAATCTTTATGCTTTGCACTTATTCCAATCCCATCTTCATTAACGCAGCTGTAAACGCCATTATTATACATTGAATCAACATAATATATTCCTTTCAGATGATAGATTTTATGATCTGCTTGACATTCTATATCACCATCAAGATATAATTTTGTCTTGTATCTTCCGCTCAATTGCTTATCTGCAAGCCATTCATTAAAATTCTGATTAGCATAGCTCATTTAATCTCTCCTTCATAAACCCAATATTTCCCTACGACGCCTTCCGTACAGTTCCAAGAATCGTACCAGCTATGATCACACAAATAGCTCATGTGGTGCACTCCAACATGAGCAAGACATCTCCCGTTATAAATTTTTGCAAATTCATATGCCTTATATTTTTTACCATTCGCTTTCTTTGGCTGTGATTTTTCTGTCCAGCCGTTTTCCTTAAAATATATGGTATAATTTTCTACAGCTGTTGTCATATACCCAGTTTTAATTGCATAATCAGTCAGTTGCTTTAACACGTCCACCCATTCTCTTCCCTCTGCTGCTGCGATTGCTCTAATTACACAATCATCAGTATTTTTTTCTTTTGGATTTGCGTTATAGTATACAAATGCAGGTTCTCCATTATACTTTACCTTTTTATACATTTTTGATACCTCCATATAATTTTTCTTTTCTATCAATGCGTCTTTGCTTTGTGACCGCTCTCTGCCTCCACCAATCATGTGTTTCAATCTTTTCTAAATAATGACACTGCTTTTGTAAACAATTCTTTGTCCTAATTTGCTTTACCGTCATACAACACCCATGCAATTTACAATAAGCTGCACAGTTTTCAGATTCACATCCGTATAACGTTTTCATCCAAACCATCCTTTCCTTTCTATGATAATCTTACCACATTAATTTTGTTTTGTCAAGAATTTTGAGAATATTTTGTCAACTCGCCATCCTCTTTTTCATTGCCTTACGATAAGGTTCAAATGCTTCTGCTTCGTTATAATTCATAGATACCAAAATGTTCTGTCTTTCATCTTCACTAATAATTCTTGTAATCCTGATTCTATCAGCAATAACCCAGAGTCTATTTCCAGATTCTCTGAATTTATAAAATCCATTATCAGGTAATCTATCTGTAAAACATTTCTTAGGAAGCTTTTCTACAATTTCTGTATAATCAATATCTGCCACATATTCTACTTCGCACCAAACTCTCTTGAAGCGTTTTCCTCTTTGGCTTTTATAAGTTCCATTTGCAGACATAAGCCATGGAGCAGAGGGAATTACCGCACCCAAATGCCACCCCGGACGATGTGCAAACTGAGGGTGATATTCAACTATTTCCGCCATAACCCATTCATGCATTGGTGTTTCTGTAGTCTTAGAAATAAAAAGAGGGAATAACTTATTGTCATCCCTCATTTCAAATAACTTATATCCTTTTTTGATAATATGTTGCATAATTAATCTCCTTTCAATTAAAAAGAGACCCGTTATTCACGAGTCTCAATTTCTACCAATTTTAAGCCCAAGTTTATAATACTCAAGATTTCTCTTAACAGAATGTTTTCTATTTAGCAGAGAAAACGCCAGCTTATGAGCTTTAATTTCCTTTTTAATTTTATTCTTGATTCCCCAAACCTTATTCTCAAATCTGCACTTCCAACAATCAGTATAATCAAACGAATCCCAACCGTCATACGTGTAAAAGTAATGGTTAGAATAAAAATTCAACCTATGATATTTCCCGCAAGCATCACACTTTCTGTAATACCATTCCCAATTGGCTTCGTCATGTGGAAGCTCTTCAATAAGATAATCATACTGACCATAATCATTGTCTTCTCCCTGTAGTACAGGATTCTTCCACCAGTTTTTCATAATTAATTTCCTTTCAAATTAAATTATCTTCAATCACAAGTATATTTACTTTGTGCGTGTAAGCTGTACAAGCATCAATCATAATTAGCTCATCCTTGTAATAATACGGTTCAAAACATGAACCATATCCAAACTCAGGGATACCAGCTTCCATTGCCCAGCCAGTCGAACAGTGCCAGTGACCCGCTATGATTGTTTTCCCTGTTTTGTTTAGCCCTTTCATTGCAAGATCAAGTGGATTTCCCCATCTGGCAGTTTCCCAAGCAGAAGCGTGAGCCGTTCTCCAATCTGGATCATACTCAAACTTTCTATTTCTTGTATAATATACAGGATAATTATCATTGCACTTTAGGGCAACGAAGCTATGCACGAATATATAGTTTTCTGTTTCATAGTAATCAACCATTTGATCTAGCAGCGGCTTCATCTTTTCAATTGCAACCATGCAAGCGACATCCCAGTTTTTTGCTTCTGGAGCCAAATCCATAATAGTTTTTGCCGTACCATTTGACCAGTCATGAGACATAGGATAGCGGCGCTGACAAAACTCTTCGAAAAGGCTCTCGTGATTGCCTTTGACAAGTACCTTATTTGGTACATTCATTAAATAGTCTAAAACCTGTTGACTTTCATTGCCCCTATCAAAGCAATCTCCACAAATCACTAGCAACTGTTGCTCATTCCCAGACTCAAATCCAGCTTTATCAAGCGCTTCTTTCATAGGCGTATAAAACGAATGAATATCTGATACTGCAAATATTTTCATTTTCGTTCCTCCTTAATTTTGTGTTGTTTCCTTCTTGCGCGGTTCATCTCCTTTAAAACATTGTTTACAAATAATCATAAATATCACATCCTTATATTAATTTTGTATTGTTTAATGTTGTTTAAATACTACTGATTTTACGTTCTTGCGCCAACATACTTTACATGCCGAACAAGTAGTTTTTCCATTACCAGGACACATAAATGTGTTGTTTGGAATATCTGGATTATTTTCATTTTTCTTAAAATCGACATACGCCATAGGAAGATTATACGGATTTGGAACATTCCAGCTTTTATCCCATGCAGAAAATCTAATTGTTAAATTCTTTGGAATCTCATTTCCATTATCAAGAAAACTATTAATCATTTCATATTTCTTCGTATATGCAAGAAAAATAACTTCTGGATGTTTTTCTGCAACACGACACATCATTGCAAGGAATCTTGAATCTGGAATTTCTCCTGCATCATTGTATCGAAACATTCCAACTCCAGAAAAAGTCAAAATTGCATTTAGCTGTTCTTCAAATTTATCTGGATTCTCAGTCCACAATCTCCAGTTCCTATGATATGCCCCACACACACTTGGATATGCTTGATGTCCACGCATACAATAACAAATTCCGTTGTTGCGACATGGAGCGTCAGGTCTACAGGTAAGTACTGGCATAGACATTGTTAAGCAACCAATACCTGTTTTGTGATTTCCATTGTTAACAGAAATCAAATCGTTAATGTGCGCATAATAATCAATCTTTTCAGCATAACTTAATGCCTTTAATTCTTCTCTTGTTTTCTTTTCCATAATTTTCTTCCTTTCTAATTATACATTAATTTTGTATTCTGTCAATAGAAAAGACGCAGATTTCTCTACGCCTTGTTCTGCATTCGCAATCTATCTTGGATTCTCTGCCAATACCAATGAATCCGGCAAAGTCTGTCCCAAGACATTCTGTCGCTGCAATAAAATACTTCTGTTCTAAGGTCATTACACAATTCTACAATGTTCATTTCTTTTTCTTCATCCGTTTCCCAAAGATGAATCCAATTTCCCTGTACAAGATTTGTGAACAGGTCTTTGCGAACTCTCTTTGGAAGCTTAAAGCAATAAATGCAAATTGCATTAAACATTTTTGGATACTTGTCCAAAGTTTCCTCCCAATTTTTAATGCGGAAAAATTCATTAACGAGTTTGTAATACTTTTTACGAGTCATTTAATTTTCCTCCTCATAGACATCAATTTCAAATTCCTCTGTGAAATCTTCATTGCCACAGTCCGTATATACTTTTACGTCAATTCCCTTGTCATGTACAATACCATCATTTGCGTCATAATGATATTGCTGTCCAACAATCGCAAGGTCTTGCAGCCATACACCGTTTTTATCTTCAAGACTGAGATATATTTCACGATAGTTATTATCAATTCCCTTTTCGGCAACTAATGTTGCAAATCCAAGGTCAATTTTAATCTTATCCATTTGATTTCCTCCTTAAAATTTCAAAGTGTTTTCTGCAATTTCTGCAAGCATATTTGTAAAATCTCTTACAACATCATTCATAAGACGTAAATCTGCCCATGCAAATTCAGATTCCTGTACAATGTACCAACCATTTCCTTCATATCCATCAATGCCATAGATATCATCATAGTTATAATCAAGATATGCGTGTAACATATTAAACTCATTTTCAGAATTTACCTTGTAAACAATCCAGCTATATAATCCATCATCTCCATATGGAATATTAATATCAAAATGTTTTAAATTAATATCCTTAAATACTTTTGCTTCATATTCCATACAATCATTTTTATTCACAAACTCTTTCCCATCACATGCTTGATATACAATAGTTTCCTTTTTAATTTCTTTCATAATAAAATCCTCCTTTAATTATTTATACATGCCATTTTGATAACTGCTCATTTACATATCCAATATGAGCAAGTCGATCATTAATACTTTTTGTACGCATTTTCATTGTTGTCTTAATTGAAAAGTCGAGTTCTTTTTTGAATTCTCCCCATTCTTTTACAAGAGTAAGTATCATCCATTCGCTTAAGGTGCAAACATTTTTTACCTCTCCATTAGTCGTAATTGAAAAGACTGGATAACCAGAACCAATCGCACTATTATCATAAATATAAAAAGTGAATTGTTTTCTAGTATTGCTTAATGCAAGATGATAATGCTTACAACCACAAAACATATAATCTGCGTTGGATAGCGTACGAGTGATATAATCAATAATTTGTTCCATCATTGTTTTGCCTTTTGCCTTATATTGACTTTCTGAAAAATCTTTTAATGTTTCTAATGCTTCTTCTGCCTGTTTGATAGCAGTAGCAGTTACTTCATATTGATTATTCATTTTTAAATCCTCCTTAAGCAATCAGTTCATAAATTTCATTTCCATTACGACAAACATGACCTGGAATATCTTCAAGATTTGCAATTACATCGTCAATATCTTCAAGATCAAAATCACAAATCTCTCCTACTTCTGGAATTTTGTCCAGCGTAATAGATTCATCTTCTCGGTCTGCCAGCTCTCGATTATATTCATCAATATCGTCATAATACCAGAAAAGTTCATTATGCACAGTCATTTCATCAAGATTGATATAAATATCTCCCTCGCTCCAACTTTGCATTTCATCCATCCCATCTTCAGAAATTGCAATCAACCCTCTATTTCTGTTAATGTTTTCGCTTTTGAACTTATAATGCGGATACTTATTGGTGATATAATTCCATTCCTTGCCGTCCATACCACCATCAATACCTCCACCATACTCTTCACAATATCTGATGAAGTAAAGAATTGCATCTTCTTTACTATTTGTTTCCATTTGAAACTCAGCCATCATATCTCTCACTTCAATTAGAGCTGAGATTGTGTATGCACTCCAATGAAAATACATTTTACATAAATCTTCTCCTGTACTTTTTACTGTTACTACAAGCCTCTGTCCCATATTAAAATCCTCCTTTATTAATCATCTCTTTAATTTTATTTGCGCCAAGCTGTTCTCTTGTTGGCTGTGCATCATCAATGTCGCAAAGCATTCCATACAAGTCGTAATTATACTGCTCGTTTTCATTAAAATATTCTCTGTCTACAATGTCCCACCCATCAATGATATAAGTTCCGTTATCGTAGTTATCATAGTCAAGATGACTACACTTATCAATCCCAATAGAAAGTTCCCCGCCAAAGAAGTTTCCAATCACCTGGCAGAGTCTTGCCCACCCATAATTATCACTTGTCGGCTCTCTATATCCTTTCATTTTGCAATAGGTTAAGAATGCTTGTACACTATCTCGACCTCCGTTCCAGTGCAGGTATACACCTACTCCATCGTTATTAAAGTTCTCCCTCGTAGTGATTACAGCTCTGTTACCCATAATGAAATCCTCCTTTAATTTTGTATCGTTTTAGATACATCCTCCACAACATCCCCACTCAACGTTATCATTGAACACTTCATTAATTTCCGTTGCATATTTACGGAACTGTTCGGGAATATCATTAATATCAATTTTCCATTCGCCTTGCCACGCTCCCTCATAATTGGGATTTAGACCACCGCCGCTACTCCAAAACCGATGGTATTTCGGTTTCTCTTTAGACTCAAAGCCATAGCCAAACGTTGCAATCTCTCCATCAATTTCAAGTGTTAAATCTCCAGTGCAAAGATTTGGATATTTCCCAGTATAAGAAACAAACTTTACATGATTAGTTTCATTATTGTTATAATTAATCAGCATTTTATTCTCCTTTTAACATCTGCCCAATCAGTTCCATTGCCTTATCGTCTTCCAGATAGAATCCATCACTTTCAATCTGTGCCTGAAGATTACACACTAACTGCATAGCCCTCCGGTCGTCACCCGTATACAAGTATGCCTTGAGCATATTACAAAACTTGTCAATTCTCTTTGGATCTCTCATTGTTATCTCCTTTCAATTCTCTATTCTCTCGGATAAGCCTATCGCACTTTGCTTTCAGCCTTTTGACTTCGGACTCAAGATACTTAATCTGATCCTTATAATCAAGTTCCATATCCAGCATGTTGTATGACATTTATTCTTTCTCCTTTCAAATTACACAATTTGCATGGCTAATTGCTCCCTTATCTGCACTAAATTCCCTTCCACAATAAGGACAGATGCCAGTATGACCAATCATAATCACGTTGTCTTTTGCCAAACTTCTTTCTCTTGGATAAGACACATTACAATAACTAAATTGAACATAATCTTTATAATGCAACCCGCAAGAGCTAACATTACATGCAACATCTCCACTTGTCTTTTTCGTCCACGTAGTATCAGTAATCCCAATCAGCGGCGTAATCTCATTCTGAACATAATTACGGAATACTTTGTACAAATCTGTATTACCATCATTCCCTTGTGGATAGACACGTCCTTGCACAAGAATGTTTTGTCCATAATGGAACATGCAGCGATAAATCTTACCGTCTTCCCAGTCAGTGGGTACATGGTCATGGACAAATGTGATAATCGATGTTGCATCAAGCATATAGCTCACAGTACCTGCGCAGTACATACCATGATAACTATTTTCTATATGTCTACGATTCTCTTTATCAATCGTATGACAACTCGCCCAGTTTACGCCAAAACTCATAGTTAAGTAGTCAATAGGATTCACACTGATGAAGAACTTTAGCTTTCGCTTAAGACTGCTCACCATGTCTGCATACTGAGCAAAGAGTTTGTTATATTCAGGTAATTTATCTACTCCATAAAAGCCACACACGCGGTTAAAGGCGCGGCTGGTTTTCATACCTTCTCTTACTTTATATTTCTCGTCCATGCTATCAGAAAATTCTTTGCTAATAGTAGAAAGACTTACCCCTCTAAATTTACGTACCACATTGTAGCATTCATCTTCATTTGCATGAGATGCAATCGTTGCCCCATCATCTGCGAACTTACTTTGTACATCCGTTATTTTCTTCAACTTGGAAACTACTTCGCGCTTCATCAAATCTTTTGCCGTAATGTACTTTACTCCAGTTCTAAGATAATCCTCAAGTTTCTTTCCGTTCTCATCTTCGTACTTTAGTAACAGTTTACTTGCACCTACATTGACATAGAAATTATCACAGAAATCACAAATGTCCCTTGCATTATTTTCTCTTGCAAGTTCAATGTCAATCATCATGCGCATATCTCCCATGTAATGCTCAGATTTCTGTAACAGCTCAATCAAGTCTTTCTTGTTGGTGAAGTATTCATTAAGCATAGTGCAAACGCCGTGCTCACTATTTCTGTGATTATACTTAGTGAGCAATGTCATCACATCATCAACGAGTTTGTCGGTGTCACAATACTGACCCCATGCTTCTTTCAGATTTGCCTTTGTGAAAGTGGCGTGCTGAGCTACTGGAACACTAGAGCCATCTGCTAAACCAACAAAATCAGAATCACCCCAAAAATACCGACGGTTGTCTTCTTCAATACGGTATTGATTTCCACTGGAACTTGCAATCGTAACAGTCCGCCCATTATATTGCTCCATCCCGTCGCCATATCCATATGCATAATTACTGGAACGAGTCCCCAGGCCTTCTCTTACAACTACGCGATCACCAACATTGTATCTTGCCATAATTTATGTCCTCCTTTAAGCATACAGCTTTGCAATTCTGTCTTTGATTCTTTGCAAGGTTCCGTGCGGCATATCCTCGTCATCTGGATTCCATTTAATATATAAACCGTTCCAAATTTTATAAAATTCATTATACTTTTTTGAATATACAACATCCCAGCAGTGCGAATAACGACTGATATTAAAATGGTCAACAATACCAATCTTGTTTACAACCGCCACAATGTTGTCTCTTCCCTTGAGTTTATATGTCATGCCGTTTCTATGTGAAGTTCTGTCTTCGAAATTTGTATCCAGAATACAGTCAATGGTAATAATGTCATCAAAAATACCGGGGTACTCTGTGAAAATATCCTGAATGCTTTTCATCGTTGCATCAATACATCCCCTATATTTACAACCAGTTCTTGCATCTTCGGAGTTAATGTCGTACAATCTGCCCCATCCCTGACGGCACTTGAGCTGCATTTCACTTTTGACCGTTGCAATATACTTACCGTCATCTTGCAACACATATTTAATCGACTTTGTAATTTCTTCACATGTTCTTAAGTTCGGGCATCCAAAACATGTTGTAGAAGTTGTACTTTTAAGTCTATGTTCCTTGATTTCCACATCCGCGTTCTTGAGAATAGTGCCACAATGCGAACATTTGACGAATTTATTTCTATTGTCTCTATAAATAGATACGACGTTTCCCTGATTTACAGTTCTCCCATTTACAATAAATGTTTTTTCATCATTCATTTCTGCATTTTTCCATACGTAGCATTCGTCTCCAAACTGTCTAAGTAAAAGTTTCATAAGATGCCTCCGTTAATTTTGTATTGCGTAAGACAAGGGGCAAATGCCCCTCGCTTACTTTGACTTTTCTTCAAACTTGTCGAACCACTTGTCTATTTCATCGAACTTCTTATTTAATCTTTCTTCCATTTCAAGTAGCGCCTGAAGTATTACATCAACCACTTCTTGTAACTCTTTGTTTTCCATTCGCATCAGCCCCTTTTGCCTTTATTATATCACCTCTTTCTCAAAATTCAATATGTCATATTCAACAAATTTTCTTAGCCGATTCGCACAAGCCCACCGAACCTTTCCTTGACAGCAATGCTGCCAAACTCGCTGAAGTAGTCAATAGTTTTGTTCCATACATATGCAAGCACATATCCCTCCTTAATGTCGGCATTGTCCATTTCGTATTCCTCTTGATAATCCGATACATACAAGAAATTGTACATATCCATTACTTCACCGTCAATCATTACAGGAGTATGAATTACATGATACACAAGCGCATTGTTTTCCTTTTCAAACTCCTGCACCTTTGCAGTAAGTTCCTTGTCGCTGCTGAACTCATACAAACCTCCAGTCTGTTCAGAAAGCTGCACCTCGCCTCTCTTGAATGCCTTGATACACGGAGCAAACAGCCCAAGCTCTTTCATGCGGTTAATTGCCTCTGCCTTTTTGATTTCTTTTGATACGTTCATATTTATTCCTCCCTTTAATTTCGTATTGTATTTTCGTTTCGTGTTAGTTTGCCCTATTATAGGACAAACTATTTTGTTTAGTCTAAAAATCCACATGCATTTGCAATCATTGCAATAATTGCAAAGACTACGATAGTTCCAATGAGAGCAATAATCCCGTCTTTTGTTTCGTCCTTTCCGAATAGTAGTACACAAGCAATGATAATAAGTAAAATAACAACCATTTGTTTACCTCCCTTTATTAACAAGACCTATACATTATTCGTAATTATTTTACCCTTATTATACTGCTGTGTCAACTTGCTTTACTTTGCCACCTCATTAACATAACGCTTCAGTAGATCTATAACTTCACCAGAATGTTTGCAAACTGCTTCATTAGTTTGTTGTACTTCCTTTGCAATCTTGAGTGTTTTGCCCCATTCATTCAATATATCTTCATATTCAACCAGATCATAGCCCGTGAGCAGTTTGAAGAACCATTTGCGAAATTTTTTCATTTTACTTTACCTCCTCATTCAACAATCATTTTCAGCTTATCAACCTTTGCCTTTGCAACTGTCTTTTTGCGCTCAATCTCTGCCAACTGGAGCACCGCCGCATCATACTCCATCTTTGCCTTTGCATAGATTCTGGACTGAATAGCGTTTGCATAGTAGCTCATGTCTTCGACATAGCAATACAGTTTGCCATCCACGGCAATCTTGCCATCGCGCAGTTTATATGCAAAATTATCATACGGCATATGCTTTTTATCTGCACATTCCTTTGCACTAGTGAATACCTCACCAGTGTCAAGACACATGACTGCCTTACCTTTACGACGGTCGCTCTCCACAATGTACTTAGCCTTGATGATGGTGATGTTTTTCATAATGTCAATTCCCTTTCTGCCAGTTGGCAATAATTTTGTTTTTGTTATTAGATATAGTTATATACGTTACTGTCAACCATGACGTCAATTACGTTTTCGAAAGGAATGTCGGGGCATTCCATAACGAATTTGCCGACTGCCTCTGCCTTGGAATGTGCAATCGTATCATACCAGCACATAATATTATTTTTGTCTACATATTCGACAACATAATACTTGCTGCCATAATAGTCATCATACATATCATCAATCCAATCTGCTGCGGCACTGCAATAGCTTTCCACATAATTGAATTTGTCGTTTTCCGTTGTCCTTTCAAGAATCTTGCATGCTTCCTGAATACTCCTTTCCATTTCAGAAATCACCACATATTCGCTTGTGGTATGCGCTCTGTAATATCCACAGCTGAGATTCACTGCCGCACACCCAATGAATGGCGCAACCTCGCAAATATCAGAGAACGAACCGAATGCTGTCTTATAGAATTCCTTTGTGATGAATTTTTCGAACTCATCATTTGCGCACTGATAAAATACTGCGTCGTTTGCGTTGGCACGGTCGAACTCAATGATGTAATTAAAATCAAGTTCCTTTGCAAGTTCTGTTTTAATGAATTTCCCTGCGCCAACACATCCAATCTCCTCATCCTCGCAGAAAAGGACTGAGCAGTTATATTTTTTGAGAATCTTAAAAATCATGTATACACCACATCGATCATCCCCTCCAATTCCATTAGGAGAAGAAATAATGTTCTGTTCTGTATCATATTCAACCATGGTCGGCAAGCTTTTGTGCACTGTGTCAAGATGTGCCATCAAGAGCACGGGGAATTTGCCTTGTGCAAACACAAAACCATCCCCGCTGACAATTTCGCCGTGTGTTTTTACCAGTTTCTGTTTCACATGATTCTTTAGTGATTTCTGAGACATGCGGCAGATTTTTTCAAACTCTTTATTCATATTCATTTACCTCCCTTAAATAGCCTGTTCTTCGGCGTTTGCCTCGGAGTTTTCTTCTTCATCGTCTTCTTCCTGTGCTTCCGCTCCTTCAAGACAACTATCACATAGCCAACGTCCGTTATGCTCTGTCAAGTCTCCGCTTCTGAAGTATTCTCCACAGTCATCGCAGAAACAATAATTCTCTTCAAGACAATCGCGGCAAACATAATCTTCAATGGAATCTACATATACCATGCGGATTTCCCTATGGTACTCTCCACAATCGTGACACTGTCTGTAGTAATCTTCCAAACAATCGTCACACACAAAATTGCCACCATCTACTTCTGTTACACCGCCAACAACGTAGCTATCACAGCAGTCGCACCAGCTTACACAATCGCTGCAATACGGTTCTCCGTTAATCCAAACGACTTCTTCGCTATCACTTTCAATGAGACAACCGCAATTTGCGCAAGTTACTTTACTAGCGCAGCAAGAAATATTTCCCTGTTTGTCATGTTCATAGCCGCACTTGATACAAATCGGTGCATGACCAACGGTGAAGTATTCTTCATTCTCGCTTCCCTTCGGACGAGAAAGTGTGCAATTACTGTAGCTCTCATAGTCTCTATAGTGAGTGCCTTCGGATACCACATATTTGCTTGCCGCATCAGTTCCCTTTGAGACAGTCCACAGATTCGGAAACTCAAAGATTTCGGACATAATCTTTTGGACAATTTCTCTGTAAGGAGCATATGCACCACCGTTTCCGTCATTGTCTTGCGGGTACAGTCTGCCCTGTACGAGTTTGTCTTCTGCCCAATGGAACATCTGACGGTTAATCTTAGGCTCATGCCAGAAATCTTTCCCTCCGTAGGCTGCGTCCACAGTATAGAATACCATGGAAGGCTTATCCAACATGTAGCTTACAGTGCCAGAGGAATACATCCCCTCATAACTGTTCGGCATATTTCTCTTATTGGTCTTGTCGATGGTATGGCAGCTTGCCCACGAATTACCAAACGACATGGTGAGATAATCAAGCGGGTTCACAGAAAGAACGGTATGCCTTACAATCTGAAGCGGATTGATTGCATCAGCATACTTTGCAAATTCCCTATTGTAGTCGGGCAGCTTATTGTAGCCAATGTATGTGAGCAGCTTGCTCATAACGCGGCTCATCTTCTGTCCGTTGTGAGCGTGAATGTCAGGCAACATTTCATTAAATTTACCTGCGGTTGCCTCGTCAATGTACTGGTCAGAAAATTGGTACAGATTGATAACGAAATTGAAGATAGCTTCAGGAAGTTTTTTACCATAAGACGTGCAATAGTCTTTCATGTCATCAGGCATGAATTCCCTTACTGCAAGTGTATTGTCCAAATCCAGAAGCCATTTGGCAAAGTCTCTAAGCGCATTGGTGCTTGTCTCGCGTGCAAAATTGTGGCTGAATACAATCATGAATTTGCCTTTGAGATAGTTCGGATGCTTCTTGAAAGCGGTGATAAGGTCTGCCTTGTTTTCTGCCCATGTGTTAATGATCCTGTCGAGCGCTTCCTCGGTGTAGTCGTAGTCATACTCATCAAGCAGATGCTTCATGTCCTCAAGAAGCATTTCCTTTTCTTCCTCAGTGATAATTTCTTTTACATCCATTTTATTTTCCTCCTTTTCTTCTGCCTTGAACAGTTTGAAATATTTTTTCTCAACAATAAATTCGCCGGATGTTTCATCGAACACCTTCATGGTGTGTTCGCCTATAATTTTAGTTACAACGCCAATCCATCCACATCCTGTGATGCTGTATGGAGAACAAGGAACGCCAATTACCTTGTCACCAACATTGAACATGATTTAATCCTCCTCAATTTCTCTTTCTGCCTCGCTGTATGTATCAGCGCTGCAATAGAATTTTCCATTCACATAGACAACGTAATGCCCATGTTCACATTTGATTTCAGTCTGCATTGAGCACCTCCTCCGTTACATCAGTCCCGTTGTAGATGATGAGTAGCTCTGTCTGGTCAATGTCACTCACCACCACAAACATATTGTCAAGACCTGCTTCACAAGTTGCGTTGCTCATTTCCGCGATGGAGTCAGATACTTCGTCAGGGATTCTGTGATAATAATCATAGATATCCTGAATTCCTTCAAAGCTAATTACGATGGAGTAGCATTCGTCCTCGTACATGGAGAAGAGCATATCATCTCCGAAAATCAACTTGAACTCTGCATCAATTTCGCTTACGAATGCATCTTCAATGATATCGCTTTCCTTTTCGGTAGGCTCAGTTGCCTTCATGGTAGAGTTGGCGCAAGCAGTCATGGACAGGATAACGAGCAGGGCAAGAACGATAGCAAGAATCTTTTTCATGGTTTTATTTCCTTTCAGTAATAATTTTGTATTGTTTAATTTTCGGGTTTTTCTTTGAGGGCGGCAAGTTCAGCAACTGCCTCATCTCGCTCTTTGATAAGAGCTTTAACTTCGTTTACCAGGTCAATGACAAAGGTTTTTTGTCCGCCACGACATGTTTTCCCTGCGACACAATTATTGCATGACCTACCCGAACAATCAGAAATAGCATAAATAATGCCGAGTTTATCTTGAATGGTCATTTTGATTCCTCCTCTGGATAAAGTTCTTCATCGAGCAGAATGTAACCCAATGCCTGAAGAACAACAGGTGCTTCATCTGGTTCAATTCCGTTGTCAATCAGACACTGTTCTGCCTTGCTGATTCGTTCATCAAAGATGGCTTCCTCGTCAGCAGTTCTCTGAGCTTCTGCTTCCCTTGCAAGATTGTCAAGGTGCGAGTTAGGTGTGTGCATAAATTCCTTGAATGTCATTTGCCTTACCTCCTTAATTAATTTCCCTTAACATTTCCATTTGCTCCTCCGTAAAGATACGGCGAAGCCCTGCATATTCCTCACCACAAGCAAGGAATGTTTCCCTTGCAGAGATACTGTCGGTACTGTAGCCAGACTCGGAGCAGAAGTCGCTGAAGCTGTCGTAGCTGTACTTCTCTACGGCTGCAAGGATGTCGTATTCGGTAGGAATTGCGTTTGCCTTGAGTTTTCTGAGTTCACGCAACACATTGGTTCTTTCATGCATCCTGAGCACATCATAGTGTGCCTTGTATTTCTTACACGCAAGATTATCGGCAGTCATTTCGCTTACCTCGGTGTTGTGCAGACTGTCCCAGAAGTAACTTGTGTATTTGCCTTTGGGAGTTGTGATGGTGAACTGATACTTGTTGTGCGGCTTGGTTTCGCCCAACCAGTGGGAAGGAATTTCCCTTCCAACAAAGTTGATTTCCATTGTTGCCTTGCAGTTAGCAAGGAATGATTTCGCTTGAGCTTGATATTCAGTCATTTTACATTCTCCTTTCCATTTGCCTTAAATGGCATAAAGTCGTCTGCATTCGAGAACACCGCACAGTTCGATCAGGCGGCTTTCCCTTAAAGAAAGAAACCCTTCCATGCCACAGATATCAATGATTGTGTCCTCATAAATTGCATCTGCCTTTGGGAACGCGGCTTTAAGCTGGCGCATATATTCATTTGCCTTCATTAGAGTACCCCCATTTCCCTTAATGCAGCTTTTGCTGCGGTTGTGATATGGTCGTCATGGCAGTTGTACTTGTCGTACCAGCCGCAAACAATTTCGCTTGGGATGGTTGCGTGGATGCAATCCCAAGCAAGACGAGTGCCGAAGTCCTTGTAGTTCCCATTTGCCTTGAGTCTTTCGGCATACTCGGGCAAGTTGGGGATTTTACTGAAGTTTGCCTTGATGAAAGGAATTTCGCTTTTGAGTTTCATTTGATTTACCTCCTAAAATTTAATGATTTGCGTGGATATAATTGTTTTGGCATCACCCCCTTTCTTGCGCTCCGCCTTATTTGTAAAGCGGAGAGTTGAGTTCAATCTTGTGGCTGAAGTTCCAGCCCATGGACATAATCAGTCTGCCAACATCAGCGGCAGCAGTAGTTTCAAACTCGCCCTTAATGGGCAGAGGATTGATGGGACACTTGATGCGGCAAATGCACTTGCCAGCCTCATGACGAACAAGGATAACGAGCTTAACGATACGCTCCTGAGCATAATGTGCTTCGGCTCTTACGAAGTGTGCGGAGTACTCCATGTTGCCGTCAACAATGAACTTGCTGCAATTCACATTGAACCACTTGCTCAGGTTGTCGTGCTTGGTGTAGATGTAAGCGGTGTGATAAGCGGGTTTGGAGTTATGCTCAGGCTCAGAATTGAGCAGAGCAATAGCATCGTTGTTCATACGAGCATCACAGCTCTCCACACCATAGTAAGGACACTCCTCACAGCCCACACGATTGATACCACCGCAGATAGCCAGAGCCTTCATAACTTCCTGCTTATTCATAAAAACCTCCACGTTTTAAGCCCGTCGGCTATTAAATTTGACTCGTGTTTTACACTTGTCTGTTTGATTCGTGTTTTATGCAAGTCTCTGAGCAAAGCCCATAAGGAAACCCTCGACGCAAGGTCAAGGGCTTCATATAGGTTTTATTCAGTTGGAACTGGCGCGGCTCATCGGAAAAATTGTGACTTATTGACGTTGCACACCTCGTTGCTTAGCCAGCATGGGTTGTAACTAGTCATCCGTAGAACTCATCGAAACGCTCCTGAATTTTGTCATGAGTCAGCCTGTCCATGATGATTTGATGGTCGGCATTAGGACGCCGGGAGCACTCATCAAGGAAGCGGCGCTCAATGTCCTTGTCCCACTTGAGGCAGAAACCACGGAATACTTCTTTCTTGGCGTCAATGATGTCTCGCTGCTGTTTAGTCATATTGCAATCCTCCTGTTTTATACTTGTTGATTTGACCAGTGACATTTAATTGTTAGTGGGCTTCTTCCTCCTTAGTTTCAAAATACGCCACAACCATTTTGTGGGTGTAGCTGATTGCGCAGTGGTCGCAATCAATGCGCATACCCTTGTTGCAGCAGCAGTCGCAAGAATATTGGAAAGATTTTTGTGCTTGCTCCTTAGTTGTTGCATCATACTGGAAATTGATACCTCTTTGCTCAAACTTAGTCATTGTTTGCTCCTTCCTATGAGCTTGACCTTAACCCCTATTGCTAGTGGGTGGTCATTAAATAAGCCCATAGAGAAGCCCTCGACATAAGTCAAGGGCTTTTGCTACAGGTTTATTTGTAGTACTTCTTCCACACACCGAAAGGCATTGGAGGCATGCCGAGTATGGCACACCTGTCAAGATACTTGTCATAAGCCTCATCCATCTCAAGCTGAGCATACTGCTCATCCCAGTTGACATTCATATCATTACCTCCAAATTTGAGTCGAGCATAAATACCATCACAGTTAAGTGATTTGGTACTCAATGTGTAGTGGATACCTTTTTGGTAGATGTCATAACTATCACTTCAGTAGAGATTCTTCAGGTCAGTGAATGTAAATGTCATTTTGTGTTCCTACTAAGCAATTTGTTGATAGTGAACATGATAAGTTTTGCAAAGTGCAATGTAGTCGTTGAGCGTCATGTCATCCAAGATGTACTCCTGATAGACATGACCATGTGCATACATTGCTTCATGCAAAACATTACCGACCTCAAACACAATGCTAAGGTCGGTGCAAATGATATTTTTGCACTTGAGTGCAAGAGTTTTAAGTAGGAATTCAACGCTCATATTTATTCATCAGCCTCCTCATCCTCACATGGTGGAATGTCATCAGGACATTTGGATGCCCAATGACAACAAGGATATTTATCATCCTCGTCCTTCCAACAGTAACAACAATCGATACATTTCATAAATCATTCCTCCCAGCTTCTTTGACATAATCATCAAGTGTGCATCCGTCAGACCATGTTTCTTCTGCGGCTACACAGTCATTCTCATCGAGAAAGCATTTGTGAAGTTCATCCTCAACCACAAAGACAACCTTGTCAGTGTAAGATAAGAAAGGGATGTTTGCTACGTTGAGCAATTGGATAAGGGTTAGTTTGTTCATAGGTTATTCCTCCTCTCGAATGTACTCATGATATTCATCGTCAAGCTCGTCGTCATTATTGTAGCCGTAACCAATGACGTAGGTATCGCCGTCGTCACTCACCAAGTAAGCATTATGAATAGCCTCGTTGCGACCAACCTTGACACCAATGATATAGGCAATGAGCATGAGACAGATAGCAGAGAAGATGATAATGGACTTTTTCATAATTTGTACCTCCTAAATATTATTGACTCGCATATAATGCTCGTCTGTTTCACACTGGGTGTTTGTTTGTTGAGCTATGGGGACTCACACCTCATAGCCCGGTGAAATATATAAAAACGCATCTATGCAAAAACACATAGACACGAGAACATAAGAAAAGTGAACGGCTTGAAAAAATACAAAACCGTTCACACAAAAAAATAAGCCCCTCACCCCGAAGGGTGAGAGGCTATAGGGATCAGGTCGCGTTACTTGATCTCTTCATAAGTGCCGACAACCTTGCCGGACTTACCAAGAACGCCAAGTTTCTTTGCAGTAGCCTTGTAAAGTGCCTTGTCAAAGTACATTCCAGACTTAGGAACATAGCCCATAGCTTCATAGACCATAGCCCTATTTTCGTCAGCTGTCTTGACACATTTATGTGTCTTGTAAAATGCCTCACGTTCAGCGGCTCTGTCAGCTTTGTTCTTTTCCCACTTTTCAGCAGCACTCATTCCAGTAGTCCTGGTAGGTTTACTAGGAACAGAAGAAGAAAGAAGAGACTGAACAGCAGCCAATTCTTCAACGGTAGAAGCCTCGATAACAGTACCATTTGCCAAAGTAACTTTCAACATGATTAACTCCAATCTGCTACAGTTAAGTAGCTAAAGCTAACAAACTCAGTCAACCGCTGAGCCGTTGCCCACCACCAACATAGCACAATTTTTTTGTGTTTTGACAGCCAGAAAAGCAAAAAACTTCTCAAAATTGATATTTTGAGAAAATTGATTTTTTCGACGTGTAATCACGCATCCGGGGTACATAAAACTAGCGTTTGCAATGGTTTTTTCAATGTTGGGTACACGAGGTTATCATATACACTAACTCAGAAAAATTTCTCTAAACTTTTTCACTATCATTGTGTCAAATATTACCTAAATATCATCTAAATATCGTTAACCACTACCACATAAAACGGCACTCTTTTCTAATAATCTTCTATCATCAAACCCATTTTACACGTCTCTTTATACAAAATTATCCATTATATAAATTATAAAACAAATCATTTATCAGATTAAATTAACAATATGAATCGTAAAATAACAACATATAATTACCTATATATTAAACTTTTGCTATAAATTTTCTCTTAATTATTACGGCATCAAAATTGTAAAACAGCTAATTTAACCAACAATTTCTTTATAATTCAATCCAGAATATATAAAATTCATCAAAAATATCTGTCCAATTACTATACAAACATTTACACACCAACTAATCATTGCCCAAATCCGTTTCAAATCTTATTTTGGATGGTTTGCTTTAGCAAGCCAGACAAAGCGAGAGTCCCATGACTGGGACGCTTTTTGCAGACGAAGTGAAACGAGTCGGCAAAAACTCGCTAGAGGGTTGATATAATACACATACATATATTATAAAACAAACGTACCATATATGGGGCTACTTCTAACCATCCAAAGACATGTATCAATGCGAATCATACCTAGCCAAAATATAATGACAAAATGTAAAAAAGGATTTACATAGTAAATCCGTATTATTCTTATTAATATTGTTATTCTTATTAATATTTATATTATTATTATTATTTATATTAACTTTATGTCGTGTCGTCGTTGTCTGTCGCTATTTTGTCATTTATGTCGCGACAACGACAAAAGTTTTTGTCATTTATGTCTTGACAAATTTTACATCCTATGATATAATCCACTCAACAAAACAAAATTAATGAGGAGGTGTGAAAAATGGAATATGAAAATTTTGTATTCTATGGCAAATGGAGAACATTGATAGAGGGTTTTGATGAAACTACTGCAAAAGAAATTTTATGGCAAATTATGTCTTTTGGTACATCTGGAGAAATTACTACAGACGATCCAATGATTCAAGCAATTATTAAAGGAGCTATTGAGTGCAGTATGAATAAAGCAAAGGAAAGATATAATTCTGCCCTTAAAGCAAAAGGAAGGCAGCCAAAATACTCAAGTGACAAAATTAAAGAACTAAATGAACAGGGCATGGATAATCAAGAAATCGCAAATGCGCTTGGCTGTAGTCTAAGAACTGTACAAAGAGCACTACAGGAAGATGATTTTGATGAGCTATAACCTATTGACAAATTGGGAAAATGTGTTATAATAACAGTACAAAATTAATGGAGGTACAGAAAATGGCACAACTTTATAAAATGACGTTATATGTCTGCGACCTAGAAGACGACCTATCTCTGGACGAAATTAAGACTCTAATCAAGCAAGATGCATTAGATGGTGTTGCTGTAAATTGTGTTTGTCATTTTGCAGATGAACAGACTGGGCCACAAGTTGAATGGAATGACGACATTGATCTAAATTATCTAGACTGCCCTACTTCTACTTGGGAAAAATATTTTAATAACAATACAAAATTATAGGAGGTGCTTAAATATGGAGAATCGTTGCGTATGCTGCGGAGAAATTATTCCAGAAGGCATACAAGTCTGCTATTCTTGTATGAATTCATTTATAACTGATGTTGCTCCGGTACGACATGGACATTGGATATCGTTAACCGATTGCTCGAATGCGGGGGTATATTGTTCAATTTGTCATAAAAAAGTATACAAGGAAGATTACGCTTGGTGTAATAGAAAAAATAAAGTAAGGTCGTCATACTGCCCCAATTGCGGCGCAAAAATGGATGGAGATGAATATAATGCCTGAATATATAGATCGGGAAGCGTTGCTTGCAGAATTTGAATGGCTGAAATCTGTCGAATATCCATATCAAAGAGATAGAACAGAAGACGCAATCCAGCGAATTAAAAATGCACCCGTTGCCGATGTGGCCCCGGTGAGACATGGGCGGTGGATTGAGAAAACGGTACCTGTGGGCAAATATTTTGAGTGCTCAAAATGCGGTGCACACGAAAACCCGCATACGGCAATTATAGGCGGATATTGCTGGCGATGCGGCGCGAAGATGGACGGAGGTGACGGTGATGCGGCTGATTGACGCTAATGAGCTAAGAGACACTATTGAGAATGAACACTTCGGTGAATATGATGATAAGGAAACGACATTTTATTGCATTGATACAGCACCTACCGTAGATGCTGTACCTGTAGTACGGTGTAAGGACTGCAAATATCATGATGAAGGAGAATATTATATCTACTGCTGGGTGCTCAAAACGAAATGCCCAGACGATTCAGAATTTTTCTGCAAGTATGGTGAACTGGAGGGCTGACTAATGCGCCCAATTGATGCTGATGAACTAAAGAATCTAAGAGACAAAAACATACATGGAGAAATTAAATTTGATAAGGGAAGGTTGAATTATAATGAAAAAGACATTTAATGATGTTGCCCATATGGGCACTTGTGAAGTATGTGGTAAGGAAGCTCCTGTGGCCGTTGCGGCATCTACACTAAGTTCTTGCAGTTCTGCTTATTGTGAAGAATGTTTGAAAGAAGGTCTAGAGCCTTATAGTGATATTGTAGGTATTGTTTGGTGCGTTGGCTGGGACAATCTAGCAGTTTGGGCCAAAGATACAATTGAACGCACCATCAAGAAGCTTGGTAAGACAAAAGAGGATGTTTTGGCAGATGTTGAAGCTACAGAAAAGAGGTTCAATGATGATATGCGTAAAATGGAGGATTGACTATGAATAAAATTACTTGTGGCCTTTTTATGTACCGTGGTAAGTATTTCTGGAAAAATTTCAGAGATATCCATATTCTTTTTAAACGCATTTTCTTTACGCTCAAGCATGGCTACTCTCCTGTTGCCAAATGGGAAACCTTTGCATATTTTATAGATATGATGCGAGAGATTTTAATAAATTATCGTCATAATAGACTCGGTAGTCCATGTGTTGTTGAATTCAATGATTACGAAACATGGAGTGAAGAAAATGAAAAGGCATATGATACTATCCTTGATAAAATGATTGACCTTCTTGATAAAATGGACGAAAATAATGAAATTTATGACAATATGGATTGGAAAACAGAATATGAAACACAGACAAATGCTAAAAATGAGTTTTTTAAACTCTTTAGCGAATACTTCTTTTCGTTGTGGGATTAAAGAAGTAAGAATAATATGATATTAATGGAGGTTGTATATCTATGTTAACATCTTATGAACGCGAAACAATTATTAATTTTAACGAAGAAGAAAAGACTGCTTCTGTTTATACTTTCAACAAAGCTTTGAAAAATAAGCTTAATAAACTTGTTGGTGTGAATCCGGATATTCATGTTATTCGTAGTTCAGATGAAATGTCGAAGTTTGAGGTGCCTAAGTCTTGGATTAAGGTTTCTCCTCCTAAGCAGGTAAATCTATCAGATGAGCAAAGGGCTGCAATTGCCGCTCGTCTACAGGCAAGCAGAAATAAGTAATATTTTTATTACAATACAATATTAATTCAAATGAAAATTTTAATAGTATAAACTCATGGGTGCATGTATTGATATTTAAATTAGTATTGTATTTCAATTGTATAATGATTAAATTTTGGAGGTTTTATTATGTCTTTAGAAGTATGCGTGATTGTTCTAGCATTTATTGTAGGACTTTTCGCTATTAACCGTTTTGATAAAAATAATTTAAAAAATATACGGAGGTAAAATATATGAATAAATTATGTGAGAATTGTCCATATAACGGGCCATATTGGAGTATCATTAACCCTTGTGAGAATTGTCAGAATAATGATTTTCCTATTAATAAGACTGTAACCACTACTACGACCACTGATATGAAGACATTGCAAATTATTTATTGTAAAAATACCGGTGATGTATCTGTGAGTGAATTAAATACAGGGCTCCCTACTGCGGATGAATATCGTAAATTTATTGAAGATTCTATGTGCTATCCACAAGAATGGTCAGAACCAAAGTATATTTGCCCTAAATGTCATAAAGGCGGTATGCGTCGCAATGAAATGGTAGTGCTAACTTCTTATCCTGCGAAATATGAATATTGTTGTGATAGATGCGGTCATGTAGAATATCAATTTGGTTGAGGTGAATTATGAAAAAGAAAATTAATTGCCCTGCTTGTGATGGGCATGGTTTTATTTCAAAATTTAATAGTTGCTCCATCTGGAGTGAAAAATGTTTTGAATGTAATGGAACTGGTGAAATTGAAGTTCCAATGACGAATGGTGATAAATTTCGTTCTATGTCTGATGAAGAGCTTGCATCTTGGTTTTCTAAGCTCGTATATCATGATTGTGCGACTACGTTTAGATGCTTTGAGTGCCATACAGATGATGATGGTTGCGCAAAAGAAATTTTAAAATTTATTAAAGAAGAAGCAGCCTATTAAGGAGTGGTTTGATGCGAAGAAGAAACTGCCCTAATTGCGGAGCTCCATATGATATTGATAAGAATAAATGCCCGTATTGTGGGACTTCTTATTATGATATGAGTGCCGTTGATTTTGAAAGTGGTGAACTATTTTATTTGAAAATACGTACAAATATGAATGGCCAACAAGTATATATTACTCAATTAGTAAAACCAATATTGAATACAATTGAAATGTCAACAGATACGGTTGATTGTTATTCTCATAATGGTAAGGTTGCAAGTTATATATCTAATAAATCATTAACGACAAATATAAGTTTTATTGGCATTTCAGATCAAAATGGAAATCTTATGACAATGACGGTTGAGTAATTTTGGATGGTGGTGATAATTATGTTTATTTGCTTGGATTGTGGATGTGTTTTTGACGAGCCTAAACATTGGATAGAAACACACGGTTTGGACTCCCCTCCATATGAAGAATGGGATGGGTGCCCATCTTGTGGTGGAGCCTATGCAGAAACATATAAATGTGATGGATGTAATGACTGGCTCTGTGGAACATATGTAGAAGTTGAAAATGGTAATAAATATTGTGAAAATTGTTATGAAATAAGAGAAGTTGGCGAATAATTTTGTGGTTTGGAGGCGGTGCGTTTGGCAAAACAGCAAAAAACACAACAGTATATATATAAAATTAATTCAAGTCTGCTCAAGCAAAATAATTGGGAATTAGAATTACCATTGTCAGACGCAAGAAAAATTCCTGGGGTTGTTGTTTCTTTGGCTGATTCGCAAATTTTAACTTGGATTAATGAGCTAAATGGAACCGAGGATTATGATTCAAGAGCAAAACAAATTAAAAAAGACATAAAAGAAATTAAAAAACAGCCAAATAGTGATGACAATAAGAAAAAAGTTTCAGAAAAATATACAGAATTATATGATTTACAGTTCAAAAAGGACTATTTATGTGTGGTTTTTGATAAAAAGTCTGATTATGATAGAGCAAATAAAGGGTTTAAAGTAAATGGAATTGCATATAAAAGATTGATTTGCACTACCAATGGAGTAAAAACATCCAGTGTTGTATATGCCGCAGATAGATTCGTTGAGTACAATGGGCAAAGTGTAAATATTCATGATGAGTTAAAGAGACGCATAGCAAATGGCAGAAATACAGATGTAAAGCTCTCTCCTGCTAAGTATGGAGCCTATGAATCACTTGCCGCTAGTGCATCAATCCCAGTTAGCTGGCCTAGATCTCGTGAAAGTAATATTCCCGGAGGCATTATTGTTGTAAAAGACTGTGTTGTTCATTTTAAGACGAATTTTATTGAAATAGATGACAGTGATCCAACGGTAGAACCAAAAGTAACAGAAAAACATAATGAAGATTTTGAAAATAATATGTCGGATGGATGTTCAATGATGCTCCCCCACTTGTCTAAAAGGTGGAATGGAGAGCTAAATGGAAACTCAGAACATACAATGAGCGGATGTAATATGCGTTGTGCTTTTACAAAAGGCATGGCTCTTACTTTTGATTTTATTAGATTCGCAGAAGAAATTATTGGTGCGTCTGCAGAACATCCAGAAAAGTATTTAATTAAAGATTATTGGGGGAAAGAAAGAGATATACGCGATGCTGATTTAATATTAACTGAAAGCCAGCTTAAGTTGTGCGGCAGTTATTCTTCATGGGAAGATTATTATGAAAAATGTATTGCGAATCATTATACTTTAAGAGTTACAAAGACATCTGAAGAAGAAAATGATGATATAAGGCAATTAAATTATCAATTTATACAGTCTTTAGACCTTACAGATGATGATATAGATGAGCTTATTGCACTAACAGTTAATGAAATTAAAGATATTATGGAGTTAGATCCAAGAAAAAGCGTTGCATATTTATGTGGCAAGGGATTAAATGAGAAAAATGTAATCTTTGCTGAAAATATTGCAAAAGCGCTTATGATTGATAAAATTGCTATAAATGATCCTTATATTCGCTCAAAAATCAAAAAAATGATAAATAGACGAATAAAAGATGCTAAAATTGGCGTTTTGGATCTGCATGGGAACTTCCAAATCCTTTCTGGGGATTTATATGCCCTTTGTGAAAGTATGTTTGGGCTGGAACCACATGGAATTTTAAAGGCTGGTGAAATTTATAGTAAATATTGGTATGATGAAGGCGTAGATAGAGTTCTTTGTTTTAGAGCTCCAATGAGTAATGCTCATTCTATAGTTGCTCAAAATATATGTAAAGATAAAAAAGCTCTTGATTGGTTTCAATATATTGATACTTGTATAGTTGTAAATGGGTGGGACACAATGCCCGCTGCATTAAATGGCTTTGATTTTGATGGTGATTTATTATTTACAACAAATAATGTGTCATTGATAAGAAGACAAACTAATCTTCCTGCATTGAATTGTATACAGACAAAGGCTCCTAAAAAAGTAGTTAAAGAAGAGGATATAATTGCTTCAAATAAGGCTGGATTTGGCAGTAAAATTGGTTCCATAACAAATAAAATTACACAAATGACAAGTTTGATGGCAAATTATGCCCCAAATAGTAAAGAATATGAAACATTAAGATATAGAACTCAATGTGGTCAAGCACTGCAACAAAGAGAAATTGATAAAGCAAAGGGGATTTTACCTATTCCGATGCCAAAAGAATGGTATCAATATGGCGCAAATATCATAAAGCCTGATGATTCTGAGGAAATTCAAGAGAAAAAAGCATTTAATCAAACAATTTGTGCAAATAAAAAGCCGTATTTCTTTATGTATAACTACGATACAGAAAGAATTAATTATCAAAAATTTATTGAAGAAGTTAATTCAAAATCAATTGGTCTATATGGTATTTCGTTTGAAGATATGCTAAAAATGGATAATTTAAGTGAAGATGAGGCTAAATTTGTTCAATATTGTTCTGCAAAATGCCCTATTGATATGTCTCCTTCTACTATGAATCGTATTTGTAGAAAAATAGAAGAGAAATTTGACGGAAATTTTTCTTGTGAAGAATTAGAATTTGACTATAGTATTTATAAATCAAAAAATAATGTAAGAAGAAGCTCTTATGCAGAAATAAAAGGTTTGTGCGAGCATTATTTAATGAATTTGAAGGCTTTAAATAGTAGAAAAATTAATAATGAAGAAGAAAGAAAGATATTATTAGAGGACAAAGACAGACTTCTCGAAACTCTCATAGAAGATATGACGTCTATTTGCCCGAATGAAGAGTCTCTTTGTGATATTTTATTAGATATTTGTTATACTGGGAAAATGAGTAAAACTATAGTTTGGGATGTTTGCGGTACTCAAATTATTAAAAATATGTTAGAAAAACATGATAATACTCTTACATATCCAGAAAAGAGTGAAAATGCAGATTTTTGTTGTTGTGGTACGAAATTTTCTAATAAAACTATTAGAATTGGAGGTGAAATTATAGATGAGATTTAATTTTAATGAAAAAAGTAGGATTTATAGCATTATAGAGGATAAAAATATTGATGGAGTTAGTATAACTCAAGCAATTTGGAATGCAGCAATTTATTATACACAATTAAATCCTGCAGATAAGAATGATGTATTTTGGAAAATTGTTGACTTTATGGCTCAAAATTATAATGGTTTTATGTATCAGGGGTATATAAATACCATTAATAAGGATATTAATAAGGCTTATAAATATAAAATTAAAGATGTAAATACTATTAATATTACAAAAAGAGAAATGGACAAAATTATGTCTTTAAATGATATAAGGAAAGAAAAAATTGCATTTGTCATTTTAGCATTAGCAAAATATCAAAATGCCGAAAGTCAAAGAGATAATGATACATTCTATGCAAAGACTTCTGAAATATTTAAGTTTGCAAGGGTTGTTATTCCAGCTAAAGATAGAGATTTATATTTTGGGTTTGCATATAAGGAAGGATTGCTCAAACAGAATTTTAGCATAGGTTATAATGCCTTGACTGCCGCTTTTGTAGATCATGATGAGGGCGAAGTTATTCTTACGCTTGATGAATATGATTATTTGGAACTTGCTTATGCATTTTTGAATTATAAAAATGGTGGATATAAAAGATGTAAGGCGTGCGGAAGATGGTTCCGTGTAAGAAATAATGCTATGCAATATTGCGGTATTCATAGAGAAAATTATGAACCAATGGGTACTAAAGAAATTGAATGTATTGAATGTGGAACTCATTTTATTGTAGCATCTTCTAATAAGAGAAGTTGTAGATGTGAAGAATGCCAACATCAAAAGCAGTTAGAATATCAGAGAAATGCGATGATGAAAAATAGGAGGGTTGCAATGAGTGATAATGGAAATTTACAATGATACTTATTGTGTTTATATGCATATTAATAAGATAAATGAAAAAAAATATGTTGGACAAACGAAATATGGAGACGATCCAAATAAACGTTGGCGCAATGGATTAGGGTATGAATTATCTTCATATTTTTATCATGCTATTCAAAAATATGGTTGGGATAATTTTGAGCATGAAGTCATTGCTTCAAATTTAACTCAGGAAGAAGCTAATCATTTTGAAGAATTATTAATAGAAAAATTAGAAACTACAAATCCAGATAAGGGATATAATTTAAAATCTGGCGGAGAGAATCATATTCGTTCTAAATCTTCTATATTAAAGCAAATTTCTTCTATGCAAAATACAATAAGAAGAAGGCATAAAGAGCAGTCTTTTGAAAAATATCAAGAAAGATTTAACAATGGAGATCCTGCCATAAGAAAGTGTTCACAATGCGGAGCATTATTTGAAATTAAATTAAAGTGGAACAAATCTCATACTAAGAAGATCCCATATTCTAATAAAATTAAAAGATGTGAAGATTGCAGAAAGCGTGCGCCAGCTCAAAATAAAGTGATTGTTTGTATTGATTGTGGAATTGATGTAGTTATTAATCCATTGGCAACAGCAATTTGTAGATGTGAAAAATGTCAAACAGAGCATAACAAATTGATTAATAGAGAGAGGCAAAAGCGATGGTACAATAAAAATGTGAAGTGATTTGTTAATTTGACAACACAAAATTAATGTCAAAAATGCAAGGAATTCTCTTGCATTTTTGGCATTTCAGTAAACTAAAGTTAGAACAAAATAGTAATGATATAAGAAAAAAGCTTATATTTTATTAAATAAAACACACAACAGGGAGGTACAAAACATGGAACAATTAGCAATCGCAATTCCAAATTCAATTGAGAATCTTTCGTTGCCAAACCCAGAACTCCTACAGTTCTATAAGGATGTAGAAAATCGTAGTATTTGGATCGAGGGCGAAATTGATGAAAGTCTATTTGAAGCATCAAAGCTGATTATGAATTGGAACAGAGAAGACAAAGGTACTCCACCAGAGGATAGAAAGCCAATTAAGATATTTATTAATTCTCCTGGCGGTACATTAGAAGATACATTGTCTTTTGTTGGACTTGTAGAAACCAGTAAGACACCAATTATAACTGTTAATATGGGATGGGCATATTCCGCAGCATGTTTAATTGCATTATCTGGACATAAGCGTTTTGCTATGCCAAATACTAATTATTTGCTTCATAGCGGAAGTGGTGGCTGTGGTGGTTCATTTGAGCAAACAACTGAGCAAATGAAACAATATAAAGCCCTTGTTGACAAGATGAGAAATTATATTTTAGATAAAACATCCATTGACTCTAAGACTTTTAATAAAAAAAAGAGTACAGAATGGTATATCACATGTGAAGAGGCTGTTACTCTTGGCATGGTTGATGGAATTATTAAAGATATTGATGAAATTCTATAATTTGGAGGGACTATATGGCTACAAAGAAAAAGACTGTTACAAATGAGTACGGGGACGCCCCAAAAACTGTTGAAGGGCACCCTTTTTATGGTCTTAAATTAGATAACGAGCAAAAGGAATTTGTAAATGCCATTTTGAATCCAGATAAATTAATCGTATTTGCGAACGCGAGAGCTGGTACAGGCAAGACGTTAATGGCTGTAGCTGCTGCAAATCTTTTAGTGCAACATGGCGAGTATGATGGCATCGTGTATATAGTTAGCCCTGTTCAGGAAGAAAAACTTGGATTTCTTCCGGGTAGCGCTGATGAAAAAGTATCTATTTACACTACTCCATTATATGATGCACTTGCGAAGCTTGGAATTAATCCATTTACTTCTGTCATCCAAGAAGGAGTAGAAAATCAAAAGAATGGAACTGGATATATTGATTGCATTTCTCATGTTTATCTAAGAGGATGCAATTTAGAAAATAAAGTTGTTATTATTGAAGAATCACAAAATATGTATACAGATGAATTAAAAAAGGTTTTAACAAGAATTTCTGATACTTCTAAAACTATTGTAATCGGACATAGTGGACAATGTGATTTGTACCACCATCCAGAAAATAGTGGTTTTGTTAAATATATTGAACATTTCAAAGATGAACCATATGCACAGATTTGTCATTTAACGACCAATCATAGAGGTATTGTTTCAACAAAAGCCGACGAACTTGAATGATTAGGAGGAACATAATATGGCAAAGGCAAGTATTAATAAGAATTATAAACTCTCTGCAAAGGGAGTGCTTGGATTAGACGAGGATGGCATTATTGGTATTGAGAACCCTGATACTGGTGAATTTATTGAATTATCTAGATTGTTTGTAGATTTTCTAGAAAAGCCAGTATCTATGTCTATTTCGTATGATGAGGATTATGAATAAAATACAAATTAGGAGGAACAAAAAATGAATAAAATACTAAAAAAGCAAGATATAATTAATGAACTCGCAGACCGTACAGGCTTTTATAAGTATAATATTGAAGAGTTTCTGACTGCTTTAGAGGCGCTAGTTACGGACGTTATGCAGGAAGCAAACTTTGATGAAAATGCTGAGATGAAGTTAATTCCCGGTGTTACAATTGGTGCTCGTAGAGTTGCTCCGCGTGAAGTAAGAAACCCACATGATAATACAACTTTGATGGCACCAGAAAGAGTCATCCCATATGCTAAATTTAGCCAGCCATTTAGATATAGAATTAATGGTGAATAATGGGGTGGTTTTATGAGTTATGATAAATTAAGTAATGAAAACGAAGAGCAATATATACTGCGCATATGCTCCATGAAAGAGTCACAAGGATGGACGTGGCAAAATATTGCAGACATATTAAATGAATCTCTTGGATATAACTACGGTGAGAGTGCATATAGAAAAAAAGTGCAGAGTTTTAATAAAATGATGGAAGCAAATGAAGGTGCATTTTTTACAGAAGATGAATATCTTGAAAAAATTCGTTCTGAACGTAAAGGCATTGAAAAGGAACGTAAAAAGCTGCAGACAGAAAAAGTGGAATATAATAGATGGCTTAGAGAAGAAGCAAGAGAAGAACTTATCGCAGAACATATTGCCGAGGCAATTAGAGAAATGCCAAAGCTAGATATTCCTCGTGTCATTGAGCCAAAATATAATACAAGGTTTGGAAACTTAGTTTTTGCAGATCCTCATTATGGGAAAGATTTATGTATTCAAGGACTTTTTGGGGAAATTTTAAATGAATATTCTCCTGAAATTTTTGAAAAAAGAATGTGGAATTTACTTAATCAAGTTCTTCAGATTTGTAATAAAGAAGGCTTTGATATACTAAATGTTTATGATCTTGGCGACGAAATTGAGGGATGTTTAAGAGTCTCTGCACTTATGAAATTAAGATATGGAGTTATCGAAAGCACCGCGAGATATGGACGTTTTATTACAGAGTGGTTAAATGAATTAACCAAGTATGTAAAAGTTAGATATCAAATGGTGAAAGATTCTAATCATTGTCAACTTAGGATGTTGGGACAACCTAAAAATACATTCAAGGATGAAAATGTATCATATATTATTACAGATAAGCTTATGGATAGACTTGGAGATAATCCTAATTTTGAATTCATTCAGAATCCTACTGGCTATGTATTTGATCAAATTGCCGGATATAATATTTTTGGGTATCATGGTGAAGGAAAGTCCCTTGAACAAGCGATTAAAGACTTTTCTAGAATTTATAAGGTACATATTGATTATTTAATTGGTGGACACAAGCATCATAAGTCAAGTAGCAATGTCGGAATTGAATCTGATATTATTAGTGTTCCTAGCATTATAGGTGTTGATGATTATTCGTTATCTTTAAATAAAGCGTCTGATCCTGGTGCTACCCTATTCGTTTTAGAGAAAGGCAAAGGAAACGTCGTAGAATATAATATAAAACTTTAATAAAACGGCAGTAATATATAATTACTGCCGCTTTTATATTGAAAACAAGAAAAAATAAAGGAGAACATAATAAAATGGAAGATATTAAAAAGAATTTTAAGCTAGTTTTTAACCCCGGATGCGCCAGACGTTTACTACGCGCTGGATGTACCATTGCAGATATTAAGCAGTCTAAAGAAAATCCAGATAAGACTATTTTTGTTTTTAAACGTGATGAGGCTTTCGAGGCTGCGTTTGCAGAGCTGAATGACAGTCTTAAGAAACAGGCAACTGATGAATCCGTTGAGATTTGTACGGAATAATATATAATATTCGTTACAAAATGCTAAGTAGAAGGGAGGAAGAGTGATGGCAACAGGTAAAAGTGCGGGTAGAAAGGCAACTTCTAAGGCTTGTCAAATTGAAAAATACTTATGCCCATATTGTAATACCATTAAAAAAGCTGGAGATTTTTATATGAGCTCTGACCCACTTGTGATGACTGGCAAAACGGTAATGTGTAAGGACTGTGCGGAAAAAATTGCAAGAAATTATAACGCTAGGACTAAGACATATGGCGATTGTACGAAGGCGTCCGTCCAAGAAGCACTTGAACGTCTTGATAAACCCTTCCTCGAAAATATTTGGAATTCTAGTTATTTTGAGTATATAAATGATAAAAATCCAAAGCAACGTAGCAATATATGGGCGGCATATATTAAAAATATTAGTATGCCACAATATAAGACAATGCGTTGGCGTGATGGAGATTTATTTGCAAATTATAAAGAGGAAGCAATTAAGCAAGCTAAACAAGATATTGGTAAGGAATTATCAGAAGACCAACGCCCAAAAAATCAAGAAATCAATGAAGAGTATGAAAAGAACCGTGTAGACGTTGTTAGATTACTTGGATATGATCCTTTTGAGCATGAACAAGAAGAAGATAAACCACTACTCTACTCTCAGTTGATTGGATATTTGGATGCAAGTGGAGAAAATGATGACATGATGAGAACCTCTTCCGCAATTACTATTGTTCGTGGTTTTTTACAACAAGCAAAATTAGATGATATGATTGCTAAAGCTATGTCTTCTCCAAATGTTTCCAATAAATCTGGTGAAATTAAATCTTATTTAGATTCTAAGAAAAATGTAGCCTCTACTGTTTCTTTGTTGGCAGAACAATCTTGTTTAAGTTTAAAACATAATAAAAATCAGAGTAAGGGCGAAAATACTTGGACTGGTAAAATTAAGAAAATTAAAGAATTAAATCTCCGTGAGGGAGAAGTCAACGGATTTGACATTGCAACATGTAAAGGCATGCAACAGGTTATGGATTTGAGCAATGCTTCTATTTTAAAGCAACTTGCTCTTGATGAATCTGAATATTCTGATATTGTCGCAGAGCAAAGAAAACTTGTAACTCAACTTACTAGCGAAAGAGAAAATTATAAAGAGATATGTAGGATTTTATTGAGAGAAAATTTAGATTTGAAAGATACGCTGTCTGAGCATGATTTATTGCCGCAAGAGAATCTTATCAATTTAAATGAACTCTTCTCCCCTCTTAGTGAAATAGAACCTGTTGACGAGGAGGTATCCGAAAATGAGCAGTCAGATGAAGATCAAAATAATTGATGAAATGAATGACAGATATCTTTCGGATATAATGAATGAAAGTAACACTGTGTATGTAAAACCCGGTGTATATGCAATGTCAACTCGTAAAATAGAATCACTTATAAAAATTGCAGAATTACAAAAATATTATCAATGTAATCCTGTTAGATTTATAAGTGATTTTTTCGGTATAGAATTAATTGATGCACAAGCATGGATAGTTCAAAGGTCTTGGAATTGCCCAAATGTTCTTGTTGTGGCAACTCGTGGATTAGGAAAATCTACGGTAATTGATTTAATTCTTATGTCTAAAGGTATGTTATTCAATAACTTTTGGAGTTATATAGCGTCAGGATCAGGCGGACAGGCTGAACAAACATTTACAACGCTCGAACGTCTGGCAAATGACAATATTGATGAAATGGTTGGTTCAACTGGATATATTTTTAAGCACGAAGTTGAAATTAAAAATGCTGCAGGAGATGGATTCAGTCATTCAAGCAATGGTTTTACGTATTCTTTATATAATGGTTCAATGACTCAAACTTTAAATAGTAATATAGACGCCAAGAGAGGTATGCGTGGAACTGTAATATTTGATGAATCTGGTTTCTTGTCGGCAGAAATGATGAAGGTTTATGGCGCATTTGCTATTGTCAATAAAAGCTTTAAAACTGGTAAAGACAGAGATGGCAATCTTATTGACCCAATTAGACTTCGTACATTTCCTACAAATATTCCAAACCAAAAATTTTATATTAGTTCAGCATCGAGTACTGATACTGAATTTTATCGCTTATATAGAGAATTTGCTAAGCGACAACTTATGGGAGACCAAGATTATTTTGTTGCTCATATAGATTGTGAGGTTGCTTTTAAACCGACTATGCATGGTAAGGTTATCGCTCCTTTGCTTATGCGTAGTACAGTTGAAACCGAAATGGCAACGAACCCAGAAAAGGCACGTCGTGAGTATTATTGTGAATTTACTACCGATGCTGGGCTAAATGCTATTATTAAGCGCGGCACTATTGCTCGTAATAGCGAAACTCGTGTCCCGTTGTTATATAATGATACGGGTAAAAAGAAATTTATATTTGCATATGACCCTGCTCGTTCCAGAGATAATAGCGTTATTCTTATAATGGAACTTTATGTTGACGAACATGGTAATTATAAAGGGCGTATTGTAAATTGTGTTAATTTATTAGATGTTGGTAAAAAACGTAAAAGCCCAATGCAGACACCAGATCAGATTAAATATTTAAAAGAACTTATATTGGATTATAATGGAAACGCTCCAGATTATGAAAACATAGAAGCAATTTTAATAGATGCTGGTTCTGGTGGTGGCGGCGTAAATATTGCTGACTATCTGATGGAAGATTGGGTAGATGATAAGGGAAATAAACATAGAGGCTTAATAGATAAGGAATATAGCGCTGATTATGTTAGTAAATATCCTAATGCTATTAATAAATTAAAGCTTGTCTCCCCTACTCAATATAAGTCGATTATATATGAAGCACTTATTGAAATGATGAATCTTGATTGCATTAGTTTCACGAATGATTATGATAATAAGGGCTATTTAACGTTATTTGAGGTCGATGATAAATTATATAATTCAGAGAAGAAACGCATTTCTGAAGAACTGAAAAAGCAAAACATTCCAGAAATAGAATTTGCTCAAAAGGTCGAAGAAGAAATGAAAAAATCTTCTTGTATTAAAACAAAAATTGTAAAACTTGATCCATATCAAGAAATTGCACTGAAAAATATTGATGCAATGAAAGAAGAAATGGTGAATATGGTTCGTAAAAAAAGAGATTCTGGGAAAGACTCTTTTGACTTAATACCAGAAAAAGCAAATAAGTTGCACGACGATAGAAGCTATTGTGCGGCGTTATGTGCATGGGCACTTTCAGAAAAACGTGCAGAGCGTATTCGTAATAAAAAACGTACAACAAATTATAAACTTATAGACATGCTACCTGTTACTCCACGCAAACAAATTGAAAAAATATTTGGATAAGAAAGGAGGCCGATGCCTTTGGAAAGTTTTGAACAGAAAAAGAAAGAGCTAACAGAACAAGAGCGCATAGCGGCTCTCCAAAAAGACGAAAAAGCCAGAGCGAGATTTGCTGCAGTTAAAGATATTTTGCAGTTAATTGATCTAACTCAGAATCAATCTAGGTCTTATACGGTATATTCTAAGGACAATCTTAGAAGCTATCTTCAGAATCCTTCCACGGAAGCCAATCAGAAAAATTTAAGGAATTTATCTGAATTTTTATATACCGTTAGTCATGTATATAGAAGGTTGGTATTAAATAAGGCCAATCAATTTGATGCAAAAAGTTATATTGTTTATCCTAAATTAAATGATAATGGTGAGGTTGAAGAATCTTCTTATCAAAATTATATTAAGACAAGCAATTATGTTCAAGGGATGCATTTAGACACACAAATTCGTAAATGTTTAATTAAAGCATGGCTGGATGATGTTGTATTTGGATTCTGTTACGGTAATCCAGAAGAAGATATGTTTTTTATACATATATTAGATCCTGATTATTGTAAAATTTCAAGCGTGGATTATTATAGCGGAAAAATAAATTTTGCATTTAACTTTTCATTTTTTGATGGTTCTAATAGTTTTTATCTTGACGTGTATGATCCCGTTTTTAAGAAGATGTATAATTCTTATAAATCTGATAGTAAGTTACGTTGGCAGGAGTTACCTCCAGAACAAACTTTTTGTTTAAAGATTAATGAAGATAATTTGGCTTATCCTGTACCACCATTTTCAGGGATGTTCAACTCTTTAATTGATCTTGTTGATTTATCTCAAATTCAGGCGGTTAAGGATGAGTTAAGTGCTTATAAATTAATTTGGGCAAAGATCCCTACTATTTCTGGTTCGAAAGAAGTAGATGATTTTGCTATAGATTTGGAGCTTGCAAATCAGTTTTATGAAAAGTTATTAGGTATCATTCCAGAAGGTATTGCTATTGGTCTATCTCCAATGGATTTGGATAGTATTGATTTTAATCAAAATGCCGCTGAGGATACTAATGTTGTTAATAAGGCATATCAAAACCTTATTGAAGCCAATGGTGATATTGTTTTAAATTCTAATAAGATTACTAACAGCACAAGTTTTAAATTTGCTATGATGGCAGAGAGTATGACGGCTATGGCTGTCGTGAATCAGTTCAATGTATGGATTAATTTTTATATTAAACAGAATCTTAGCATAGAAGATGTAATTGTTGAATTTTCTGATGTTAGTAAATATTTTAAGGATGACAAAATTGACCAATTATTAAAGTTGGGGCAATATGGCTTACCAGTTAAAATGCAAATGGCATCATTATTAGGAATTAACCCTGCTCAGTGCCGTTCTTTAGAGTATCTAGAAGATAAACTTGGATTAGCAAGGACGAAGTGGGTTGCTCCGTTGGTATCTAGCAATGTGCAGAGCGGATTGTCAGAAAACGGAGATGGTTCTGATGGTAGACCGACAAGTGATGAGCCATTAAGTGACGAAGGTCAAGCTACAAGAGATGGCGAAAAGAATGTAAAGTAAGGAGGAGCTGCCATGAATACTAAAAAATTTATTGTTACAAAAGATCCAGAAGTGGCAAAGAAACTTGCTTCCATCTTTAAACTGGTAAATAAGACAAATGATTCGTGGGTATTTATAAATGCGCCTACGAATTTTAATTTTGCTGAATATGGCAAGAAGATAGCATTTACTAATATTTTATGTCTGTAATCTCTTTTTTAGAGTTTATAGTTATTCTGCAAGAAAGGAGGAAATTACATGCATAAAATTTTAACGCTTGATAATTTATATCAGTTCTTTGTAGAACAAAATAAGTCTGTTAATTTTAGTTCAAAAGAAAAAGGCAACCCGATTGTTGTTTCTACTCCTGCAAATTTTGAAGTATCTGATAATTATATGCCTGGGATGCTTAAATTAAAATTTAAAGTTTGTCACACCGAAACCAATAGAAACGGAAGTCATATTTCTAAAGAGAATATGGAGACCGCTATGCCTACTTTAAAATATAGACCTGTCTTAGCATATATTCATCAACTTGATGATGGAACATATGATTTTTATGCTCACAATATGGAAATTGAAGAAGATGAAAATGGTGATGAAAAGATAGTTTATACAGAAAAGCAAGTTGGTTGTTTTACGGCAGAAGATCCTTATCTTGAGTATGATGAAGAAAAGGATAAGACATATGTTAATGCATATGCTGTTATTCCAGAAGAATATACTGAAGCTGCGAATATCATTCGTAGAAAGAATGGAACAAAAGTAAGCTGCGAATTGGTTATCAATGAGCTTTCTTATAATGCCAAAGAGAAATATCTTGATTTGACAGATTTTTATTTCGGCGGTTGCACTTTATTAGGCTGTGATGAACATGGTAATGAAATAGGCGAAGGAATGCTTGGCGCAAGAGCTGATATTGCAGATTTCTGTCAAAAGGAGCCTGTATTTAATTATCAAGAAAAATTGGTTGAAATATTAGACAAGCTTGACAGTACATTGTCTAATTTCAATAAAAACAATACAGAGAAGGGAGTGAGAAGAGAAATGAATCATTTTGAGGAACTTCTAGAGAAGTATGATTTTACTGCAGAAGAGCTGGATTTTGATTATGAAAACATGTCAGATGATGAGCTTGATGTCGCATTTGAGGAATTTAAGAATAAGAAGTATGCAGATGATGATGGTGGTGCGGGTTCTGATACTGGTGATGCCGGAGAAACAGATCCTAGCGTTGGTGAAGGCGATGGCGAAGGCACAGGCACTACAGATCCACAGCCAACAGAACCAGAACCAAGCGAAGATGAAGATCCAGAAGATGGTGAAGGCGCTTCTACTGAAGATGATGAGTCTAAGAAGAAGGGTGAAAATTTTGTAAAGAATTTTAAGATTGAAATTTCTCATGAGGATATCAGATATGCTCTTTATAATCTTCTTGGAGAATATGAAGAGGCAGACAATGAATGGTATGGAATTTATGCTGTTTATGATAATTACTTCATAATGCAGGGATGGTGCAATGGAAAATTTTATAAACAGGGTTATGCTATTGACGGAGAAAATGTATCTCTTGATGGTGAGCGTACAGAAGTGTTCCAGATGCTATTGACTGAATCTGAAAAAATAGCCGTAGACAAACTACGTGGAGATTATGCTGAACTTGAGGCAAAATATAATGAGCTTAAGACATTTAAGGATAGTTATGATGCCGCAGAGCAGAAAGCCGCAAAAGATGCTATTTTTGCAGATGAAGCATATGATAGTATCCGTGAGTCTGATGAATTTAAGACACTTGTGAACGATTCCGAAAAGTATTCTGTTGAAGAGATTCAGAATAAGTGTGATTTGCTATTCGCTGCCAGTGTAAAGAAAGCACAGTTTGCTGCGAAGGACAAGAAGTCTCATAGTCTTGGATTTAATTTTAGTAAGAAGGAAGATAAAAAGGCTTCTGCTTATGGTAATTTATTTAAGAAAGATTAAACAATATAAAATTATTAAACTAAGGTCGTTATTCATAACGACTTTTGTTATATTAAACAATTTTTAATTATGAAAGGATGAAATTAGTTATGGCAAATGTTTTTGATAAAATTGTCGGAGCTGAGCACGTTGTTGCTGAAAGTTCTCTACTAAAAGCCACCGGCGCTGGTCATATTCTGTCTATGAAGTGCCACAAGGATTTAGACAATGGTTCTATTGTTACTAGAGGTGCATGGGTTGAGGCACAGGTTTTTGATTCCGCAGATTATGCTGCTGGCAAGAAGCCCTACCTAGTGCTCACTCCTCCTATTGGATATAATTCCGATAGACGTTCTTACCAAGAGGAAAGATATTTCTATAATGCTGCTGGTGAAGTTGCAAGAGCTTATGAACTATACGTTGATGATATTTTCACCGTTTCTGCCAATGCTATTGCTGCTCTAGCTACCGCTCCTGTTGTTGGTAATTATGTAGAGATTGAGAATGGTCTTTATAAGGAGGCTAATGCCGCTCCTAAGACTGGCGTTGTTCTTCAGATCGTTGAGAAGGTTAACTACACTAATAGCGTTTCTTACAGACTCCATGTCGTAAGTCTAGGCGCGTAATTTGAAAATTGAGAAAGGAGGAAATAATTATGGCTAAGTTTATGCAGTTTGATATGAATGTTAAGAATGTATTTGATAATAATGAGAATGATTATAATGCTTTTAATAAGCTAATGCTTGACTATGCTCACAATGCTCTAGATGGCATTTCCGTAAAGGAAGCAAATCAGAAGATTGTTGAGATTTTCCGCAATGTTATTGGTTGCGACGAAAAGTCCACCAAGGCAGAAATTCGTAGAGGTATTCGTAGAAATCAGGCAGTTCTTTTTGATCTAATTGAGGTCGTTATTGATGATGCTCTAGTTAGTGGCTGGCAGGAGAATCCTTTCTTCAAGGAGTTTGTTGAAATTCGTAATCTAGCACTTGGTGATAAGAACGAGTTCTATTGCCCAGATCAGAGTGTTCTTTCTGTAATGAAAGTCTCTGGCAACCATCACGACATTATTAGACAGAGACTAGGAGCTGGCAAGACCTTTAGTGTTGAGACTAGCTGGTATGGTCTTAAGGTTTACGCAGAATTTGAAAGACTACTTACTGGCGTTGAAGATTTTGCAACTCTAGTTGGTAAGATTACTGAAGCTTTTGATCGTTATGTCAATCAGGCTCTATATGAGGCTCTAATGGGTGTTGGTACTACTCTAGGCGCTCAGTGGTATAAGTCTTCTGCTCTAAGTGATGCAACCAAGGAAACCTTACGTACTCTATGTATGGATGTTGGTATGGCATCTGATTCCGAAGTCGTTATTATGGGTACTCGCGCTGCTCTTGCTAGTGTGTTTGATCTTACTAAGGTTGAATGGGCTTCTGGTAGCATGAAGGATGAGAAGCACACCACTGGTAAGTTTGGTTATTGGGAAGGAATTAGACTTAAATAAATAGGTCGCGTACAGTGAAAACTGTTCGAAAAATAACGCATTGAATTGCTGGAAAATCCTAAAACTGTATTGGCTACAACGTGGACTGTAAAGTCGAGCGTGAATGCTACGAAAGTAGAAAAAACAAATACAGATGACACATGGTTAAATCCTAAATGTTGTAATAATGGACAATCAGCAGCCAAGTATCTTGACAAATTAAAATTTTAAGGTATAATGTATAATACAAAATTAATGTTAAGATGAAGGTTCAACGACTATCCCGTAATGGGAGTAGGACGCAAGTGGTTGGCGTTCGAAGTGGTGCGCATTCGAAAGAATGAAGATATAGTCTGCTCTCTATTGAAAGATGGAGGTTGAATTTTTCAACAACACAGAAGTAGCGTTCTGTATTTTTATTTTCCAACAATATTTTTTAAAAGAGGTAAATATGAGTTATAAAGAATTTATTGATAACATTTTACAAACTCGTGGACGTTTTATGTATGATGATGAATATCACGAAAGACATCATATTATTCCTAAGTGTAAAAATGGATCTGACAAAGAAGAAAATTTAATTGATTTGTTTGCTAGGGAACATTTTATTGCACATAAATTACTTGCCGAAGAAAATCCTGATGATGATAAGCTGGCACATGCATATACGTTAATGGCGTTTGTGAAAGATAAGAATCAAAAAAGATATGAATTAACTCCAGAAGAATACGAAGAAGCAAGGAAGGTATATTCAGAAAAATTTTCTGGTTATAAAAATCCATCTGCAAGACGTGTTATAAGATTATGTGATGATAAAATATATGATACAGTCAAAGATTGTTATATTGACAATAATATTAGCAATACCACAATGTGGGAAATGTTAAAGATACATCGTGATTTTATGTATTACGACGAATATATTAATACATCCGAATCTAAGCTTCAAGAAATAAAATCCATTAATTGGGATGAAGTGTGTCATACTAATCGTAGTAAAGCTGCTAAAAAATCTGGAAGGGGCGGGAGTACATTCCGTTCAGAAGAAACCCGTAAGAAAATCGGAGCGGCAAGAAAAAAGAATGGCATAAGTGTATATTGCCCACAACTTGATGAATGTTTTATAACAATGAGAGAAGCAGAAAATAAATATAATATTTGTAAAGGTTGTATTAAAGCCTGTTTAGTTGGAGAACAAAAACATGCCGGTAAGCACCCAGTTACCGGAGAGCCATTATCATGGGTAATGTTGGAAAATAAAAATTGTTAAACATAAAGGTGTTGAGTTAAAGCAGGGCTTTAAGCTTAATGATACCACTCAGTATCTAATTGCTAATGATATTCTGTTTATCATGCCCGTTGGTGTCGAGCCTTTCATCAAGCTAGTTTATGAAGGCGACACTCAGATGTATCAGGTTCAGGACGCTGGTACTCATATGGATCTTACGTATGATTACGAGGTTCAGACTAAGATGGGCCTTAGTGTTATTACTAACCAGAAGTTTGGTATGTGGAAGATTGTTAAGTAATTTAAACAATATAAAATTAATTATTAGGATAAAAGGAGAAATTTAATATGGCAAATACAAGAACCAAGAAGGTAGAGGCCGAGGCTCCTACTGAAGAAATTATCAAGGAAGAACCCAAGAAGAAGGCTCCTCGTAAATTTGCGCAAGATGATGTTATTTTGTGCAAGTCTGTGACGTTCGGAGAACTGCTATTACCCGGCAAGAAGTCTCAATTACTATACACATGGGCAGATTATGGTGATGCTACTGAGGTAGAATTTCAAGATCTCCAAGCTCTTAGGTCTACTAGGTCTGCTTATCTAAATGCCCCGTATTTTGTAATTGAGGACGAAGAGTTACTTGAACAGTGGCCCGAACTTAAGGCCCTTTACGCAAAGGTTGCTGCACTAGATGTCGATAATTTATTCAATCTACCTATTAATCAGTTTAAGAAAAGACTCCGTGAGATTCCTGTTGGATTTAAAGATTCTATCAAGAATATTGCTGGGGATAAAATTCGTAATGGTTCTTTAGATAGTATTGCAAAGATTAACGCACTGGATGAAATTCTTGGCACAGAGTTAAAATTAATGATTGAGTAAAGGGGGTTATTTAAATGACTCCTTTTTCTGAAATTTATGAAAGAGCTGCTTCTAAAATTGAAGACCCAGATCTTGCATTACTTCCAGAGGAAGATTTGGAAGATATGTTCCATGGATGGCTTATGAGCGCTATTTCACAATTTAGAAAATGCAAAAATGACCTTTCTAATCGAGATGAAGAGAATAAGCAATTTAACGTAGATTTATTAGATGTAGAGAAGGAAATTCTTGCAATTTTAGTTGTGAGGCAGTGGCTTGAGCCGCAAGTTAATTCTGTTTTATTGACCAAGCAAGTTTTTGCTGATAAAGAGCAGAAATATTATTCTCAGTCTCAGCATCTTGCGGAATTAATAGCGTTGGATGAAAAAATGAAGTTAGAAGCGCAAAGGCTAAGCCGTGATTATACATATGGATATGGTTCGTATTGGACTTGAGGGAGGAATTACTATGAATACTATTTATGGAGATATCCCTCAAATGCAGATTATAGAGCAAAAACGTTATTTATATGGAGCAATTATTAGTTGTCTTTATCAAAAAGAGAATGAACACCCTTTTTTAGATGCCCATATGCAATCATTGATTAATCAAATAAGTGGATTAAATAAAATGTTTAATTATCAGCCAGAAATATTGACTATTATTAGTTGTTTAGAGACAGCACGAAGGGATCCTTCTCAGTTCCGCAAGGCTATACTTGATGCGGCTAATTTAGTTAATGCCTTGAAAGATGGTGATGATAATGCTTGATTCATTTAAAACTCGTATGGAAAGATTAGGGAAATGTCAATGCGATGCTTATTTGCGCAATGCCGATAGTACGATCAACGCCACCTTCAAACGAGACCCTGCATATCGTGAGGTTTTTGTCACTTCTGTGCCAAACGAAATTGAATTAAAAAAACTAGACGCTAAGTTTATTATTGATACGCGCCGTTCAATAAGCGGTGACGAAGAAGTATATAAGCTACAATTTCGACCTCATGTTAAGATTCCTGTTGGGTCATATGTTGATATCCCAGATGATGCGGGTGAATTACAAAGATGGCTCGTCATTCTTGATGATCATCAACCGCAGTTTCATATGTATTATGTATTAAAGTGTAACTGGACATTAAAATGGGTACATGAAGATAAAGTTTATAAGTGTGAGTGCGTACAGAGAACGCAGAGTTCTTATAACTCTGGTCTTTGGACTGATTATATTTTTACTACGCCAGAAGATCAAACCATCATGCTATTACCAACAACTCCATATACGCAAACGCTTAGTTATAATCAACGCGTATTGATTTATGATAGTGGAAGGAAGGTGCCTTTAGCGTGGGAATTATCTAAGGTATTAGATACAATCCCGGTTGGTATTACACGTTTGACATTTAAACAAGTCCAAGCGACAATGCAGGAAGACTGTGGAAAATATGGCTTAGCAAATTGGTGTACGAATAAAGAGCACGACATTACTAAAAACGAAATTTGTCAATATTGTAGATTAAAAGAGCCTCATTATATTGATGCCGGACTTGAAATGCCAGAGGAAGAATCCCCGACGGGGAGAATTACTTATAATGGCAAAGATGCTACATTGCGTGTTGGCGGTAGTTCTAAGGTATTTACGGCAGAGTTTTGGGATGCATTTAATTTGGTATATGTTGCAGATAAGCCAATATGGAAATTGTCATTTATGAATGATAACCAGTTATTATGCTCTATTAATCTTCATTATCATAATGATGATTGGGAAATTGAACCATCTGACGATTGCCCTTCTAATGTCATGCTATCTGATTTAAGTTTTAGAGACGATGTTTCTACGCCATCGGATGTTGATGCATGTGATGTTACGTGTAGTGTCAATGGAGAAGAAATATTTAAAATTAATGTTGCACCAGCAGAAGATAATTGGAATGCTCTTAAATTACGTTGTTTACAATTGTATAGCATGGTTGGTAAAAAAATTGTTGTGTCGGCCGCAAACAAAGACGGTAAGTACGCAGCAGAAACGGTTATGGAGGTGGTTAGTTAATGATTAGAGATATTCAAAATATTGATGATGATGTGTCTAGCATGAAACGTTTAATTCGTCAAAAACTTACATCAGATCCAGATATTATTGAGGCGTTAAATAATCGTGAACTAGATCCTTCAAGCCCAGATGATTATTTAAACACAAATATCTTTGCATATATTCGAGTGCCAGAGGTGCAGGATGTTGCAAGAAATTTTATATGCTTTAGTGTGGATGACATAGAAGACCATCAATATAATAGTGTCATGAAAATTCAATATGTACAATTTGTTGTGTTTTGTCATGCGGATGATATTAAAACTCCATATGGAATTGAGCGACATGATTTACTTGGGTATTTAATTCGTGATATTTTTGGATGGTCTAATATGTTCGGTATGCAAGCAAAATTGATATACAACAAAGAGGGGGTAACGGACACTGCGTACTCCACTCGTACTTTAAAATTTGAGCTTACCAGAACTAATTCTCTAAATAAAGCTGTAACGAGGAACAAATATGAGTTCTGATATTTTTGAAGTAGATCCTCTCCAATTATATTTTGGAGACGATTATATTATTAATGATAAAATAAAAATTAAACAGGCGAAAATTGGAGATATTGTAGATTTTGGTGAAGCAAAATATTTTAGTGTTGTTCATACTTTAACTGCTATTCCGAGCGACCTTAAGTCCAAACTTTGGGATATGGGGTTAGATTGGATGGAGATTGAAGATTTTGAGTTGTTTATGATGCTTGCCCCGACGTTATCAAAAGAAAATACTGAATTGCTGTTTGGTGATTTAGATTTTACTAAATTAAAACCATATAGAAATAAGGAAAATGGCGATATTGTTTTGGCGGATTTAGAATCTGGTATAAAGATTGATAAATTAATTTATTTAAGAATTGTAAATTATTTAAGAAAGGTTCATAATATTACGCCAAAAATAGAACGTGCGGCAAATAAGACAACCAAACAAATCCTTATAGATGAAGACAGAATGAAAATTAGGTTAAATCAAGAAAAGCCTTTTAAATCATATCTGTTGCCGCTTATTTCTTCTGTAAAGGTTCGTATGGGATATACGAAGGATTATGTGAGAAATGAGGGATTTGTAGAATTTTTTGATGATTTGGCTCGCCTACAAATTATCAATAATGCAGACCATCTACTTGCTGGATGTTATTCTGGCATGATAGATACAAAGAAAATAAATAAGGCGGATTTGAATTGGTTAAAGGAGATTTAATTATCTCTTTAATATTAAAATTATTATTTTTAGGAGGAAATTATTATGTTTGACATTAATAACTTTGTTATCAATAGAGTTACTCGTGGTATTGCTCTATCTCAGAAGGACGATTCCATACTATTCTCTATCAACCAGATGCAGAATGTTTCTCTAAACTGCGCATCTGAATCCACTGATGCTGTTGACGCTCTAGGTACTCCTATTGCTACGTTCTATCGTGCTAAGAGTGCCGAGTTCTCTGCTGAGAACGCTATTTTCGATATGAATCTAATGGCTACTCAGCTTGGTACTTCCAAGAAGGTTGCCAGCTCTTCTGCTAAGATTACTGCTCCTGCTATGGAGAGCTTCGAATATGGCACTGGTTCTTATGAGCTAAAGCATGCTCCCAAGGGCGAAGTTAAGGAAATTTATGTTCTAAATGGCGATAGCACTTTTGGTAAGAAGTACACCAAGGGTACTGCTGCCTCTGAGACAGAGTTCTCCATTGCTGGCCAGAATATGAAGCTGCCTACCGGTCTAAATGCTAGTGACGAGCTATTCGTTATGTATGACTATGAGACTGAGAATGCTGTTGAAGTTGTCAACTCCGCTACTGAATTCCCTGTCGGCTGTAAGTTCGTCATGGAAGTTCTTGGCTGCGACGTATGTGATCAGACTACTTTAATTCACTGTTATCTCATCTTCCCCAACTTTAAGCTTAGTCCTGACTTCGACTGGTCTGTTGCGACAGATGGCGCTCATCCTTTCAGTGGTAAGGCTCAACAGGCATACTGCGACAAGGAAAAGAAATTAGAAGTGATGGCTGCATAATGTGGCTTTCTACGAATAGTTTCCGTATAAAGTAATTTATATGATAAATAACACATTGAAATGCTGGAAATCCCTAAAGCTCATATACCAAAGCGGAAAGATGAAACATGCTTAAACGTAATGGTCACGAAAGTAGAAAAAAGTTATGAGATAGATATATGGTTAAATCCTAAGTATCTGTTATAATGGGAAATCAGCAGGTAAGTCTCGAATAGAGAAAACCTCAACGACTATTCTCGTTAAGAGAAGTACATAACAAGCGATTGGTTATGGAAGTGGTGTGCCCCACTTATGTGGGTGAAGATATAGTCTGTACTTTATCGAAAGATAAAGGGTCATAAGACCGGGCAAGTGTAGCGCCTTGCTTAAACGCAATAGTATTCTCCATCGTTATTCCTAGCGAGGAATAATTTGTCAAGGACTTGACAAAACAAAATTAATGTGATATAATATCAACGCAAGATAGAAAGAGAGGTAATTGGCTCTTTTGACAAGGTAGGGTGCCTCCACACCCTACCTTCTTGCGATGTTTAAAAGTGGAGATGTTATTATGGAGGTAATATTTATGGAATATGGTAATCAGTTTAGTGTTACTAAAACATTTTATGAGTGGTGTGTAGAAAACAATAGATTAGATTTGAATGAAAGATTTGATGTTGATAAAAATGGGTGTACTACTAAAGATGTGGGTTATCAAAGTAATAAAAAATATTGGTTTAAATGTCCTCGCGGTATTCATGAAAGCGAAGAATTTTATATTACCGTTTTAACTAGAAGCCATTCTTCTGGAAAGTGTAGGAAATGCAATAGTGTTGCACAAGTAGTCATTGATAAATATGGAGAAGATTATTTGTGGTCACGTTGGCATAGTAGTAATGATGTTTCTCCATGGGAAGTTCCCGCTGGTCGTATATGTGGCGAAATTATTATTCAATGCCAAAAGCATGAGTATCATGTTTATGGTCAAGCTCCACGATCTTTTGTTAATGGGATTGGATGCCCTTATTGTATCAATAGAAAAGTTCATCCATTAGATAGCCTTGGAGCTAAGTATCCAGAAATTCTTGACCGTTGGTCTGAGAAAAATGATAAAACACCATATGAATACGCTCCGCATTCAGAAGAAAAGGTCTGGTTCACTTGCCCAAATAAAGTGCATGAAGACTATCTTCAGAAGATAGCAAATGCAGCAATTTATGGTTTTACATGCAGAAAATGCGAAAATGAACGGGCTGGCATTGAGCGTAGAGGCGCTAACAATCATTTTTGGAAGGGCGGCATAAATGGAGAAAATGATACTCTTCGACATCGTAGTGAATATAAAAATTGGCGTACTCTAGTATACGAACGTGATAATTATACATGCCAGTGTTGTGGCAAAGTTGGTGGTAGACTAAATGCCCATCATGTATACTCGTTTTCAGAACATGATGAGCTCAGATATTCGGTAGATAATGGTATAACATTATGTAAGGATTGCCACGATTCTACAAAAGATGGCTCCTTCCACAACCTATATGGTACTCACAATAATACTCTAGAACAACTTCGTGAATATATTTTAAATAAATCTAATATCGATATTTTTGAAACACATCCTAAAATATTATCTCTTACAACTAAAACTAACATAAAGGAGTGACGTCTCATGAGATATCCTCGTACATGTCTGTGCTGTGGCAAGACCTATTCATATTGCAGTAGCTGTTGGGACTACCGTGCCCTCCCACTGTGGATGAATTCATTCTGCAGCGATAACTGCAAAGATATTTTTGAAACTTGTACAAATTTCAATTTCGAGCTAATCACTAAGGAAGAGGCAAAGGAGCTTCTATCCGCCTGTGATATTTCTGATACTAAGAATTTTAATAAATGCATCAAGCGCGATCTTGGCGTCATTATGCAGGAACCAAAGAAGATTGAGTTTCCTGTCAAAAAGGCAGAATAATCTGCAATCACATGAAGTAGTTTTACAATTAAATACAATATTAAGGTGTTAAGCTTCATGTAAAGCGTAGCACCTTATTTTTTTAGGACAAAAAGGAGAAATGAAAATGCAAGCAAAATCTAATATTATTCCTGGTCTGTTATATGATTCAGATAAATGCGTGTATATTACATGTGTCCCTCAAGTTCAAATGTATTTACAAAATAACGCGGAACTTCTTGATATTCTAAGCTGTGGTACTCGTACTAATCAGCTTGTTTTTGTGTTTGAAAGAAATACACTAACAAGAAGTCTTTATGAGGAATGGAAGAAACGCAGACCATAATTCTTTATTTTAAGGAGGTGGTTGAATGTCAAACATCGAAACTACTTTTGCAACCATTATAATTAGTGCTCGACATAATAAATTGTCTGTAGTGAGGAGCGCAGTTGGTACAAGCGGAATTATTAATACTTTAATGTGCAGATTTGAGTTCAAATCCACCGATTGGGCTGGCATCCAAAAGATGGCAGTTTTTCAGAGCATGAGTGATTATGTAAAACATAACGAAGAGAAGAAAGTAATTATCGAGTTAAATGAGCAAGGAGAATGTTATGTCCCGGCAGAAGTAATGACTGGGCAAGGAGAATTTTTAGTAGGTGTATTTGGTGTATATGAAAATAATAATCGTATTGTTTCAAATATGCTGGCATTTAAATGCGATAGAGGTTGTTATTGCATTGGTTCTACCCCGAGTGATGCTACTCCCGGTGGCAATGCGGAAATACTTGCTCTAATTGATAAAAAACAGGATAAACTTATTGCTGGTGATGGAATTAAAATTAGCGAAGACAATATAATTAGTTGTACTTGTGAAGATATAGACATAACACTAATAAGCGGAGGTGACAGCAATGGCTAAGTCAAGTTTTAATAATGTGCGCATTCAGCTTAAGAATGACACTTCGGAAAATTGGAAAAATTCTACTCTTGTTTTATTGGCTGGCGAATTTGCTGTCGAAAATGACACCGGCTTGTTTAAAATTGGTAATGGCACAGATGTTTTTAGTGCGCTGCCTTATGCAAATGATGCTGCTCAGGTTGCAAAAGAATTTAATGAACTTAAGGATAAAATTGGCACAATACCAGACGATAAAACTATTATTCAATTAATAAAAGAAGCTGCTACAAGCGGTGGGCCTGAATATGATGATTCTGCATTAAAGAAGCGGATAAGCGATAATGAGGCAGCGATTGCTGCGTTAACTGGAGATGGAGATGGCTCTGTCAAAGAAACTGTTGCAGATGCTATTGCACAAGTTATTAATGGTGCGCCTGAAGACTTTGATACATTAAAAGAAGTTTCTGATTGGATTAAGAATGATAAGACTGGCGCTGCAAAAATGGCTAGTGATATTGAGGCTTTAAATAAGAAGAGTCCATTAATTGACGTTCTTGACCATCGTGCAGTTCGTAATAAAGTTGAGATTGGCAATGTGCCAACTGGAACTTTAGTTAATTATTATCAAGATGAAGTTCGTGTTATGGTTCCAAGCGATACTGAATGGACTGCCAATAGAGATAATCAATACTATATGAGCGTAAAGTTATTTGCCCCATCAAATGCAAAATATTTTAGAGAATCTTTGGACAAAGATATCACAGATGATACATATTATGAATTTGAAAATTACGAGTTCTCTGGCATTGACGAGCATGGATGTAAATATAGCCTTGTATGGCTCCCAATTGCAACGCTAGATAATGATACATGGACATATTTTGGTAAAAGTTCTTTAGCAGGAAAATTCATTGGATGGTATTGGCATGCTAATTGGTATGATGATGGGAAAAATCTAATTGGTTCGGATATTATTAGAATTAATCTATCTAATGAAGATTGCCATAGTTTTGAAGAACCTTATTACATGGCAAAGTATGCACAAAAGGCAGACCTTCCTACCAAGACAAGTCAGCTAACTAATGATAGTGGGTTTTTAACAGAACATCAAAGTCTAGAGAATTATACTACAAAGGATTATGTAAGTAATGCCCTTGCTTCTTATGCTAAAACTGAAGATATCCCAGATGTGAGTAGGTTTATTACTGAAATTCCAGATGAGTATGTAACTGATAGTGAACTTGATGCTAAGGGCTATATGACGGAGCAGAGCGTTGCTGACAAGTATATGACGAAGGCCGAGGCAAAGAATCCATTAAATATTACTGGTGCAACTACTGGACAAATTGTTAAAATCAAAACCATTGATGCAGACGGCAACCCTACCGAATGGGAGGCTGTTGATATACCTAGTGGTTCAGGTTTATCTGGCGTAGAGTCTGTAAACGGTAAAACTGGAGCGGTTACTATTACTGCTTCGGAGTTAATTAAGTCTTCTTCTGAAGCTAATAAAGTTTCTATTGCTGAAGATGGGACACTTGAGGTCAATTCATTGACTTTTGATAAAATTCTGCAATCAGAAGATGATGAAATTATTCTTTCTGGTGGTGGAGCTTAATTTTTTAAGGAGGTTTTATCTATATGGGTACTAAAACACTAAAAACGACAATTATTATGCGAAACGACACCGCTGAGAATTGGAGCACTAAAAAGCCAATTCTAGCCAAGGGTGAATTTGGTGTCGAAAATGATACTAACAAGTTTAAGATTGGCGACGGCGTTACTGCATGGGATGAGCTTGGTTATGCCGGTGCAGACGAAACTCAAATCAATTCCCTTATTGCCGCCGCTGAAGATAATTTTACCGAAGTTGTTCCCAACGATGGCGAGACCGACGCACAGGCAATTGCTCGTGTCATTACCGCTCCTTCAAAGGGTGATATTACTGTTGTAAAACGCACATTTGGCGGAGATAAGCAGTCTTATACTGGTTATGTTTATAATGGCACTGCTTGGGGCGCGATGGATGGCAACTACAATGCTGAAAATGTTTATTTTAACGAAGATCTAACTTATACTAAGCAGATTGGTGAGCTTCCTGCGGTTGGTTCTACTGGCTCTGCAACCCTTCCAGCGGCAGGTAAGAATGTAAAAGAAGTTCTTGCTTCTATTCTTGCTAAAAAGGCTCAGCCCACCGTAACACAGCCTTCTGTTTCTCTCGGCGGCACTCAGACAGGCCAGAACCTTGAAGTTGGTACTGCTGTTTCTAAGATCGGAACAATGACTTCCACTCTAAATGCTGGTTCTTATACTTATGGCCCGGCAACAGGAATTACCGCTAAGACTTGGGCAACGAGTGTTAAGTATAGCGGTGGCGAAAATATTGCTACAGGTGATACCGCTAGTACTCCTTATAGTTATAATTTTACTCTTGGCGAAACTGCTGTAACAGTCAATTTCTCCGCTACTGCTACTTATGATGCTGGCGCTACCCCTAAAGATAACCTTGGTGGTACTGCCACAGTTGCTGGTATCGCTGCTGGCAGCAAGGGAAAAACCGTTGTTGCTATCTATACTCCATTCCGTAATTTCTTCTATGGCGTTGATAATGGTACTGATCCTATTGATTCTGCTCTGATTCGTAGTCTTACTAAGGGTGGCGCTGCTGCCAAGAAGACACTTGGAACTATTGCGGCTTCCAGCAAGACAGGAGCTACCCGTGTTATTGTTGCAATTCCTAATGATAGTGCAATTAACGTAACTAAGGTTCTCATGCCTAGCGCAATGAATGCTGACGCAACAGCAAGCTTCGTCAAGCAACCTAGTACTGTTAATGTCGCAGGTGCGAATGGCACTGATTTTATGAAGGCTTACAAGGTTTGGGTATATCAGCCTGCTAGTATTGACTCTACCGAAACTTATACAATTACGTTAGGTTAATCAATTGAAGAAGGAGGATATATAATATGGCTACAATTTTAAATGATGCTGCCTATATGGCGCTACCAATGAATATCAAGCGTGGTAATCCAATCCCTCTTGACACCACTGCTGTATGGTATAGCAAAACTGAACTTGAAACTTATGCTCAGTCTGGCGCTACTGCTTATGTCGGACAGGTTTTAGCTCTTGTCGAAGATGGTAAGTGCGAAGCTTACATGATTTCTAGTGAGGCAGGCACTCTAGTGAAACTCGCTCAAACAACCGCTTCTGGAGACCTTGCGTCCGATGTTGCTACACTACAAGGAAAAGTAGATAGTCTTGTTGATAAAGTAGGCTCTGCCGCTCAGGGTGAGACCGCCGCAACTGGTTTATACGCTTTAATTGCTACCGCTCAGGCACAAGCAGATAAGGGCGTAACTAATGCTGCCAACGCTCAGACTACTGCAGAAGCCGCTCAATCTGATGTGAATGCTCTTAAAACCACCGTCGGTGCAGATGATGAAAACGGTTTGCGTGCACGTATTAAGGCTAACGAGACTGCTATCTCCACTCTTCAGGGTGAAGACACCACTAAGTCTGTCCGCACTATTGCTTCCGAGGAAGTCGCCAAGATTGTCGATGGAGCCGACACTTCCTTTGACACACTAAAGGAAATTGCCGAGTGGATTAGCACTCATGGCACCGAAGCTGCAGACCTTTCTGCTGCGGTTACTAAGCTTCAGGCTATTGTTGCTGGCATTGGCGGTGAAGGCGAGAAGGCTACTGTTGTTGCCTATGTAACTGACGCTATTAATGCACTACAAATCGGTGACTATGCTAAGGCTGCTGATCTGACTGCTCTTGCTGGTCGTGTGGACACTCTTGAGAAGAAGCCTGCTGCTGGCATTACTGCCAAGCAGATTGAGGCTTGGGATGCAAAGCAGGACGCTGGTAATTATGTCGATCAGAGTGCTTATAACACTAAGATTGCAGCTCTTGAAGAGGCAGACACTACGAATTCTGATGCTATTACCGCAGTAAAGGCTACTGCTGATAAGGCAGTTCCAAAGAACGCTGCAACTCAGGCTGGCACTGGTATTAAAGTTACCGTTGATAGCAACGGTCTAGTCACTGGTCTTGCTGCTCTTACCAAGGAAGACATTCCTACTATTGAGAAGGATCAGGTTAATGGTCTTGTTACCGCTCTTAGCGGCAAGCAAGACAACCTAGTTTTCGAAACTAATTATGACGCATCTACCAATAAGGCTGCGACTATGTCTGATATTGGCGATGCGAAGAATACTCTCGTTGGCACTGCCGAAGACAAGTCTACTGTTGACACTATCAAGGGCGCTAAGAAGTATGCAGACGAGAAGGCAACTTCTGCTTTAACCGATGCAAAGGCTTATGCTGATGGTCTAGTTACTGGTGACGCTGGTGTATCTGCCAGAGTTACTGTACTTGAAGGTAAGGTTGATGTTGATAAGGTTAGCACTGCAATTTCTACCGCTAAGACCGAAGCTATTAACGATGCCTCTAGCAAGGATGCCGCCATAAAGAGTGCAATTCTCGGTCAGACCGATGGCGTTGATTACTCCGGCACCGTTAAGGGCGCCTATGAGGCTGCTGCTACCGCAGACGGCAAGGCCGTTGCCGCTCAGAATGCAGTTGATGCACTAAGTGGCAAGGTTGGCACCATTGCTGATGGTAAGACTGCTGCTGGTCTAATTTCTGAGAATGCAACTGCTATCTCTGGCATCAATACCAAGATCGGTACTGTTACTGAGGGTAAGACCATTGTTGAAATGATCGCTGATGCTAAGACTGCTGCCACTTATGACGATGCCGAAGTTAAAGCCTCTATCCAGTCCAACAAGAGTGCAATTGATACTTTAAATGGCGACTCTAATGTTGACGGTTCTGTTGATAAGAAAGTAGCGGATGCTATTAATGACTTTGCGACTAAGGTTAGCGACGACCAGACTGTTAACACCTTTAAGGAGTTAATTGATTATGCCGCTGCTCACAAAGGCGAATATAGTACTCTTTCTGGTGAGGTTCAGAAGAATACTACCGCTATTGCTACACTCAATGGTACTGGCGCTGGTTCTGTTGCTAAGACTGTTGAAGATGCCGTCGAGCCAGTAATTGTTCGTATTTCTACTCTTGAAGGTAAAGTTACCGATGGTAAGATTGCGCAGTGGGATGCAGCTCAAGCTAACGTTATTGAGTCTATTAAGCTAAATGGCACTGCTATTGACATTGCTGCCGACAAGAGCGTAAATATTGCTATTCCAGCCGCTACTTCTGAAGCGCTTGGTCTTGCACAGGCAGATGGCTCTACAATTGAGGCAACTGATGGCGTTCTTAGCGTTAAGGCTGTTGGCATTAGTAAGGTCTTTGTTGAGGATGGCGTTGAACTTGTCATGAATGGCGGTAATGCTTAACTATTATTATTACAATTTAAAGGAGAATGATATAAATGGCCAATAAAACTTTTAATGTACGTTTAAAACTCAAGTACGATACTTATACAAATTGGCATACTAAGAATCCTGTTCTTCTTGCAGGAGAATTAGCAATTTGCGTTGTTCCTGCTGATAGTAATCAGGCAACCAATGAACCAACCGTACTAATGAAGTGCGGCGATGGCGCTAAGACATTTAATGAGCTTGACTGGATTTCTGGACTTTCTGCAGATGTATACAGCTGGGCAAAGGCTTCTACTAAGCCAGAATATCAGGCATCTGAAATTAAGGGTCTAGCGGATTATATCTCTGGGGAGATACAGGATACTGACACTCAATATAAAATTGAAGCTGATGCTGAAAATGGCAGAAAGTTTTATCTGTATTCCAAGTCTCTTAATGGTGAATGGGGTGCTCAACCTGTAAGCACTATCACTATTCCAGAGACTGTCTATACTCTAGCCACTGGTACTGCTAATGGTACTGTTAAGTTTAATGGCGAGGATGTAGCTGTTAAGGGCCTAGGTTCTGCTGCTTATACTGAGTCTACCGCTTATGACGCTAATGGTGCCGCTCAGACCGCAGAAGACAACGCTAAGGCTTATGCTGATGGTAAGGATTCTGCTATTGCAGCCGCCAAGAAAGCTGGTACTGATGCTCAGGCTGCAGTAAATGCTCTTTCTGGTAAGGTGGGCACAGTCCCAGAAAACAAGACTGTTGTCGAAATGATTTCCGATGCTCAGGCTGCTGCAACTTATAATGATGCCGATGTTAAGGCCGGTATCAAGGCCAATGCTGATGCTATTACTAAGCTAAATGGCACTTCTGCAGTTGAAGGTTCTGTTGACAAGAAGGTAGCAGATGCTATTAATGAGTTTGCCACTAAAGTTAGCGATGATCAAACTGTCAATACCTTTAAGGAACTAATTGATTATGCCGCTTCTCACCAAGGTGAATATAGCACTCTGTCTGGTGAAGTTCAGGCTAATAAGACCGCTATTGCTACTTTAAACGGCAAAGATAATGAAGCTGGTTCTGTAGCGAAGACTGTTAAGGATGCTGTTGAGGCAGCACAGGCTACTCTTCAGGGTAACATTGACAAGAAGGTTGACAAGGTAGAAGGTAAGGGCCTATCTACCAATGACTATACCACTGATGAGAAGACCAAGCTAGAAGGTATTGCTGATGGCGCACAGGTCAACGTAATTGAGACTGTCAAGGTTAATGGTGTTGCACTAACTCCTGCTGATAAGGCAGTTGACGTTACCGTTCCTACTGGTGCGCTTGCTAACAAGGATAAGGTTGCCGAGACTGATCTTGCAGATGCCCTTGCAACCAAGATTAATGGTAAGCTAGACGCTTCCGAGGTTACTGGCGACCTTCTAACTCATAACGCTTCTGAGTTTGCAGCCGCTGGTCACAACCACGATACCGTTTATTCTAAGTTAGATCACAATCATAAGATTGAAGCTCTAGAGCAGACTGATTATATTATTTTCGACTGCGGTAGTGCTAGTACTGTAATTAGTACACCAACTGTCTAAGTGGCATTGCCCCTTCACATTAAGTAGTTTATTTAATAGGAGGGGCATTACGCCTCTCCTATTTTTTTAGACTCTATACAAGGAGGAATGAAAACTAATGGCCTATATAAATAAAGTTACTGTTAGGGGCAAAACATATAATCTAGAAAATTTAACAGATGGGTCGTATGTTGTTAGATTGCCAAAATTGAGTGCAGATGATGAATTTGTAACTAAAAACACATTACAAGATGGAATATCTGCATCTGAGCTTACTAATGGGACTTATACTGTTAGTTTGCCAAATAACTTAACAAAAAATGATACGTTTGTTGTACAAAGTGTACAAGATAAAATTAATAATAATAAAGTCGATAAGGTGAGCGGCAAGGGATTATCAACGAATGATTATACTACTACTGAAAAAAATAAATTAGCTGGCATTGAAAATGGTGCAAATAAGTACGCCCATCCTGTTTATAACTCAAAAGAATCCGGGCTTTATAAGGTTACTGTAGATAATACCGGACATATTAGTAGTGTTCAGGATGTCACCAAAGAAGATATTACAGCCCTTGGAATTAAAGAATATCAGCATCCTACTTATGACCAAAAAGCAATTGGCTTATATAAGATTGCCGTAGACGATACTGGGCATGTTAATCAAACTTCTGCCGTCACCAAAGAAGACATCACAGCATTTGGAATTCCAGAAGTTGCTGATGTTAATACTGTGTTTAATAATGCTAAGGAGTATACAGATCAGTCTATATCAGATTACGAACCATATGCCATTGAAGTAGTTGATGAATTACCCGCAACTGGAGAATCAAGGACTTTTTATCTTATCCCGAATAGCTCTAATACTGGCTATACAAAATATTGGTGGATTACTGATCAAGCTGGCACACAGAAGTGGGATGAGTTTAAAGGATCTTCTACAACTGTTGTAACCGAACTGCCACAAACTGGAGAAAAAGAGACAGATTATATTTTATATTCGGATGCTGGATGTTTTTATTATAAGTGGATTGATAATTCTTGGAAAATGGTTGCAGGAACTGTTGCACATATTGTAGACACCATTCCTGAAACAGGTAATGAATTTTCCGATTATTATGTTAAAAATGGTGATGGCCTGTATATACATTATCGTTATATTGATGGTGCATTTTGCATTATTGGTGGAGACACTTATACTAAAACACAGACAGATAACAAAATTTCTACATTAAAAACTGATATTGATTCTAACACGACGAATATTAGTTCGTTAAGTAGAGCCGTAGATACACTTAGGCAAGATTTAGATGGCTTAGATACCGAGGGCTATACTTATTATGCGACATATGGCACCACAACTCTTGCTACTGGTGAAGAAAAGGAAAATGTATTTACTCTATATGAAGTTAAGAACGAAAAAGAAGAAGTGAAGAGTCAGTTTGTAATTACTGGTGGAGGCGGAGGTAGCACGACAACTACTACACTTAAAGTAGAACGTATTACAGAGTCTCCTATTATTGTGACGACGACTGATAAAGTAGAAATTAGTTTTAGTTATTCTTCAACAGACAGTGATGGCGAATATGTCGATGGTACATATACTTGGAAACTTGGAAATACTGTTCTATCTACTGGAGCATTGGTTCAAGGTACTAATACATTTGATATGACTGATTATGTCAATATTGGCACCCAAAAATTCACGTTGACAGTTGTCGATGCTGCTGGCAGTGTCGCAGTTAAGTCTTGGACTGTGCAAAAGGTTGATATTAGGCTCGAATCCTCATTTAGCGATAAGATTGCATATGAGGCAAATAGTGCCGTGAATTTTACATATACGCCATATGGTGCTGTTAGCAAAACAGTACATTTTGTTCTTGATGGTACAGAAATTGGTACTGTTACTACAAGTTCTTCTGGTACATTGCAGTCTTATACATTGCCAGCGCAAACGTATGGTGCGCATTTGTTAGAATGTTATATTACTGCGACTATTAATGGTAAAAATGTTGAAACGGAGCATATTTTCAAGGATATTATTTGGTATGACGAGAGCAATGAGACCCCAGTCATTGGTTGTATCTATAGATATGATCATTATGGCAAGGTAGAGGCGAAGCAGTATAATTCGACTAATATTCCATTCTATGTATTTGACCCAAAGACAGAAACTCCAACTGTTACAAGGAGCGTCGATGGTAAAGTTGTTGCTACGCAGACCATGTCTGGTACATCAGATGTTTGGGCATATAAGTCATCCGATATTGGAGAACACACATTAACAATCACCTGTAGAAACACGACTCTAACGATAGTAATGGACATTAAAGAGTTAGGAATTACCATTGAGCCAATTACCGCTAATCTTGCGTTTGATTTTAATCCAACGGGATTATCAAATAGTGACGCAGATAGACTATGGAAAGATTCTAATACTAATGTTTCTATGACAGTTTCAGATAATTTTGACTGGGTTAATGGCGGTTATCAATTGGATACAGATGGGAATCAGTATTTCTGTGTTAAAGCTGGAACTACTGCTACTATAAATTATAACCTATTTGAAAGAGATGCAAGCACTTATGGTTCTGAGTTCAAGTGCATCTTTAAGACTACAAATGTTAGAAAAGCCGATGCAACATTTTTAACTTGCCAAGCTGACGCAACAGTTGTTGGTTTGGAAATGAATGTTCATGAGGCGTATTTGAAGTCTAGTATTAAGAGTCTGTATATTCCTTATAGTGAGGAAGATGTTATTGAGTTTGAGTTTAACATTAACTCACTCGATAAAGATAATCCAGACGCAACAGCCGTTATTATGAGCTATGAGGATGGCGTTGGTTTAAGACCAATGATTTATGACTCTACTCATAGACTGTATCAGTATGAGCCTGTACCTATTACTATTGGTTCTACAGGTTGTGATGTTCATATTTATCGTATGAAAGCATACACTTCTGCTCTGACTGATTCTAACATTCTTTCTAACTTCATTGCAGATGCCAGAGATTCCGATGAAATGATTGCAAGATATAATCGTAATCAGATTTATGATGAGAACAATGCTTTAACCCCTGAGTCTGTAGCAGAGGCTTGCCCTCAGTTAAGAATTATTAAGATTGAATGCCCTCGTTTTACTACAGACAAAAAGGATTTTGTTAAAAATTCTAATGTCGAATGTATTTATAAAGGCGGAGACCCTGTTCTTGATAACTGGAAATTTATAAATGGATATATATCAGGCCAGGGCACTACCTCCAATGAATATGGCTATGCTGGTAGAAACATCGATATTATTATGTGTGCGGACGGTAAAAATCAAATCATTAGTAAAATTCCATTAGATACAGAATATGTTACGGAGCTTATTCTTGGGGATGGGACTAAATATAGTGATGGGTCTGGCAAGATAAGTTTATCTAGAACATCTGTGCCTAATAACTGGTTTAATTTAAAATTAAATATCGCTTCTTCTGAGAATGCAAACAATGCTTTACTTCAGAAGAGATATAATGATTATTTGCCGTATAAAACTGTTGCTATGGAGAAAGATCCAAAATGTAAGAATAGCATGGAATTTAAAAATTGTGTAGTATTCATTAAGGAAACAGATCCAGATATGACTCAGCATAAAGAATTTAAAGATAATGATTGGCATTTTTATGGCTTGGCAAATATAGGCGACTCTAAAAAGACTGATGCTACTCGTGTTAATGATGTTACAGATTTAAAGGAATTTGTAATTGAAGTAAGTGATAACACTCTCGCAAATAGCACATTCCAAACTGGCGTTACTGATAGTAATGGCAATATGGTTTATCCTATTACTAAAGATCAGTGGAAAACTGGAAATGCGGCATATGATGCTTTATATAATGATTGGGATGGATCATTTGAATTCCGCTATGAGATGGGCGGAGAAACAAAAGATGGTATGACTACTGCCACTTCGGAAGAACAAGAAGCACAAAGATTATTGAATAAACAAGTATGGCGAGATTTTTATGAATGGGTAATTACGTCTACTGATGAGGAGTTTGTATCACAATTCGATAATTGGTTCATTAAAGATTCCGCTTTATATTGGTACTTATTCACTGAAAGATATACTATGATAGATAACAGGGCAAAGAATACCTTCTGGCACTATGCTAAATGCGCAGACGGTAAGTATCGCTTTGAACTGTTTGACTATGATAACGATACGGGTTTGGGAATTAATAACTCGGGTGAATTAACAATGACTTACGGTAAGGAAGATACTGATTATAGAACGGATGGAGACAAATCTTCTGGCTATATTTTCAATGCGGCAGACAGTGTATTTTGGTGTCGTATTCGTGATTTAATGAAGAATGATCTTGCGACAATGTATCAGACTCTTGATGGTGAAGGATGCTTTAGTGCCACTTCTTTAATCAATGAATTTGATGATTGGCAAGCACAATTCCCAGAAGAACTTTGGAGACTTGATATTGAACGTAAATATTATCGTACATACCAAGGTGGTGGTCTAAACGCTGGTGAAACTCCAGAACCTACTCCTCGTTTCTTGGAGTCTATGATGAATGGTCGCAAGAAATATCAGCGTAGACAATTTGAGCGTGATCAAGCTGCTTATATGGGCACGAAATATCTATCAGCCAATATCAAAGCAGACCAAATCATGTTTAGGTGTAATACTCCTTCTGGCGTAGTTGTTGCACCTAATTATACGCTAAACATTGTCCCATATTCTGATATGTACTTGTCTGTATTGTTCGGAAATTCCCCAAGCGCTCAACAAATTCGTGCAAAAGCTGGGCGGACATACGAGATTACTTGCCCACTTACAAAGATGGATGATACGGCAGTATTAATTTATTGTGCTTCTCGTATTCAGGCACTAAATGATATCTCTGCATGTTACATTCACGATAATGATTTCTCAAAGGCTTCCAAGCTTCAGAAGTTAATTATCGGCAATAGTACTTCTGGATATTCTAATGTATTTTTGACCAACCTAAACCTTGGTAATAATGCGCTTCTTGAAGAACTAGACATCCGTAATTGCCCGAATCTAACTGGTTCTGTTAATCTTTCAAGTTGTGGAAACTTAGAAAAGCTTTATGCTGAGGGGACTTCGATTACTGGCGTATTGTTTGCAGCGAATGGTAAGATTGCTCTGGCACATCTACCAGCGACAATTAATAGTTTAACTTTAAAGAATCTGAGATATCTTACTGATTTACAGGCAACTTATGATAATCTAGAATCTTTAACTGTTGAGGATTCTGTAGTCGATGAATATACAATTGTTGAAGACGCTGCTGATACATTACAGATTTTAAGATTAATTGGAATTGATTGGACAGTCTCTAATACTGATTTGCTAAATAAGATTCTTAAGATGAATAATAATATGCTTGCTGGTAAGGTTCATATTGCTGGTCAGGCAAGACAGAGAGAGTTGGATGCCTATGCTGCTGCATGGCCAGATTTAACTGTAACTTATAATGGCATTATTACTCAGTACAGAGTTACATTCTTAAATGCTGATGGTACACCTATTAAAGATAAAAAAGGTAATGATTATGTCCAGTATGTTGACCAAGGAAGCAAAGCGGTTGATCCAATTGCATCTGGAGAAATTGATACTCCGACCATGGCAAGTACTGCCCAATATAATTATACATTCTCTGAGTGGGACGGCATCAATACTAATGTTACTGCCGCTATGACTGTAACGGCAAAATATACAGAGACCATTAGGACATATACTGTTCGTTGGTTACAACAAGCGGGTGTTATTTTAGCAACAAAAACAGGTGTTGAATATGGAACTGGCGTAGAATATGATGGTGATTACCCCACTATGAACGATAACGAAGATGCTTATATTTATAATGTCTTTATTGGATGGGATAAGAATACTGGATTCATTACTGGTGATACAGATGTATATGCTAAGTGGGATACTCAGAATGGCTTGCCAGCAGCAGGTACTGATTTGGCAAATATGACGCCGGTTCAAGTGTATGCTGTTGCGACTGCGAAAAAGGCAAACGATTATTTCGAGCAAAAAGATTATATTGATATTCGTATGGGTCAAGATTATTCGTTTACTAATGTTGATGAAAATTTCTTTGCGGATGAAAAACATTTTGATGGAACGAGTGCAAATGTCATAGATACTGGTATAAAGCTATTTGGTGCGGACTCTAAATCTTTCACAATGGCAATTGACTTTGAGTGTGAAGATGCTGCGGCAGACGCGACACTATTGTCTTGCTTCGAATATGATGGTTCTGAAGGCTTCAGACTAAAATATAATGGAAGCAATGCCGAGATTCAATGGGGTAATACTAGTAAAATAGTTAGTTATGGCACCAATAGAGACCTTGTTGTCTTAAGACATATACAAGGTGAAGATGATTTGCATATTTACTCTTTTAATAGTGCCGCTGGTGGTAGCGGAGTATGCGCTGACAGTATCTCATATAATGTATTGACACGTAACCGTAGTACAAGCACCGAAGCAACAATTGTTCTTGGTGGTTTCAAGTTCTTATCTAATGGTTCTGTCGACGACCTTGGTAAAGGCTATATCCACTGGGCCAAAGTATGGTTTGAGGATTTGGGCGATTCTATTGCAAGAGATTTAGCGGCATGGCCTCATGAGACTATTCGTTTTGAATATTATGGGGATGAGCGCTATAGATTTGCAAGTGACTCCAGTAGAAAAACTGGTGCATCTTTTATTTGCAAAAATCTATTAAATTATACGCATAGGATGAATTATACTGGGACAAATGTTGGTGGTTGGGAAGACTCTTCTATGAGACAATTTGTAAATAGCAGAGTATATAATGCATTCCCAACAGTGTGGAAATCAATTATAAAGCAAGTTCAAATTCCTGCAAGTGCTGGTGGACAATCTCAAGAAATTGTATTCTCTAAAGACTATGTGTATTTGCCCTCTTATATTGAGCTATCTGGAATTCAGTCGCAACCATATAATAGCGAAGGTACTCATATTGCGTGGTTCACAAGCGATTCCGCTAGAATTAAAACAAAAAATGGCGTTGCAAATGGCTATTATAGTAGATCTCCAGTTATTGGTTATGATAGGTACTTTGTTTATACCACATCATCTGGTATTTGTAATAACATTTATTATGTATCATCACGTGAAGATGGCGTTTGTCCATGTTTCTCGATCTAATGAGGTGAGCTGTTATGAGATATTACAAAATAATTATTGATGATAAATTTGTCGGTATTGGATCGACAATAGATTTAAGAAAATTTCAGAAAAAGCATGAAGTTTTTTTATCTTGTGATGAATCAGAGGCTCAATATATTCAATGTGGTGAACAGGTATATCATGATAGTTGGATGCTTCCATGTCAAAGTGGTACGAAAGATTTTCTGACAGCAGACGTTGTCGAAATTGACAAATCTGAATACGAAGTTCTTTATAAGGCAGTTGAAGCAAATGAAGACATCCAAATATTAGATGAGCCAGAAGAGCAAGAACCAGCCATTACGGAACCTGATGTTACTGTAGAATATGTTAAAGAGTCCAAAATTAATGAGATGAATTCAAAATGTAATAAAATGATAGTTGATGGATTTGATATTAAGTTAAGTGATAACAATATATATCATTTTTCTTTGACTTTACAAGACCAATTAAATTTAATTACTTCTGCCCAGATGATTTCAAATGGTGTACAAAAAATTCCATATCATGCAGATGGATGTGTATGTAAATATTATTCTATTAATGATATGGGTAAAATTATTGAGATGGCGAATCTATTTAAAACTTATCATATATCATATTTTAATTCATTAAAAAGTTATATTGAATCATTGCAAGATATGGAGATTATCTCTGCGGTATCTTATGGTGATGAAATCCCAGAAGAATATCAGTCAACAGTATATGTTGAATTAAAAAACAAATTAGGATTATAAGGATTTTGATGAGGAGTGTTTGAAATATAGCGCTCCTCATTTCACAATTAAAAAATTGTGGAGGATGGTGAAAAAATGGCATATATAAATACTATTGATATTAACGGAGAGGTATATAATATTGGCAACCTAACCGATGGTGAGCATGTTGTTGATTTGCCCACATTGACTGAAGATAGTGTATTTTTATTGCAAAGTGACGTTATAAATAGTTTGACTAGCTCTAATCAAAATAAACCATTATCTGCAAATCAAGGAAAAATGCTTAATGATAAAATTGCGCAAATAGCGAAAGAATCTGATACACAAGGCACAGAACTCACAAAAGAAATCAACCAGCTTAAGGCTAACATTGCAGAGCAAGTTGCAACGCTTAAGGATAATATATCAACTGGGGATTCAAATACATTAGAGTCTGCAAAAAGTTATGCTGATGACATACTAGAGCAAGCGGAGAGATATGCTGGAACGGAAGGCGATAACGCTCTTTCGGAAGCCAAAAAATATGCTGATACGAAAGTTAGTAGCATGAGCGGTGTTGTAACTGGTACCCTGACTGTAAAAGATGGCATTAGCAATGACAAAGCGACATTGGGTGGTGCAGAATTAGATTTTAGTAGGCTTGATGGCAACGGCAATGATTTTGGTACATATATCCAAGCTACAGGTAGTTTTGATAGCACGAATTCAGTTTCCAAGCCTTCATTAGAGTTTTATGGTGCGAACGGTGATGAGTCGGTAAAGCTAAGAAATATTGCGGCACCGGAATTGGACACCGATGCGGCAAATAAGAAGTATGTTGATGACCAATTACTTGGAGCTGAAGTAGACATTGGAGGTAAGAATACTACACTTATTGATGTCAGCACACCTTCAAATGGCGCTTTAAGAATGCAAGTTGGAACAACAGACGCCAGACTTGGTAGCGCATCAATTTCTGCAGATTCTCTTGATATGAACGAAACTTTAATCTCCAATGTTAAAACTCCTGTAAATGCTAGTGACGTTGCAACAAAAGGATATGTTGATAGCTATAAGCCCCCAATTGATGATGGCTCAATTGCTAAAGTAAAACTGGCGGCAGATTTACTGAGCTATCTTGATGGAGAAATGGTTTCTAGTGATGATTGGACATACATTAAAAAAGATAGTGGGCTTGTGCTTGCGTGGTCTACAACAAAAATTACTTTAGCCATGTCCGCAGATTCAGATATAAATTCGACTATTGCAAAAAAATATCCAGATGGGTTATTTATTTCTACCCCTATTTGCATCCCATATCTTCATGGCTCTCAATCGTTTTATCAATATAATAAAAAAGCAGGGACACCAACATGGACACCGGAATTGGGAATACATAATTTGGGCGATGCTGCAACATCTGTAAGTGTGACTGTGGATTTCTTTGTAATAGGAAAATGGAAATAAAAAATAAATAATATTGCTTATCGGCTTAGTCGGTATGCAAAATTTGTAAAGGAGTGTTTATAGTGGCGAATAAAACATTTAATACTCGCGTTAAGAATAAGCGAGATACTGCTGCTAATTGGGAGGCAGTAGCAACTACATTCCAACCGCTTGATGGCGAATTGATTATTGTTGACACCGCAGCGGGGAAAACTCGCTTCAAAGTTGGTAGATATGATACGGCTAAGGGAAGACTTTTGTATTATAATGAAATTCCTTTTACGGATGAATATTTGTATAATGATTTGAATGAGAGCCAAGGGAAGATTTATGATAAACTCAAGGGTATTGATGATAAGTCTATAATTGAAATGACACTTGAATCAGTATTTGATAATACTAAATTCGTAAATTATAGAATTGGTTTATGGCAGTTTGGTAAAACAGGATTTTATAAGCTCAATATCCCCAAGCGAGGCACTACCGCAACACAACTATTTCTTTATGCACAAAAAATAAAAGAAGACGGAACAACTCCAGAAGACCCTTTTAGTCAAGATAATCTTCTTAGAATATCTCCACTAACAGGTGACAAACAAGTTGAATCTGTGTTTGTTCAGGTGGACTATACAGATACAGATACTCTAACTGTATACAAAGTTCAGTTTCTCAATGTTATAACTTTTCCTGGTACAATCAATATAAACACGTATAATAAAACCACACAAAAGTGGGACTTCACATCTGTTACTGAGTCTAGTGCGAAGTGGGCAAACAATGCAACTCAAGTTAGTAATGCCCTAACTCTTACCAAAGGTGACACAACAACTAAATTCGATGGTTCCACTGCACAAACAGTTGAAATCCCCACCAAGACCAGTGAGCTAACTAACGATAGTTTTGTTAGTTATACTGAACAGGCCCTTACAAAAGATCAACAAAATCAAGCAAAAACAAATCTTGGTATTGATATACTAACAGGTAATACAACTACTGTAACACCAACTCAAGTTAAAGAAGCAATACTTGCTGGACGTCCTATTGCTATTACATATGTTGATAACACTTATGGTAATCTGACATTTACAAGTTTTGGCTATTCACTTGAAAACAATGTAGTTGTTGCTAATTTAGTTGCTACCTCAAATGGTCAATATATTCTTGCTGATTTAACTGGTATAATTAATACTAAGGGTTGGGTGCTGCAAACAACAGAGCTAGGAACATCAACGGATATTGCAAATAATTATGTAAAATATTCTGAGTCTCAAACTCTCACAGACGAGCAAAAAGCAACAGCCAGAACTAATATTGGCGCTATTTCTTCTAGTGAACTAGTCCAACCAGACTGGAACCAGAATGACGAAACAGCAAAAGATTATATCAAGAATAAATCTTTGGAAGTACCATATTGGGAAGAATTTGGTACTTGGACAACTACTTATAGTAGTTTTGAAGACGATCATTATTTAGCTATAAACGCAGCTAATGCGATATTATGCCTTGAAGTAAATAATACTAGATTTGAAAATCTTACATATACTTCTGGCTCTTATGGTTCATTTACTCTTGGAGATATTGATACTATTGGAGTAAAAATATCTAACTCTGGCATGGGTTCTAGTACTAATAGTTTAACTGTTTCAGAAACAATGTTCCCAGATGGCGTTACAAGTGCACATATTTACAGAAAAAGTCTTAAGAAGTTGCCTATGGATGCTCTGCCCAATGAAATAGATTGGGTGAAGACAATTGATGGCGATTCTATTGTAACAACAAGTAATAGACAGTATGTTTTGTCTAATTCATACCTTGGTGCTATAACAATTTTTGCAGATAATGCATCCCCAAAGTTTGATGGCACAGTTAGAAGTGCAATGTTATAT